AAACTTTCCACGCAATTGTTTTATCCACAATAAAAAGTGCAACAAGAGATGTAAACACGACAAGTATAAAACGTACTAATATTTCTTTTGTGTTTTTGGCGAACATTTGATATACAAAATACGCACTGCCCACTATGAAAGTTAAGGAAGTAAATATTCCTAATATCATTACCCAAAGATGACCTGATGAAAACATAATTTTAATTTGATAATGGGAATTTAATTGTTGGGTGAGATTGATATCCTTCTAATATAAAATCAGATATTTCATAAAATTCCTCCTCACCAGTTGTTGGTATTAGTTTAGGATATATCATATGATTATCATTTATACCTTTTATTTTTAATCTAGGTAATTCAAAACCTTCTCGTGTAATTTGTTCTTTAACACCATCAATTTGATTTAAGTAGATATGAGTATCACCTAAATTACCAATTAACTCATCAGGAACCATATTAACCTCTTTAGCAATTATTTCTAATAATAAACCATATGATGCTATGTTAAACGGCAAACCCAATGGAGTATCGATGCTGCGTTGATTCCAAAGTAAAGAGATTGCTCTGGTTGGAATGTTAGCTTTATCAATATCAACTATATGCCAAGGTACTTGTCTTGTTTCTTTATTTAACCCGTAGATTTTATCCATTAGAGATTCTCTCTCTTCTAAACTCAACTCTCTTGTATAAACTTGAAATCCATAATGACATGGTGGGAGAACCATCGTATCCAATTCACCAACATTCCAAGCATTAACCATTAATCGTCTTGAGTCTGGATTTGTTTTAAGGTCTCGGATTAGGTTTGCGATTTGGTCTATTGGTTTAACTAAATATGAACTTATATTACCTTCGTAATCTTTTGTTAATGGACTTCCATTCCCATTCCAACTTCTCCATTGTTTACCATAAATTGGACCTAATTCACCCCACTTCTTAGCAAACTCATCATCTGTTTTTATTTTGTTTATGAATTCTTCTTTTGATAGTAGTTCAATTAGAGATACTTTAACTCTCTTACCAGAATTACGCAATCTTTCTACTTCTTTCTTTTGTAATTCACGTTGTCTTAAAATTTCTTTCTCATAGTTCTTATACGCATCACCATCCCAAATATGACAATCATTATCAACAAGGTATTTGATGTTTGTATCACCACGTAAGAACCATAACAATTCTGTTACAATTCCTTTGAAATACATTTTTTTGGTCGTAAGAAGTGGGAATTTTCCATCCTTAAATTTGTATCGTATTGTTCTCCCGAACACACTTAAAACCTTACCGTTTCTAGTATCTTTCTCGACACCATTCTCCAATATATCCTTTAAAAGGTCTGTGTATTGTTTATCCATTACGTTCATTTTTGTTCATCATAAACATTTATAAAGTTTTTCTGAAATCTATCTTCGCCCACCTCTAAAGTATCATCAGTATCTATTCTTTTCAAATGTACAGTATCCACAATACCATCCAAAGTGGTGGTGAAATTCGTAACTTTAAAGATAAAACCCGTTTTAATTTCTTTATATTTATTTTTTAATTTCATTTAAAATTTGATTTACTCTGTTCAACAATTCTGATGGGTCCACATCTGGGTTTTTAACTGTGGGGTATTTTTTAATATGTTTACTAAACATTTCACCCTGACTTTCAGCCATTTCAAACCTATGATAATCTTTTGGGTCTACATTTGAGTACGTATATCTACGTCCTGCATTAAATGTAATAACTAACTGTTTTTTATCTTTATCATAATCAGATGCCAAAATGTTTGATGATTTAAATAGGCATGAAACTACACCGTTTTCGTTTTCTTTTCTATCTATAAACATATTAATTCATGTATGTAATCCAATTTTTTATGGTACTTAAATGATGCACCTCTGTCGTAACACTTTCTTCACCGTGTAATGATAAAATTAAATAATCACCAGAAATTGTGACAGAAACTTTGTCATAATCGTTTGCAATAACAGATGTATCAAACTCCCTAGCCGTAGGGTCTGTTTTAAACCAAATAGTAACCTTTTTGTAGACCATAATATTAATTTTTTATAAAACTTAATTAATTTTTTTCAAAAAGAACAGTATTTATAGACCTTATATCTAAAACTTTCCTTTTATTTATTTTTAAATATATTAATCAAGAAATAAAATTGGTTGATGATGAAAAAAATGACACCTAAATTAAAAGGTATTCTTAAAAGTGCTTTTAAGGAATCAATTAGACTTAATGACAACAAAATTAAACCTGAACACATATTATTAGCAGTTTTTAATGATAAAGAAAATGGTGCGGTTGATGTTTTTAAAGAAATGGGTTCAGATGTAACAGATTTAATGGAAAAATTGGAAGGCTACTTGAGACTTAAAATAAAAAACCCTAATATTGTAGAAGTAAAAATAGTTCCCTTAAGTGAATCCTCCAAACACGCCTTAAGTTCGGCTGAATTGGAATCAGATAAATTAAAGGATGATACAATAAATGTTGAACACATTGTTTTATCAATACTTAAAAATCGTACATTAGATGGAACAAAAGTTTTAGGAAATCAGGGTATAACCTATAGAACTTTTAAAGAAACTTTATTAAATTTAAAAGAACAAAAAATAATTAATATGACAGGAGATTTTGAAGAAATTGAAGACTACGGTAAGAAAGCTAAAAAAGCTTCACAGGGTAAGTCAACAACACCTATCTTAGATAACTTTGGTAGGGATATTACTAAACTAGCCTCTGACGGTCAAATAGACCCAATTATTGGTAGAGCAGATGAAATTGAAAGGGTTTCACAAATTCTTTCAAGACGTAAAAAGAACAATCCGATTTTGATTGGGGAACCAGGTGTAGGTAAAACAGCAATAGTCGAAGGACTTGCTCTTAAGATTGTTGAAAGAAAATGTCCTCGTATTCTTTTTGATAAACGTGTGGTTAGTTTGGACTTAGCGTCTTTAGTTGCTGGAACTAAATACCGTGGACAATTTGAAGAAAGAATGAAAGGTATCATGCAGGAATTAGAAAAAGCTGACGATGTTATCTTATTCATAGATGAAATTCATACTATGGTTGGAGCCGGTAACGCTTCAGGTTCATTGGACGCTTCTAACATTCTTAAACCAGCTTTAGCGAGGGGTGAAATACAATGTATTGGGGCTACAACTCTTGATGAGTATCGTGAAAACATAGAAAAAGACGGAGCTTTAGCTAGACGTTTTCAAATGGTACTTGTTGAACCGCCGTCAAAAGATGAAACTTTGATTATTCTTAACAATATTAAGAATAAATACGAAGACCATCACAAGGTTAATTATACAACCGAAGCTATTGAAGCCTGCGTTAATTTAGCTGACCGTTATATTAATGACCGTGAACAACCTGACAAAGCTATTGATATTATGGATGAGGTTGGTGCAAGACTACAAGTTCACATCAAACCACCAAAAAATATTATGGATTTGGAAGAAAAAATTTCCGAAATAGGTCAACAAAAAATCGATGTAGTGAAGGCTCAACGTTATGAAGACGCAGCAAAACTTCGTGATGAAGAAAAGAAATTACAAGATGAGTTAGAAAACGCAACTAACGAGTGGTCAAAATCTTTGGATAAATCAAGACCTGTTGTGTCAGAAGATGACGTAGCAAAAGTCGTATCTATGGTAACTGGTATACCTGTAACCAAAGTAGGTCAAACAGAAACCGAAAAACTCCGTACCATGGATAAAGAGATTAAAGAAAAAGTTATTGGTCAGGATTCCGCTATCGATAAGATTACCAAAGCTATTAAACGTAATAGAATAGGTATTAAAAACAAAAACAAACCAATTGGTTCTTTTATGTTTTTAGGTCCTACTGGTGTTGGTAAAACTTATTTGGCTAAAATGTTGGCTCAAAGTATTTTTGGTTCAACTGACGCTTTAATTCGTGTTGATATGTCGGAATACATGGAAAAACATTCAGTATCTAAACTGATTGGAGCTCCTCCAGGATATGTTGGGTACGAAGAAGGTGGTCAATTAACCGAAAAAATCAGAAGAAAACCTTTTTCTGTTATCTTATTGGATGAGGTAGAAAAAGCACACCCAGACGTTTTCAACATTCTTTTACAAGTTTTTGATGATGGTCATTTAAGTGATGGTTTAGGTCGTAAGGTTGATTTTAAAAACTGTTTAATCATTATGACATCAAACGTAGGAGCTCGTAAACTACAAGAATTTGGTACTGGTGTAGGGTATGGTACCAAAGCTAAACTTGATAGAATTGATGATGATTCTGAAAATGTTATTCAGGACTCCCTTAAAAAGGCATTTTCACCTGAATTTTTAAATCGTCTTGATGACGTTATTGTTTTCAAATCTTTAGGTAAGGAAGAAATTGGTAAAATTGTCGATATCCCACTTAATGATGTAATTGAACGTGTGAAAGAAATGGGTTATACTCTTAAATTAGATGATACTTTAAAAGAGTATTTGATTGAAAAAGGTTATGACGAAAAATATGGAGCACGTCCACTTAACAGAGCCATTCAAAAATACGTTGAAGATCCTGTCGCGGAAAAAGTCTTAGACGGTGACATCTCATTAGGTGATATTGTAACAATATCTTACGATACCAAAATCGAAGACATTAAGGTTACAATTAAAAAACCTAAATCTTCTAAAAAGAAAGAAGATAAAAGTGAGTAATTTAAAACCCCTCTTATCGAGGGGTTTTTTATTTAAAATAAAATGTTTATTTTTATATAAATTATTAATAATATGAAAGTTTATTTTTGGGATAAAAAATCTCTTTCTTATTCAGTTTTGAGTAGGAATTTAAGTATTAAAATTATATTTTTTCTAACAATTTTAATTACAACTTTTACCATTTTAGTGTATAATTACGGTTTTAATAAAGGCATTAAATCAGAAATAATGGAAAAAGATATTATTATGATTTATAATGAAACCGAAAATTCTTCTTTTACAAAAAGAAAATTTTATGATTACTTAAAAGAAGTTAATATTAGATTTCCTGAATTGGTATTCGCTCAAGCGATAAAAGAAAGTGGTTTAAAATCACATATTTTTAAACTTAACCATAACCCTTTTGGTATGAAAGAGGCGTCCAAAAGACCTAACAAACAAAACGGTTCACAGTTTAATCATGCTTATTATAATACATGGAAGGATGCTGTGATAGATTACGCTATGTACCAATCCTTTGTTGGTCTGAGTAAGTTAAAAACTGAACAAGAGTATCTAAACTTCTTGAAGGAGATGAACTACTATGATGTGGATCACCCAGCTAATGTTGATTACTTAAAGGATTTAAAGAAAATTAGAGATAATATCGATAATTATTTGGATTGATCCAATATTTTATTGTAAAATAAAGAAAATGTTGTATTCCATAAAGTACCGTACACACCCAATACTATTAAAAAACTGTACCAACGATAACTACAGTCCACAAAAACCAAACATTTATCGAATGTTATAATACTTAAACAGATAAATATAACCATCCACATTTTGAAAAAATGAAAAGCGTCTGTTAATTGTACAGGTTTGTTTAAACCAAAAAACCATTTAACCCTACCTTTAGAATAGTCACCATCAACATATTTATTTTTCCAAGATATTTCACCATTCCACCACATCTCATTATTAAATTTTTTAAAAATTGAAGTATGGTAATGGTGGGTAGATTTATCCATAACCGCATTACAAATAGATGCTAATATTATAAAAACCAATGAAAAATAAATCATTTTTTATTTTGTTTTAATTTTTTAGTTTCTTTGTATTGTCTAATTGGGTTTATAATCCAAGCATATGTGATACCAATTAAAGTATAAAGAACCGGCCAAATCCAAGATAAAATAAAAGGTATTTGTGCCCATTCATAATCTTCCGCTATTGTACCAAATAATATGGCACAAAACATAGAAAATCCTAACCAACCAACTTTGGTTGTGAATATTTGTAGTAAAATTTGTTTTAATTTAGTTTTCATTTTGTAATATTAAGTTTTTTAATTCTTCAATAAATTCGGATTGTAATTTTTTAAGCCAAAGAACACCATCCTTGCCGAAATACATTAACCCCGATATGTTAGTTATACATTTGTGTCCCCCACTGTTTGCTTGGATAATATCCCAACCAGTTATAGACAACATTTTTAATGCCTTAATTTCTCTTTCACCCAAAGTTGAGTAATGTTTGTCCATCACATTTTTTATAGCGTTTTGCCATCTTTCAACCGTATAATCAGGTGCGGCACCTTCTGGAATTGTGTTTAAACCCCTAACACCTTCACCAATATCACCATATAGTGACATTAAATCTTTAAATGTAAAACCAACACTCTCCTCTGAAAAAGATTTGTGTTTTTCGGCGAAGTATTTTAAAGTGTCTACACTTATTATTGTGTTTTTTAACTCCTGTTCGTGTTTTTTTAATACTTCCTGTGCTATTTCACCCAAATTTATACCCTTTATAGACCTTTCAGGTTTAAATGGGTTACATGATGCCTGTAGTAAACCTAAAGGCCAAGCTATAATTAAGAAGTTAGCGTCAGGAAAGTTTTTAAAAGGTACGTATCTGTCATAAGATCCGGGTTTAATCATAGAACCACCACCATATTGTGAAATAATACCTGTTTTTTCATCATATTTCACATTTTCACTATTCTTCATAGTTTCACCATATTCTTTAGAATATTGTGACATAACCTCTGGTGAGGAATAACCCTCTTCTTTAGCCATTCTAACTATGTTTTGGTATATGTTTAACAATGATGGACTAGATTCCATAACCAATCTTTCTAAAAATCTTGGTTTGTTTTTATAAGCCAACAAAAGTTTATTACAAACAAGAGCCATAGCCTTTTTGTTATCCTCTAAACTTTTCTCTTTATCTAACCCAAATACATAATTCATCACCTGTTCAGGAGATATACCCATTTTAGCGTAATTAGCACTATCTATAGTGGAAATCATATTAATATCAAAACTAGGGAATAATTCTTTAGTTGATATTATTTGAGAAATTGTCTCGACGTTGGACCTAGAGTGTCTAAATGATTTGGAAGCTCCAGCTTCAGCACCTACTTGCTTATCGTGATGATCTGTATGTATAACAAACATCGGTTTACCGTGAGCGAAGTCAACTAAAACTGGCATGATATCACCTCTTGCCATTGGTTTTTTAATGGAAAATTCTTGGTCACCGTATTGTATCACTTCACACTCTACAACCTTAATACCGTTATCTTCTAGGTATTTTTTCATAGCTATAGCCGTTGTAACACCATCAAGTTCCCTCAAAGATCCTGATGAAAGTAGATTTTTGCCTTATCGTATCTATAAGACAAATTACGTATATTACGTATTCCACTTTCTATCAGGATCTTTTCAAATATTTTTTCTGATATTATCATTATTTACACTTTTTTAAATAAATATTTGACTTTGGCTAAAAATGAATATATTTATTGATAAATAAGTCATACAATATGGATAATATAAATTTACTGGATTATTTTACTGAAAATAATAACGGTCTTAGGGTTAGAGAAAGTTGGTTACGGGACAATAACTACGATTTATACTCAAAAATAATAAACTTCAATAAAGAAGACAGCTTAACTTTTAAAGAGAAAATTTATTTATATATAAATAATACTAACAAACCACCTAAATGTGAGGTTTGTGGGGTAAATGATGTGAAATTTATCTCACTAAAAAAGGGTTATAATAAAAACTGTTCTATAAAATGTGGTGTAAATAACCAAAATACTAAAAATAAAATAAAGGAAACTAATGTAAAAAAATATGGTGTAACAAGTCCTTTAAGAAATGATGAAATAAAAAATAAAGTAAAAAAAACTAATTTAGAAAAGTATGGTGTAACATGTAGTTTACATAATGATGAAATAAAAAATAAAGTAAAAAAAACTAATTTAGAAAGATACGGTTTTACCCACCATTGGTATTCTGACGATATAAAGAATTTAAGAAAAGAGAATCTTATTAAAAAATACGGCGTATCAAACCCTTTTCAGTTAGAAGAAGTTAAAGAAAAATCTAAAAAAACTAATTTAACAAAATTTAATGTAGAGAACTACTCACAAAGTGAAGAGTTTAAAAATGTGATTTTTAAAAACAAAATAATAGATAAATTAAATAATTTCAGTGGGTATACTTTTATTGATTACGAAAATAAAGTATTAACATTAAAATGTGATAAATGTGACAAAATTTTTAAAATAGACAATTATTTATTTAATCAAAGAAATAGGTTGGGGTATGAAATATGCATCAATTGTTTCCCACTTAACGGATCAAACTACACCAAACCACATAGAGATATTGTTAGTTATATAGAGAATTTGACTGGGATGTTAGTTGAGATTAATAATAAAAAGATACTCGGTGGTTGTGAATTGGATATTTTCATACCGCAGAAAAATTTAGCCATAGAATATGATGGATTGTATTGGCATAGTGAAATAAATAAAAGTAAAACATATCACATAAATAAGACGTTATTATGTAAAGATAAAAATATTAAACTATTACATATTTTTGAAGATGAGTGGTTATTTAAAAAAGATATTGTATTATCTATTATAAAAGCTAATTTAAACATATTCGATACCAATATATTCGCAAGAAAGTGTGTTATAAAAACAATAACCAATAAAGAATCATCGAAATTTTTGGGTAATAACCACATTCAAGGGTCTGTTAACGCGTCTATAAATTTGGGTTTATATTATAAAGACGAATTGGTTTCTGTTATGACATTCGGTAATCGTTCAGGTGTGGGTAACAACAATTATGAATATGAGATGTTAAGATTTTGTAATAAATTAAACACAAAAATAGTTGGTGGGGCTTCAAAATTGTTCGGACATTTCATACAAAATTATAAACCAAAAAATGTCGTATCTTATTCCGATAACAGGTATTTTGATGGTGGTTTATATGAAAAATTGGGCTTTAAATTTTTAAAAAATACCGAATTAAATTATTGGTATTTCAAAGACTTGGTTAGAATGCACAGATATAATTTTAGGAAAGATAAATTAATTAAAGATGGTTATGATCCGAATAAGACTGAAAAACAAATAATGTATGAACGTGGTTACAACATTATTTGGGATTGTGGTAATAAAAAATGGGTGTGGGGTGATTAAATATCACGAATTTTCTTTCAGTTTACTCTCTAATGTTTGGATATGGTGATTTAAGTACCATAATGCCTTTTTAAGGTCTTCTAACTCCTTTTCTTGGTTCTTTTTACCTGCTCTAGATATGTATTTTACGGTATTTCCTAAAGAAAACCCCAAACCCCACGCGTCTATTACTTTAATTGCCTCATATTTATTATCTTTACCACCATAATGTTGCGGGTGATTTACCATTTCTTTATTTTCCATAAATAAATTTGTGTAATTAATCTAAATGTTATATATTTGTAATCATAATTAAAAACTAAACAAAATTGTATGGCAAAGTCTGAACAAAAAGTACAAATTGTAAAATTAACGGATTTTAATTTTCCGCCTGAAGTGTTTATACCTTTAAAATGTGGTAAATTTGTGGATAATATTATATCTAAGAAGGGTGGTACAATGCCTGCCACTATTACAGTAGTTGTAGGTGAACCTGGTTCGGGTAAAACCACATTATTAGTTGATAAAATGTCAGGAATTGAAAAATATAATCCAGGTAGGACTTGTTTATATATTTCTTCTGAAATGAACCCAATTGATAACCGTGAATTGGCTGAAGATTTACCTCAATTAATGAATTTAAATACACTTTATTTGGCTGACTATGAAAATCCAAAAAAAGCTGTTGAAGAAGCTTTAGATATGGGTTGGGATTATGTTTTAATTGACTCCTTTATGGATGTAAAAGACAAAATTAAAGATAGTCAAAACAAATTAACAGCGTCTTCTGTTGAAACTTGGTTAATTAATTTATTGGTTAAACACACTAAGGGTGAAAATCAATCAAAAAAATATACAGCATTTGACGTTATCCAGCATATTACAAAAGGTGGTGAATATGCGGGTTCTACCAAGTTAAAACATAACACAACCGCAATGATGTATGTTCGTATTGACGAAATTACAGGTCAACGTTATTTAGTTTATGTTAAAAATCGTAGAGGTGATATTCGTAAAAAATTATACATGGTTTTAGACAAAGAAACTGGTGAACTTAATTACGATTCCAAAAAATTTAACGAACTTGAAAGAGCCATTCAAATCCAAAAAGAAATGGATAGTTTTCAAACCGAAAATGATAAACTTTTGGAAAATTTATTGAAACAAGCTCAAGAAAATCAAGAAAATGAGGAAACCAAAATTAAAGAAACCTTGGTTGAAACTAATCCTGTTGATAATGACGAACTAATCGACGTGGAAGATTAATTTTAAACAAAAAATTTGTATTTATTGAAAGTATAACTTATATTTGTAGTCTAAAATATTATTACATGGAAAACACAAAATTTGAAACATTTAAAAAAGAGGTAAAATCCAATTACCCAATTCGTAAAAACTTAACAATCTCCGAGTTAAATATTGACTTTGAAAATCCTGAAAATCGTAACGGTGGTATTAATATTGAAGGCGTTAGTTTAAAACTATCTTCAAACGCTTTCAAATCTTTACTTAAAACTCTCAAAATAACTGACGCTTTTATGGGTAAATTTACCGATATTTTTGGTATGAATTCTCGTAATCAATTAGTTAAAGTTATTAAGAATAAAATTGCCACATCAAAAGATATGTTGGTGTCAATTTACATTTCACCATCAACTAAAATGGTTGTGGCTATCACTGACGCGTCTAAACCTTACATTTCACCTGATTTTTATTTTGATATGGTTGAAAATGTGATTAATGATAATAATTTAGACATTGGTAGTATGTCTATTTCTGGTGAGGGTAACATTCAAATATCAACAGTTAAAAGTGGATGGGCTTTTGACGTACCTGATTTAAAAGATGAAAGTTTTCACACAGGTGTTATTGTAACAGCCGGTCCCACTGAAGATATTGCTATTGACCCGTATGTAATTCGTTTAGTTTGTGAAAATGGTTTAATTGGTCCTCGTCGTCTTGAAATGGGTCCACGTTTGGAAAGTAACTCGGTTGATAACATCAACAAATTTATGAGAGAAGTTAAGTCTTTAAGTGAAACCAATAAGAAATTTCAAGGTATATTTACCAATCAAGTTCAAAAAATGAGTACAATTTCAGCTTCATATAATGAAGTTTTAAAATTCCGTGATTTGGTTAGTAGTAAGGTTACAGATAAAAATGATGCTCGTGTTGAAGCGGTTTTGGATAAATTTTTTCCAATAGGTGAAATTCAATCTTCTTATAAAGAAAGAGGTATTAATTTGGAAACACTGACAAACCGTCATTGGAAAAACGCCAAAACCGATATGACGACTTGGGATTTATTAAATTCTTTAACTGATGTTGGTTCACACGATTATGGTATGGGTATTGGTGAACACTCTAAAAATGATTTAAGAAAACATGCTGGTCTTTATATGTTTAAAAAAGAGTTTGATACAGAGTTTGTACTTTAAAAACAAAACCCCACAAATTGTGGGGTTTTTTGTTTAATCATTTTTTAAATCTAACTTATTTGCATCCTCATCTTCTATTTGATTTTGAGCGTCATTTTTGATTTTAGTTATTAAACCATAACTTATTTTACTAGGTAACTCACTTAAACCGGTCAAAATTACATTAACTTCATCTAAGTTAAATTTTAATGTTATTTCTTTATCTTTCATTTTCATTTTTATTTTAAATTTTTATTTTATATTTAAAAAATAAAATAATTTTATAAAAAGTAAAATATAATTTTATAAAATTATTTTGTAATATTTTTACCATTAAAGTTTTACCCATGACCCATTCTCATAACCCCAAAAACCTACAGAAGTGAATGTTAAGTTAGTATCGGTTACATATAAAATTAAACCATTTACGGCCGTTATAGCACTAGCTTGTGTAGATGTCATTCTAGGTAATAATAGACCTTGTGTAGTAGACGATAACTCTAAAACAGCAGCCGACGTGGTATAACTATCCGATTCAATTCTTGTTCCACCTGAAATTTCTAATCTATAATCCGTTGATGGGGATTTACCAATTGCAACACGATAATAATTGTTATTAGCTGAATTTACTGTCCCACTGTAACTTATTGGATCATATTTAAAATTCATCGTTGCGTTTCCGGTTGTTCCACCTTGACCAGTGGCACCAATAGCAAATAACCCTAAACCTGAATTAGTTGAACCCATCGTTATATTTAATACGACCATTGATGATGTAGAGCCATTAACTCCATGAGTAGTTCTACCAACACTTACCGTTTCGGTAACTGCGGCAATGGGATCATTTAACATCACAAACAACCTGTCATTTGTATAAACATTTCCATCCCTACCTAATATAATTCTATAAGGTGATGAATGTGTGCCAAAAGAAACGGAATTATAATTTAATGAACGTAAAACAGCATATCCGGCCCCCGATGTGTCGTAATACATCGCCAAATTGCCATTTCCTTGATTTAACCCATTTGCTTGTCCGTTAATAGTGTTGGCTATATGTAATAAAGGATTACTACTTGAGTTATCTACCTTTAAAGCATATGCACCTGCTGCGGAGGTGGAACCTTTAAAATAAGTTAAAGTATCTGTTGGTATAGTATCCGCTGTGAAACTGGTTACTGCAAAATATTTTTGTGTATCAGTGTTACCGTTTGCCTTTATTCTAACTAAATTATTAAAGAAAGTAGCTAATGAACCGTTATTAGTATTTGGTATTAACGATAAAAAGTTAGAATTACCGTGCGGTAATGTTCCATAACCATTAAATTGATAACCACCATTCATTGTTCCAACAAAATCCAAATTCGGACTTGTTATAGTCGAAAAACCACTATCAGCAAATCTAAGCATATTAGTTCCTAATATAGATATTTCACTTGTTACTTGCGTACCATTAATATATAAACTTTCAGTACCAACTCTTGTGTTTGAATTAATGGAAACCCAATTCGCATCATTAACATTTAATGCTGCTTGATTTGAAGCTATCTTTACTGAAAATAAATCTGTATTAGTTACTGTTCCTGCATAAACAGATAATTTAGTTGTTGGTGATGATGTCCCAATACCAACATTTGTTCCATTGTCGTAGATTATCCCCGAAGTAATAGCCCCATTAGTTGTTCCTTTTAAAACATAATTTGTTGTTGGTGGTGTTCCAGTAGCATGATAAGCTAACTGTCCATCAAACAATGGTAAATAAACCGTTCTATTGGCCGCAGTTGTAATGTTGTTACTTAAATAAGTTGTGTAAGTGTTATCCCCATCTTTGAACCCTATACGTTGGGTTGTATTCATTAAGATGTCATACGCTCCTGATGTATTGCCCAGAGCTAAAGTTTGAGCAAGAGTTTGACTACCACCACCGCCACCAATTACAACCGCGTTATTAGCATCATCAATTCTGTATAGGTTATCATCATTTCCATAAGCAATTTTTATTTTGTTTAATGGAGCAGCAGTAAAACCTGATACCGATTGTTCTTTTAATATTAAATTTCCCATTTTTTAAGTTATTTACTCTATATTAGTCACCCCATAAACCTCTTTCAATCTTTCAACACCCTTACTGTCCGCCTGATTTAGTACTTCTTCCATATTTAATGTATTAAATACTAATCCAAAGAAAGTTAACTCAGGTGTTTTGTATTGTTCAGGTATTTCATGACCTTCTATTTCAGGTAAGATTTCAAATTTGATATTCGCCTGAAAAGTAGATGTATTAGCTGGAACATCTACGTTAGCACTTCCTGCTAAAATTGTTGTTTTTAAATGTTTGTACTTCATGTTGTTTTATTTTTTTATTTTTTTATTATATATTAATAATTTTTATGCTATGAATGTCCAACCACTAGATTTATATATGTAAAGACCTTCTGTTGCATCTGTTTGATAAACTATTAACCCTATAGCTGGGGAAGGAATAGAAGTTCTTTGTGCGGTAGTCATTCGGGGCAATAAAACACCCTTATTTGTACTAACAATATCTAATATCGATGATGTGTTTGGTGCATTTGTTCCAATAGCTACTTGCCCAACTTCTGTATATTGTAAGATTAATGGATTTCCTGTTGTTGCTTGTAAAGTTAAAATTTCATTTGCTAATCCACCCCAATATCCACCAATACCGACACTTGTAATCCTTGCACCACCGTTTAAATAAGATAACCCCTCTACATGTAATTTTACAACCGGACTAATTGTTCCAATTCCTACCGTTCCATCATTTTGAACACAAAATAATGGACTATTTGAACTATCATCTACCCTTAATGCGTATGCGCCGGCGGCGGAGGTTGCACCCACAATATGCGCTTTAGCGTTTGGCGACGATATACCAAAACCAACTCTCTCGGTTCCTGCGATAGCTAATGTAGGAGTTAATGTTGCTAAAGATGCTCCACCAGCTGCACTTGGATAAAATCTAAAACCGTTAGTACTTTCAGAAACAAAATTCATATAAGCTGCTCCTACACCAGCTCTAAAAGTCATGTCATTTGCAGCTCCATATCCAGCAAAAGACGAACCTTGTTTTAAAACAATTTCAGCATTAGCACCACTTCCATTAGTAAATAACAAATAAGCACCTGCCGCTGCATTTGTACTTGTGTTTTTTATTTGTAAACCATCAAAATCGGCTAATGCTGTATTTATTTGTAATTTATAAGAAGGACTTGCCGTTCCTATACCTACATTAGTCCCATTGTCGTATATTAAACTACTCGAAGTAATAGCCCCATTTGTAGTGCCTTTTAAGATATAATTTGTTGTTAACGGTGATCCGGTGGCGTGATATGCAATTTGTCCATCAAATAAAGGTAAATAAACCGTTCTATTTCCGGCCTGAGTTTGGTTGTTGGAAATATATGTTGTGTAAGTATTATTACCATCCTTAAATCCTATTTTTTGACCAGTGTTTATTAAAATATCATACGCTCCTGATGTATTGCCATTAGACAATGTTTGAGCAAGAGTTTGACTACCGCCACTTATAAAACTTACTTGGTTTTGTAAATTAGATAACCCACTGTCGAGAGCAACAAAATTATTATCTAATTCAGCATGTGTTAATGCTGATTTTTTAATACCTCTAAGTGTTAAATTAGTAAAAAATGTCATTTATTATTTTATTTTATAAATATCTTGTTATTCAAGATTATGAAACATTAAATATATAATAAGTTCTACTATCAACATTGACCTCATCCCACCGACCATCATCACTAAGTACCTCAAAATCCCAACCATCTACAAGGTCATCAATTAAAGATTCTCGATTAATTTCAACAAGACCACTATTTATTGCGTTTTTACTTAAACCATTTCTATCTGCCCAACCCATTTCCCGCAACCAATCCCATGGGTCATCTTCCATCTGACGTAATTTATCTTTATAAATTTCATCCCTATATTTTTCACGTATTCTTTCTAATAATTTTGGTTGATATTCTTCCATTTCTTCTTTTTCGGCCTCATATTCTTCCATTTCTTTTTTATATTCTTCTTCCGATATTTCTTGTTGTTCTAATTTGGTCATCAATTCAGATATTTCATCGTCAAAACCTTCCAATATACCACTATTAATATTATACTCCTCAATAAGATTATCAATATCATCACTATAACCTTTGGCGTAATCAATTAAATCATCATCACTAATATCATCAACATAAAAAGTAGCATCTTCCGAGGCTATATTATCAGCATCAGGTATTGTGACATAATATTTAATTCTATCACCCATTATTTCAAAAGGACCAATGTCATCATAATAACCTTCAGCCCATTCTCTTAAAGCGTTTTGTGCCTCTTCAAATATTCCCACAGCGTATGAACCATGATCATCATTTGTATAAATTTTTAAACCATAATGTGTATACCTTTCTTCTATTACCTCGTCAGCCTCTTCTTGTGTTAAACCCAAATATGTAACCAATGCCTGAATATTTGGATCATCAACATAACCCATATTTTCATACATCTCATCCATTTTATTTTGCATGTATTTTAAAATCTCTGCCTTAATTTTTTTAGGTACAGAAAGTAAGTATTCACTACCTAAACGATTTGCAATATTTGTATCTTCGGCATTCCACAATTTAATCTTTGACCAATCAATCTCCCAATCACCTTCTAAACCAAATTTCATGTATTTATTAATTTTTTTATCATAAGGTATTTGCCAAGCCACCTTATATAATGGATTTTCAGAAGTTTCATTTTTATTAATTACATAAATCAAAAATTGACGGTCTGTTTCACGTTTAAAATGGGTATCACTTTCTTTTGAAGTTGTACACCATTTTGTACCAGCACCATAATGACAGGAAGCCTCCCAAGTCCTAGCTCTTACAACCAACCAATTTTTATCTTCATAAATTTTATCAGCTTCAGATTTTAATTTTTTAGATAATTCTTTCTTTTTTTTACGTTCTTCAGCTCTATCTAAATCAAAAATCAAATAATTTATCATTTCACTATCACTAAACTTATATTGATATAAATCAGTAGTACCCACCTTTTTACCGTTTTCTTCATGTACTAAATACGGTAATAGGTTATGGAATCTATTAATTAAAACAGAAATAAAAGCGGCTGTCCCACCCCAATAACCACCATCAAGGTATTCATTATTACCCATTATATTACCAATAGTTTGTAATGTTGGCTTGTGTGTTATAGCTTTAACCATCCAATCCAAATATTTTTGATTGCCGGATGGGTCATTATTTACGAAATAATCTATAATTTGTGAATCAACGTTGGGGAATCTCTTTTTTACATCTTCAACCCTACTTTCCGTTAATACTTCTCTTATTTTATCTAAAATAATTTTCATTGTTTAAAAATTTTTACTATATTTATAAATATCTAAAATAATCAATAATTATGGCTTATTCTCCTTTTGAAAACGAATATAAAGTTGTTATAAATAATATATTAAAAGAAATTTATGGTAATACCGAATATTGGGGTCGTGGACCTTCAGGTAATTATGGTATTATAAGACCAATAACACCTAACGACGACCCAAATTGGTCTAATTACAATTTTATAAACACACATTGGACTGTTAGAGATAAAGTTGTACTACCTTACTTAAAAAATAAATACGGCAATCATATTACTTATAATAAAAATTTTTCACAAAAAAATAGTGAAGAAAATAAATTATTTTTACAAAAAATAATAGAAGATATGTTTGAAATATTTGGTCCTAATTCAGCATTAAAAAATTCTATTGTTGATGCTATAAATAAAACAAGAAGTAGTGGGACTAAAAGAGAAAATTATGTTAAAAGTACAATAGAAACTTTACCAGGGGTAATTAAAGTTGATATGTTGGCTGAAGCTGGAGGTACTTTAGATTTTATGGGAATAGACATGAAAATATTTTCAAACGGTAAAATTTTACCACCAAAAAGTTCTGGACTTACAACCCAAGTTAAACCTTTTACTGGTCTTGAAAAAGAAGGTGATTATTATATTGTAAAAACAAACTCTTTAAGAAGAGAATATGATACAGATTTAATCGTATTTGGTAAAGATACGGGTACAGAATATCATGTGGCTGTGTTTAGAAATCAACCAGATTTTTTCAGTTTTACAGAAAACACTGTGATAATACCAAAAAAATTAATGTTAGTTTTAATAAACTTTAATACAACAACTGGTAAAAGTGTTTACAAAGTTTAATCACCTAAATTTTTAATAGCCTGTTGTATAAATTTAATTTTTTGATTATAATCATAAATTAAAGATTTATAATCATTTAATTTATTTTTTAAAATTTTAACTTTTTCGTCTTTAGGTGTATTTTTTAACTCATCAACCTCTTTTATTTTTAGAGAGGCAGATTTTAATGATGGTTCGTTTTTGAAATTTAATAAGTATTTAGGTGCTTTAGAGTAAGTAACAGGATTTAGTTTTTGTTGTACCAAATCATGTTTATAATCAAAAATAATATAATCTTCACCACTTACAAATGCCAATTTTTGTACTTTATTTGGTGAGTATTTACCTAAAATGTCAGTATAAGACGGTACTTCAAAATAAACATCACCATCCATTTTAGTATGTAAAACCACATTACCATATAAAGGTTTTACTTGAACGTATTTAGTGATACCGTCAAATGTAATCATTAAATCTTGACCTTCTATTCTATCTCTAACATCACCATCACAAAATCTATTAATTACAATACCAGGGTAATTTTTTTCTAAGACTTTAATTACGACCTCTTCATTTTTATTACCTTTAAATCTGGTACCAGATGTTTTTGTTAAAACCTTATCAGCTAAAATACTAGTATATTTACCGTTATCACCAACTAAATCTTTAATATTAATATTTATCCACTCATTTAAATTTAAATCTGTACTACTTTTTTGATGTACTTCTTTTATCACTTTTTCAACATCACTATTTGTGTCAAAAAAATTTATTACAGACCACAAACCAACACCCCCACGAGACTCACTAGTATATCTACCACCTATAATACCATCACCTGTTTTACAGTTTTCAGTATCAATTTTACCAACACAAGGTGATACGATATTTTCAGTTGTATTTAAAACCTCCGGTGAACATTTAGGGTAAATACCACTATCAAATAATATGAAATTTCTAAAATTTTTAGAATTGAATTTGCCAGAATCGTCTACTATTTTAAATATTTTAATGTTTTTAGACTTATTTGTTTCATTATTACCAAAAATATCTAATTGATCGTCCTCAACAATTAAATCTCTTCTTTTTAAAGCGTTTTCTACATATAAACCTCTACGTATTAAAGCTCTTTCTTTGTGTCCTATAATTCCCATACTTAATAAATATTCGTAATTGTACCATCTTCACTAAAAACGATAGAAAATGGTGAACGAAAAAAATTATCATAAGATAAAGCACATAAAGGATATTCCCTTTTAATGTGTATATTGTCAAATTGAAATATTTTGTTTGAAGACCATCTTAAGTAATCTTCTGTTTTAAAACCATTAACTAAATCCAAATAACCAATTTCATTACATAAACTTACAACATTGTCGTATAACTCATCTATCATATTTAAAATATTTGTTAAAATTTAAATATTTTTAAAACAATACTAAACATCAGAATTTAAATTTTTTAAATACTCTAAATTGTCTAAAACGGATTCAATCGTGTTTATAATTTCTTCTATCGCATTTTCCGAGTAAAATTCACCGGCTCCTGGCATTTCATCAACCAAAATATCTGGTTCTTTCACTTGTATAATACGTAAATCTTCTATTATATCATTTAAACCACGTATCATATCACCAAAAGCTTTTTTGGCTTTTGGACTAAATGAATTTTCTTCACCTTCAAAATCTGATTGATTATCTTTTCTTTCGTTTAAATAATCTTTGATAGCTTTATCTATCTTATCTTCTTTAATGAAGGTACCGTCTTGTTTTAGTTTTTCACTAACAATTTTTCTTATTTTGTGATTATCCATCACTAATCTTTTTTTCATAATACCTTTATTTATTAAATAAATATAACTAAATTTATAACTATAAACAGTTTTATGATGAAAAAGTGGGAAAAAGATTTAATGTTAGTATTATCAAATAGTGATGTTGATAATAAAGAAGTGGTTATTAAAAAATTTATTAATAATTTAATAAACGAAATAGTAGATTTTACAGAAAATGAATTACCACCCTCTCTTGGTTCACAAAAACATTTTTTAATTGAAAAAATTAAAGAAGAGTATATTAGAGATTAAAATTTAAAGTTTCCACACCTTCAAAATCATCAAATTCTTTTTTACTAATTTCTTTTACGATAAAACCTTCATCGAAAAACCCGTCTAAAAGTTCGACTAAATCTTTATCTTCTAACAATAATTTCATTTTATATATTGATAAACCTTCTTTTGATTTTATTTCAATATAACGTGCTTTTGATTGTTTGATTGCCTCTAATAAAACAAAAACTTTGCTGGTATGTTCGTTGTTACTCATATACAATAAATATATTTTGTTAATTAAAAAATTAAAGTTATCTTTGTTTTATGAGAATTGGATATGCTTGTATTAATATGACCTTGGGGGAACAAGGTATTACTACTAATCGTGGTATGATTAAAAAAACTTTTCAGAATAAAGGTTTACCTTATGCCTCTGAACTTTCTTTACAAAATGTTCGTGACCTTGTTGAGGTTATTAAATGGAATGAAAAACACAATATCACACTTTATCGTATGAGTTCGGATATGTTTCCATGGTCAAGTGAATATAGTTTTGATAATTTACCCGATATTGTTAAAATTAAAAATATAATGACAGGTTTAGGTAATCTTATCGAACAATATAACCATCGAGTTGGTTTTCACCCCGGACCTTTTAATGTTCTAGCCTCACCAAATCAAGACGTTATTACTAAAACTGTTGCAGAACTTAATCGTCATTCTGAAATAATGGATATGATTGGTTTACCTAAAACACCTTTTTCTAAAATTAATATTCATGTTGGTGGTGCTTATGGTAATAAGTCCGATGCACTTAAACGTTGGGTGGATAATTTTCATTTACTCGGTGACACCGCCAAATCCCGTCTTACAATCGAAAACGATGATAAACCCAATATGTTTACAGTAGCTGACCTTATGTATGTACACGAACATACAGGTGTTCCTATTGTATTTGATTATCATCACCACAATTGTCATAATGATGGTATGTCTACTAAAGAAGCTTTAGAATTGGCCATATCTACATGGCCTGAAGGTATTACACCTGTTGTTCATGTATCGGAACCACGTGATAATAAAAATGTTAGAGCACATCATGATTATGTACGTAATGAAGTTAATACATATGGTCATAATTTAGATTTAATGTTTGAGTCCAAAGCCAAAGAATTATCAGTATTAGAATATCGTAAAAATTTTAACACTTTGATTGTTTCTTGATATTTACTGTATGGGATATATTTCCTATAATTAAAAAACAATTAATAAAAAAAAATTAAATTAAAAAAATGAAAAAATTATTCTTTATTTTAAGTATTGTTACTTTAGTAGCTTCTTGTGGTTCTACCGCCACTGAAGGTGAAGCAGTTAAAACGGATTCATTACCAAAAGTAGATAGTTCTACTGTTGTAAAAGATAGTGTCCAAGTTGATGTTACTGTTGTAGACACCACTGTTGTTAAGTAATTTAAAATGGGGGTAATTTTTATCCCCATTTTTTATGCCTATATATTTTTATTTTTTATATTTGTAAAAATAATTAATTATGAAAAGATTTATTTTACCGATTGTTCTACTAAGTGTTTTTTTATTTTCTTCTTGTAAAAAAGAAAATGTTGAGTTCCATAAAATAACTTATGAGTTAGAATTTTTCCCCACTATTATAATGCCCGCCAACGATTTTAATGTAAGAACTGAACCATCTCATGAGGATTTTGATTTAAGAGTGATTGATAATACTAAAATACAAACTATTAATTATTGGGGTTTAAAAAGGGGTGATAAGGTTATGTTTAATATTGCCGCAAAACAAAATTATTGGTTTGAAATGCGTATTTTAATTGATGATGTTTTAGTTAGTAAGAGAGAAGTTAAAATAAGTGATACTAACTACATGTCTGTTGAGTGGTTTAAACAAACAGGTATTAACGATTATAAAGGTAGTTGGTCTTTAATTGAATTTACCTTTAACTAAATTCAACACCGAAATTAAAAATAATAAAAGTATTAAGAGATATATCTATCAACTTAAACTTACCAGTACCCCATAAGTTTACCCATTTTAATTTTTTTTCAGGTTTAAAAATAGGTTTGTTTTTGGGTTTTCCCATTATATCCCAAATTTTATCTTTTAAATTATCGGTATCTGTGGGTATAAAAGTTATATTAGATGGTGGGGTTAAAAAATATTCTTCCTCACCATTTAATATTTTATTTAATTCTTTTTGTAGGACATCTGCCACCTCATACTCCTCTTTGCTGACACTAACTTCAATCCATAGAGTTAGTAAACCAACTCGTTGTGGTGTGTTCATATGGTATTTGTAAAAGTTATATAAACCAACAATACCCCTAATTTTACTTTCTAACTCTTCATTCATATAATAATTTTACTATATTTTGTGTATTAAATAAATAATAACTATATTTGTGATATGAAAAATATTTTAGGTCGTACAAAAGAGTTGATTGATAGGTTACAATCTAACTCATCTTCTAACAACAAAATCAGTTTAATTAAAGAATATTTTCATGATAGTGAATTAAAAAAACTATTCATGTATGTTTATAACCCATTCTATCAGTTTCATATAACATCAGATAACTGTAAAAAGAATGAAACCATTTTGGCATTAACAGAAAAAAACTATACCATATTTGAATTATTGGATGAATTGCGTACTCGTGAAGTTACAGGACATAACGCAATAGGTCTTGTTAACTCTTTTATTGCTGCCAATATTGAACATAAAGAAGTTATTTATGATATAATAGACAAAGACCTTAAATGTCGTATTGGTGAATCCATAATTAATAAGGCGGTTCCTGGAACCATTCCAACATTTGATGTGGCTTTGGCAGAAAAGTTTGAACCTGAGATGGTTGATTTTGAAAAAGAAGATTGGTTTGTTTCACGTAAATTGGATGGTGTACGTTGTATTGTTGTGATAGATGAAAACGGTAAAGTAACTTCTTTTTCTAGACAAGGTAAGATTTTTGACACGTTAGGTAAAGTGGAAGATGCGATATCACAATTAAACTTTAGTAACATAGTTTTTGATGGTGAAATCTGTATGGTTGACGAATATGTTGAAATAGAATTTGAGGACGGTTCCGTTGAGAGGTATAAAAACACTGATTTGGTAGAAACAACTAATGGTATAAAATTAGTTAGTGATTTAACTGACGATGACGATATAATTTCAAACTATAATGAAAGTTATTAGTTTTATGATATTTATAATAATACATTATAATTATGAATTATCAAAAAATTTACTATCAAATAATAGATAGAGCTAAAAATAGAGAATTAACATCTTATAAAGAACTTCACCACATAATACCTAAATGTATGGGTGGTACTGATGAAAAGGAAAATTTAGTTTATTTAACAGCAAGAGAACATTACTTGTGCCACCAATTACTATGTGAGATATACCCAAAAGAAAAAAAATTGTTTTTCGCCTTTTGGGCTATGAGTAACCAATTAAACAATAAAAATCAAAAAAGAGATTATAACATAAGTAGTAGAATATATGAAAAATTAAAAAATAATATAAAACATACTGAAGAAACTAAAGATAAATTACGAAAACCAAAACCAATTGGTTTTGGTGATAAAATAAGGAAATCTTTATTAGGTGTTAAACATAACCCGGACAGGGTTAATAAAATGAGAGAAAGTTTAATGGAATCTATTAAAAATAACCAAGGTAGGGGTTTTAATTTGGGTTCTTCTTGGAGTGAGTCATCCAAAAACGTACACTCTCAAAATCGTAAAGGTGAAGGTAACCCCAGATATGGGTCTAAACTAACAGATGAACATAAAAAAATATTACTATTATCACAAGCCAAAAAAAAGAAAAAGATAGGCCAATACACATTAAACGGTGAATTAGTAAAAATTTGGGACTGTGGTGGGGATATCACAAAAGACTTGGGTATATCCAGGGACGGTGTTATTGATTGTTGTAAGGGTAGACGAGATAAGTTTAAAAATTACATTTGGAAATATGAAAAAAATTAAAAAAATTACACGTTATTATTCAGAGAATTTCACTAACATAATGAAAGAAATTCGTCGTAAAAACCACCGTATTGATAATGTAAAGTACAAAATTTTTGATATGTTATCATTAGAAGAATTTAGTAACAAAACTAGTGTACGTAATTTATCTAAAAGATTAGAAGTTTTATCCAGTAATTTTGTGGCTTTTGAACAAGTTTTATTAAATAAAGCCCCACACCTCTTGGGTACTTGTGAAATTTTACCCCAAGAAAAGGTAGAAAACATCCAACACTTTCAAAAATGGTTAGATGAGGCTGAGAACAACGGTTGGGAGGGTGTTATGGTTCGTAAAGATGTTGGGTATAAAGGTAAACGTAGTAAGGATTTATTAAAAGCTAAAAACTTTCATGATGCTGAATACGTTGTTAAAGGAATTAATTACGGTCCAATTCGTATCGTGGTGGATGGTAAAGAAGTTACTGAAACCATGACATCACAAATTGTTATCGAACATAAAGGTTATGAAGTTGGTGTTGGTAGTGGTTTTACGCTTGAACAACGTAAAGAATTTTTCAGGGACCCGTCAAAGATTGTTGGTAAATTGGCTACTATACAATTTTTTGAAGAAACACAAAATCAAGAAGGTGGTGTAAGTCTAAGGTTCCCAGTTTTAAAACATATTTTTGAAAGTGGTAGAGATATGTAAGAAAAATTCTTATATTTGTAATCATGAAATTAATTTTTATCGATATCGATGGTGTATTAGCGACAGCCCCTTGTTGGGATATGTCACAGGATAACAAATGGAATGCATACCCATTTGATAAAAAGGCTGTAAAAGTTTTAAATAAAATCCTAGAAGAAACTGGGGCTGAAATGGTTTTATCTTCCGATTGGAAATACCACTACAGTTTGGGCCAAATCAAAGAAATATTCATGGAGTTTAATGGTGTTATTAAAGCACCGTTTGATATGACACCCGAATTACCAACACCAAATGGTTCTGATTTGGAGGGTGGAAGAGTTGTTGAAATCAACCTGTGGTTGAAACAAAACAAAGAAAAGTTAGGTGTTACCCATTGGGTGGCGGTGGATGATTTAAAGATGTTCTCTTTAGATAATTTTGTTCATTGTCCAAAAGACATGGAAGGTATTAAACAAACAGGTATTAAAGAAAAAATTATTAAATTCTTATCATAATGGAAATTTGGAAAGATTACTACAAAGTATTGAATGTTATAGATAGTTGTGAGACTATCGAACAACTAAAAGGTGCGGCAAGAATGTTGGGGTTTTGGTTGGATAAACACATGGATTATCAGGTTTATAATAAAACCTTTAAAAGTCGTTTAAAAGTTAAATACAAAGAATTAAGTGGTTGTGATTTTAGTGAATTACCTTATAAAAGTATGTTAAATTATTAATATGAAAAAAATCTTTAGAAAAATTAAATTATTTTTTAAAATGAGATATGCCAGAACCATTATTGGTATATCACAAAGTGCTAACTCATCAAACACAACTTTAAATGAAATACAAAAAACCACATTAAACATTTTTAATACATTGGTTAGAGATGAAGAGGCTGATTTATTATATGCCCCATTGTCTGAAAAACAATTAATACAAAAAGGAAATGTTTTTCTTTCCATAAACAAAGCATCAAATGGTTGTATAATTAATGTGTCTGGTGTTGATAAATCTGCTAAAACAAATTACCATTACGATGTTTGGTTCAATGAATATTACTACAATAGAATTAAAACTAGGTTTACCAAAAGTATTGATAAAAGACGTAGTAATGTAGAAGTTGAATTGGTTAACAGAGATAAAGAATCCCTAGAAAAAATTTTAAAAGATATTAGAAATAATGAAGTCTAAGTATTATTTTAACGGTAATTATTTGGTTAAAGGTGTAAAAATATTCGGCAAAATAGTAGGTAGAGTAATATATAGTAACACAACCGTTTACAATGTAAATCAAAAAGTAACTTTAAATGCAGAAACTTTTTCTGAAGTAAGTGACGAAATGGTTAAGACGTTAAAAAATTTTGGTTATTTTTCTATTTTGGATTTATGATAGTCTTCAGCTTTTAACACACTTGTACCGAAAGATTGTGCGGATTCTAATCCATATACTTGAGCAACAAGATTTGTTACGTCATAGCTTTCTATTTCACCGTCAGAAGCGTCATAAAAAATTAAATCACCCTCAAAATTCATATGTAATGCAATTTTACTTAAATCATATTCAACATCCATATATTCTACAAAATAATCTTGGTGTGATTTTAAAGGGTTTGTTTTAGGTATGAAATAAAACAAACTACTTGTATTGGATTGATATTTATTGTATTGTGTATCTTCTTTTGATGTTGTACACCATCTAGTATTGGAACCGTAACTACATGAAGCCCTATGTGACATAGGTACTATCACCAACCAATAATTATCATCAGTAAGTTTTACGGCCTCCTTTTTCAAGTCAGCTCTAGTAGGTAATTGTTTTACAGCATTCACCATCTCCCATAACATATAAAAGTCATAGTAAGAATTTATGTCTTTCGGATTACTCAATACTTTATTTAGTTCTTCTATTGGGTATCTAAACTTAAAGTAAGGTGAATCCATACCGTAGTTTATGTTAAATTCCGTTGGGTTCGATACAGCTTTCCAAGACACCACTTTATCTATATTTTCTTTATTTAGTTTGTCTTGTAACTTATGAAAATTAACAAAACCTTCTATAATTTTTTCTAAGACCACATCGGTTAATATAAAAGGATGGAACTTACCTGAGTGTTTTTTAATTTGTTTTAAGGCCCACATTAAATATTTTTGATTACCAGACGGATCACTATCCACTAACTTTTGAAACCATTCTGGCATTCTTTCACCTTCTTTGTAAGATTGTGGTATTAATAAATCTTGGAAATCTTTAACGACAAAAGATTTGGCATCTTCTATTCTACCTTCAAATATTAATTGTTCCTTTATTAAACTTTTTAAGTTCATTAATCTTTTTGTACCACCATTTTTTTCTTACCACCCTCAGAAGTATCATAGATAACAAAATTTACTTCAGGGTATAATTTTTTTAGTTCCGTTTCGATAAATTCCTCAACACCTTTAACATTTCTAATGTCATCATCAGAAAACCCTAAAGATATTTTTTTGTACTTACCTTTAACCACATATGTTTTAACACCATCTAAAAGTTTTTTAACAAAATGTTCTATAGCTACTTGTTTTGCATGTTCAGGATTGGCTGCCCCACCAGAAGTTTCCAAACCAAATCTTTGACCGAATTCTTCGGATGATACGGGATAATACTCACCCCTTTCATCTAAATATAAATCAATTAATTGTTCATTATTTAAACCTTTTGTTAGGTTAACTGGTAATTCTTTTTTGATGTTACTAACCATTATTTCTTTTTCTTTTGGTTCTAACACCATGTTAATAAATACTTTAACACCTTCTTTAAGTGCTTTAGGATTATGTCCCCGAGCTGTATTAATAGCGAAAGGGTTGGCATAAATCAAAGCTTCAATAAATTTTTTGTAACTTGGTGCAAAACTTTGGTTGTGTATGGCCTTTTCTGTGTCTCTTATAAATGATTTATAATCTTTAAAATCTCTAAAAGGATCATCATCAAAATTTGTAATCACATATCCTTCATATTTAAAAGGTTCTTTACCCACTTTACTTCTATAGGTGGCGAAATCTTCTGTAGACATACCAACAACATCACCCTTATCACTTTTAAGGAATATTTTTGTTGGCATTCTTAATATATTGTCGTCCCAATCAAAAACGTAAGACCTTAATTTAGCCTCTATCAGATAATTTTTAATACTTTTTAACTGAGATTCTGTTACTAATAATTTTTTCATTTATATTTTTTATATAAATATGTTACTAATCGTTATCGTATGTTGATGCTGGTTTATCATTAAATTTTTCTTCTAGTACATCATTTAAAAATAAATTTGTTATTTCTCTAGCTACTTCCTGATGTTTTACAATATTAACATTTGCCATAATACCTCTAATTGTCATGTAAACGATTGTATAACTTTCATATTTATTGGTTATATCATTTAATGTTAAACTAGGTTTATTTTTTATTTTTTTATATTCGGCCAATATTTCATCATTACTAGTTCTAATAAAACGTAACAAATCCTTATCTTTTAACAATAAGTTAAGTTTTATAACATCATAAAGAGCTTTTGTACTATATTCTTCCATAACCATGCGGGTTTGTTATTATAAATATCTTAAAAAGGTAGTTATTATGGTTATGTTTATATTAAAAATGACTAATCCAAAGGTTCAAAAAAGTGTCTATTTCAATAGACATAGATGGGCTAAACCATTTTTTATAAAAACTATCGTCACCTTTTTTTATAGAAAAAAAATGTTCATGATTAGAATTATTTATTATAGCTAATCTATCATGTGTTACAAGTACTATTTCATACAATTTACCTTCAGTTGCTTCAACTTCACCACTGTATTGCATAACTACAGACTTGTGGCAAACTAAATTATCACCAACTTCAGGTGTGTCATTATCTTTATAATTTTCATTAAGATTTTCTGGAAAAAAATTTATATCAGAAGTGTCTAACAAATCTTTAAAATAAATTAATCTACTATCTTCAACACTATCAATATTTAAATCATTTTTATGTATAGCACCGTAATCTAAGGCTAATTGTTTATCATAACTTGTAACCCATATTCTAAAATAAGCGCCACCATATGTATCGATAAAATCTTCAATCTCATCCACGTAAGCATAAATCCAACTTTCTGTTGTATTTCTAGTACTCCTAATAACAGATAAAGGTGTAACATCCATAGATATTAGTAACTTATAAATTTTTATAATATCTCGTTTGGTAGCCTCGTCGTCAAATATTATATATTTCTTATCTAAGAAGTTTTGATTTTCGTTTATATTTTTATTTCTTAAACCCATGACATACTATAAATATCATGATTTGGCGTAATTACTTTCAATGACTTTATTAAGTCGTACAAGTATTTTGGTTAATTCTTCAACCAAAACTTTACTAGAAAAATCACCCATTAAAGCAAAACGATTTTCAGTTTCAATTTTTTCTTCGATGTGTTTGATTAAATCTCTAATATCTTCCATTTGTACTAATCTCTTAATTCTTCAAGACAAACCATTTCCAAGTCCTGCCAATCATGAAGTAATTCAATAAAAATGTTTGTAACATCAACATCACCACGATAAATTTGACTAATTTCAAAAGATTCCGGTTCTGGTGGTTGTTCTCTATCACCACTCTTATATTCGGAATAATACCCAGTAACAATTAAATCTAAATTCTTGTATGTAACGTAAACAGTTCTTATCATATTTTAAAAATAATAAAAATTAATAAAACTGTGAATATTGATTATTTAATTATACCCAAAAATTGTGTCCAAATCTAACTCTTCGGGGTATTCGATGGTAATTTCCATTTTAAAACTACTTCCATCAAAATTATCGTTCATAAGATAAATTTGATTACTTGGTGTTGATTTTGGGAAATTAATTCTTTTAGTTTCAAATTCTAACAAATACCATAAACCATCACTTCCCATATAGGTATCAATTATTTGAGCAAAATCATCATCAAAATAAACGATTTTATTATTACTTGAACCTATGTCGCCGTTATAATAACCGTTAACAATGACATAATCACCAATTCTAAAAATATCGTCTTTTTTACGATTGGACTCGTTAATTGGTTGAAGCATATCGTCTATATCAAAATTTATAAATTTATGTGTTGGTTGTAATGTTCCGTCATTTAACCATTTAAGAATAGAATTTTCAGACGACATTAAACATTCTTCAATACCTTTTATATCTTCACCACCTTCTAATTTATAACAAACAGTATATCTACCATCTTGAATTCCGATATATAAAATATCACCCATGTCATCACCCATAATATCAGGGTGTTTTATTGCATTCCCATCGGAACCAATTTCATAAAATAAAACCTTATCATCGTGTAAAAATTTTAAATCATCAATCGTCCAATCACGTTTAATGGATTCATCAATGGGTTCAAACATTGTACTGGTTTCATCCGCATCAAAATTAAAATTGTTAAACCATGCCCAACCATCAATAGCATTTGAATAGTTATAGTCATTTGTATCCCAAATACCGTAAGTTAATTTATTTGGTCCATCAGGCCAATAGCCAATGGTTAAAGATTTAACTATATCTGGTATATCATCATTTTCACCAGTAAATGGATTCCATCCAGATGGTGATGTACCATCCCACCAACTAACTTCAGGGTAAACAATTTCAATCAAACGCAAAATTTTGTTCAATTGTTCAATACCGATTTTATCATTTTGAATTGGCTTATCGAATCTTAAATATAGCTTTGGTTGATACATATACAAAATAAATATCAACCAAAATTAAAAAAAGAAAATAACGGATTTGGGCATACAATTATACGGACCTTAGGTAGGCCAACATTTTACGGTTCCATTTTTTTTCCGCATCATAAGCCTCAATTTCCATTGGGTGATTGGCGTAACCATATTTTTTATATAATTTACCATATTGACTTAAGATTGGTTGCAAATGATGGGTCCATTCATGAATTAAAGTTTTTGTTAAATCAGAAACGGTTTTGCAATCAGCGTTAATTTGAATGGAATTATCCACAGGGTCATACCAACCATAAGTTTGTTTGGTTTCTTTGTTTAACCATAAAACTTGTAAAGGTTCGGACTTACGTCTATTAAGACCCAAATTTTGTTCACAGAAAAAAATGGCGTGCTTAAAAACTTTTTTAAAATCTTTTTTAGATAAATCCTTAATTTTGGTTCCAGCTTTAATTTCCATACAACAAAGATATGGAAATTATTTTAATTGGCAAAAATAAATCGTTTTAATATTTTTGGTATAAATACCTGTTCTTTTGGGTTTATCCAAATATCTAAATCCTTGTCATAAACCAAAGACCAAGTATCTGTAATAGGATTGTATAAATTATGATTACTTATAATCCATTCATAACCTTGAATATCTTGATAAATTCGTGGTTCACCTAACGATCTACGTATAAGGTTACACCAACTACCATCACTATATAGTACAGCTCTAATCTTAGAATGTTGTTTATATATTTTTTTGGCATAAGCCAATTTATCTTCTATTGTCATATTATAAACGTTTCAAAATAAAATTCACAATAATTGTTATCAACAAAATTTAAATTTTTTTATATACCGATGAGATATGGTATCAAAAGAAATACAATCTTCAATATTAATATATTTGGTTTCGATATAACCATGTGTTGTATCACTAACAACTTGAAAACTTTTCCCATAAAGATTTAAATAACATTCAAAAGTTTGACCCAACTTATTAGCATACCAATAAGTGTCCTTGGAACTTTTTGTAATAATAACTTTAATTTTTTCCATTAATGTTGATTATTACTTAAACTAATTCCATGTTGAATACCATAAATAAAATCTCTAATCTCACCCTCTGATAAATTTGGCAATATCTTACCCAAAGAAAAACCAATTTCATTGCCAACATCAGATATATCACCATTGTTATATTTGATTTCATTAAATGTTTGACACAATTGCTCAAAAATATCTTTAAATTCAATCGATCTTTCTTCCATGATTTTTAATTTTTTTTGTAAAAACTTGTTCTCGTACAAGTTATAACATAAACGTCACTTTTCTTTCCAAGTAAGAAAGTCATCGTGGACTAATCACGATATGTCTGCCCATTTAAGGACTTGTGCAGTCTAAACTATTTCAGAGGATAATACACCTCACCTGCCGTTGTAGTCAGGACAGGAATCGAACCTGTGAAGCTCCCGCATGGTTTGCGGCTCGGTAACCTCTCCTCCTTATTTTAACACCATATTCCGCCACCTGACTATTAAAAACCTCCCACTTTTACATGGGAGGGTGACGGTTCCATTTCTTTGATACACTAAATGTGATATGCACTATATACCTTTCATCTGGTTATCCGCCATAAAAAACTTCAAAAATAATAATTTTAATCCAATAAACCTATTATCAAAGAAATAATATAAACCACAATAAAATATAAAACAATTGTTAAAGCCAAATTAAAGGTGAAGGTAAATATCCAAACCAAAAATCTAAGAATGGGAAACCATTCATTTGCTGAAATGGGAAATAAACCCATAATTGCATCCACAACCATATCACCAACAAAAATGAATGATAGAATAAAAGAAATAACCATTAATAATTTAACAAATGTTTTCATATATCATAAATTTGATAAAACAAAGATAAGAAAAAGAATTTAAAAAACAAATAAAAAAAAGGGGGCGGGGGGATAAATGGACGTAATCCGGATATTTTTCCCCATCCACACATTTTTAAATTATTCAAATAAATTTAAATTTAATTTTAGATGGCGATAAAACAAATGAATTATCAAATACAAGCCTGCCATCCTCAGACCATATATGATAAATAACATGAGTATGATAAGGATTAACAGATGTGCCAAGAACAATATAAGAACCATCTTCCTCAATACGAATAAAATCAAAAATCTGGCCAACATAATTAGAATACCAATAAGTTTTTTTATGATATCCAACAATTTTAACCTTATTCATATATTAAATTAATTTTAATTTTTTAACGGATCCTTTTGGTCCCAAAAGATTGCCCTGATAAATAAGGCATATTGTGCCATCAGATAAAAAACCTTCCAAGGTTTGAAGGGTGGAATCCCACGTAATCTTTTTTCCATATATGCCATAAATATCATGTGACCACCATTCAACCAAAACCTGACCTATGTCCCTTGAGGTATTAATATCCATGACGGTATAAATAATCCCTTCATCCGACCAAACAAATTTATCCCCAATGTTTAATTTCATATTATATAAACTTTAATGGTTTTAAATAAAAGCCACCTCTTTCAATAATACTAATTTGACCTTTGGATATTAAATCATTTATATTATCATAAGAATTATGCCACCTTGTTTTATATATACTACCACCATCCCAATCACTACCAATCCAACCCCAAAGTATTTGATTATCTTGGGTGGTATCAATATCCAATATTTTATATAGGATTGAGTCTAGATCCCATCTTACAATATCACCTTTTCTTAATTTGGTAAAATTCATTTTTTATATAATTTTTAATTGTGGTACCCACTTACTAATTAAATCTCTCCTATGCTCACAACATTTAACATATGTACCATCAGGATGAAGATAATGGGATAACAAACTATTACGGAATCTTGTATGAAGAAAACCATTCTTTCTTATCTCCACAATAACTTGTTCCTTACCTAGTTCTGTCTTATATAACTTTATATCATCTATAACTTCCCTAAGGATAAGAATATCTCCCACCTTATATTCCATATCATACAAATCTAAATTTAATTCCCTCACCATTCCAATCATGTACACCTTTTGGTTTAATACCAACACACCAAGTTTTTTGGGTACCAATTTTTAATTGATAGAATGTAATCATTGTACCATAGGTTGGTGAACTTTCGTCACCATCCCAATCTTCTTCCGATTTAATAAACTCACCCTCCATGCCCACATCGGCATAATTACCCTTATACCGTTTTGTTATTATAACTTTATCTCCTGATTTAAATTCCATAACACAAATATAATAATTCCCATATAGAGAAACAAATATGGGTGAATTTTTTCCCGGAAATTCCGGAATAGGTTTTTAACTATGTAGGGGGTGGGGTCCTTTTTCTAGACAATTTTTCCCGGAATTTTAGGAACGCTTTTTTGGCTTAAATTTTTCCCGGAAAATTTTGCCACCAGGTCCCGGATATGAATGGGGAACCGAACCCCGCTTTCTACCCCGCAGACCCTCCCAGAGGGGGAGGGGGGATACGGGCACCCCCGCCGGGGGGCTATACAGGGGGTCCCCATAGGCCGGCCATCCAGTACAAATCTTGTTCCAAATTTTTATTCTGTCATCTTGTCATTCTTGAATATGTGAATACCATCCTTTTCTAGCCTAAAAAAACAAATTACAAATACAATTAACCAAATGGTTACCGAGAACCAATCATGTATTGCCAATGTGGTAAGTATAATTAAAGTTACAAGGCTTAAATAAACTCTATACCAATTTTTCTTGGGTCTTTCTTTGCCCAAGAATTCTCTAATTGCCATAATAAAGGCAATCAATCCTAGAATTGGGGCCAATGTTTTTAAGATTATCATAGTTTATATTGTTTTATATGTTTTATTGGTTTAATGGGTTCTTCCTTGTAAGCTTGTATAAGATTGGAATTTTCTATTATTCCCTTTAGACTATCCAAAGGAATTTCTTTGGATTTGGTTGGGTCGGTTAAATTGCTAACCTTGCATATCCATTCATCCCTCATTATTGTTGAAAATTCTTCTCCTGCTTCATCATTGCCAATAAAATAAAATTCAGGTCTATTAACAATATAATCTATTTTAATAATGGTGCCTGTGTTTAAATTAAGAAATCTATCTCCTTCTTTTATTTCCATTCTTATATGGAATAAATGTAAGAAAATTATTTTAATTTATCAAATAAAGATTTAAGATTGTTGTATAAGATATTCCATCTATTAATGCTTTTTGATGATTGTAAGGAATCTAAATCAATCATTATATCATTAATAATATTATCCATGGTGAATAATTCGGTCCATCCGCTAAAATATATAAAATTGGTATCTTTGATGTATATAACGGCATTATCTTGTCTTATCATAATATGATAAGGTAAATTATTATCTTTGAAATATTCTTCAATTATATTTGCTAGGGCAATTCCTTTTGGTTCTGGCATATCATCGATATTAAACCAGTCCATATCGTTTGCCTGTTCCATTATATCTTCTTTTATCAAAGGTATTAATGTATCATATAAATCCTGATATTCATCCAATAGTTCTCTGTTATTGGTTAGACTTATTATGCTTCTTTTTAAAGATTTTATGGCATAATAAAAAGTTTCATCCGTATCTAACATTGAAACATATAATCCTGTTTCATCACCAATGGTAAAGGTACCTCTATCATATTCTGCCACATATGTTCTATTAAATCTTGGGGATTTATTTTGTTGAAAAAATTGATTAAGAAAATAAACTAATTCATTTACATCCATTCTATAAGGATCAACTGCTCGGTCCAATGTTTCCTCCGCCCATTCCCATTCATTTTCCCTTAATATCTTTTTAATTAAATTTTTCATATATCTTATAAATATTCATTGCCAATTAAAAAATTATTAGTACCTTTACATTGTGACAGAGGATGTGAGAGGCAACCAGAACGCCACCTGCCTTTTTTAAAAAAAAGTGACACATTGTCATGTTGTTTTTTTGGCCAATTGAAATAAAAGTCGTACCTTTATACTATGAGAGATGGTGAGAGGCCAACAGCTAAGACCCTGCCTTATAATGAAATTTTTTAAATTGATTGTGTTGGAGTATACACGGCCCCTAAAGAAGATTTGTTAGTGGCAAGATATGATTATAACATCATATCAATATACCACAAAGATAAGGAAAATAATTTAATTGGCAATAAAAAATTTAAATTTTAATTTTTAAAACATCTTCCCACTTAACAGAATTAACATTGTTGTACGTATACCTAGAATCCCCAAATGAAATAAAAGGATTTTTTAAATTAACATATCCTTCGTGAGTTTTACTATATTTAAGAATACATTTAATTCTACTATCATCCGAAACTTCAGTTATCTTCCAACCTTTCTCCCTAAGGACTTTTAATAAAATTTGGGCTTCATCCCAATCTAATTCCCTCTCAAATAAAATAAGACATCTATTATATTCATTAAGGTTTTCAGGAATTAATGACATGGCTTTGGCATATAAACTATCACCACCAATCAAATCTTCTGCCCATTCCCATTCATTTTCCTTCAATATCTTTTTAATTAAACTTTTTGTTTCAATTATACCAGGTACCTCATCTTGGTTTATATAATCGGTTAGTACTTTATACACAATCTCAAAATAATTTTTACTATACCATTCCTGTAACTCCACAACGTATTTAAATTCAGGGGTATGTATAACAGTTACATTATCATAATCATTATGATAGCTTATATCAACAGGTATTTTAAAAGCCTCATCCCATTCAGGTGTCGCCATACCAGTGTAACCTTCAGTACCATCCCAATAAACCACACCATTAAATTTATCCTTATATATTCTCCAACCCTTATATTCTTTAACTTTGGCTATTGTATCTTCAATAATTTCCGATCTATGTTTACGATCTCTAATTGGTTCCAATTCCAAATTAACCCAACTAAAATCATCTGGATTAAAATCATTTTCCTTCAATATCTTTTTAATTAGATTTTTCATATCAATAATAAATATTCAGATAATAAAATAAAATTTAATATTAAGAATACATACAATCTGTACAGATGAGCACAACAAAACACCCATCTCTAGGTGTATCAAAAAAAACTTTAAAACCTTATAATTTATCGATTTTTTTTAAACCATCATAAAGAAGTCCCTCAGAACTGTTATCTAATCTCTACCAGGAGAAATAATTTAAATAAACCTTAATCATAAGTGATTTATTGTTTATATATGTCTTAATAGTTTTGGGACGGGATAAATCCTATTAACCTCTTGTCCTACATTTTTTTCGGGATAGGTAATAAAACATGTAGAAAAACCTAACGTATATAATATAAATATCTTGATAGTTAGAAAAATTCTTATTATCTTTAATATATGGAAACAATAAATGAACCTTATTACCTTTACAAATATGTTGTTAAAGGTGTTGAATATTGGACGCCAAGTCTAATATACGCTACATCCCGATCAGAGAAGGGTGTAATACAAGTACAAGTAGGATGACAAAATGTCGGTGTACTGTAAAACCCAATTACGGTACACTGGCTTTTCTCAACATGTCATATTGTCACATGACAAAATGGGGAGGACTAGCCTGAAAATTTGTCAGGAAATTCGCGGAGGGGTCAGTTCCCTTTTGGTTTGGCAAACTTTTTCAATGGATTTCTTATAGTACTTACCGTGGCATAAAAAACATTTCGTGTCATAAATTACCCTTATTTACCACTTTTTACCACATACCCCCACCAAGATCGAGATTTTTACTCCATTTGGCAAATAGCGTTGCCTATTGACCGGATCGAGGGTATCCACACATGAATATAATTATGGTACTAATAAGTGTTAGTTTTCAGTACATCAGTCCGAGTAGACTTCAGGTCTAACGATACATCTATAACATAAAAAAACCCCGAGGATTACTCAGGGTCTAATAACTTTAAATCTTCTATGTCTTTTTGTCGATTCATTTGTTTCTTATATTGTCTTACCATACTAATGGAGGCAAATGGATAACCATCATACCATTCTACATTATTAAATAATTCTTCTATATCCATATCAGGCCATGTATAACATAATTCTATATTACCGATTCTTATTGGTTCCTTATTACCGAACATTTCCTTATATACATTTTCTCTTACCACAACATCAAGGTCTGAAGGTTCAAGTAATCCTTTAATTGCCATGGGGCCTGAACCAAATATGATATAATCTTCTTTGGGTATATTTAAAGAATCAAGTTCCATTAGAAAACTTTTAATAACTTCTTCCTTTAATATTTTCCTGATTAGGTTTCTCATATAAGAATAAATATCTATTATTAATACTTTATTCTATATACGGTTTCGTGATTCCTTCTTTTTACTATTTTTAGATATTCTTTATCCCAGTCATAAGGAATATTATCAAATTCATCGAAACTTATTGTTGTTCGATTTGGGTCATTCCAGAAATTCTTTCCCCTTCTACAAACTTCATTACCATACTGCATAAATTCTTCATGATTGGTTATGATTTTTATTTCATCATCCCATAAGGTTTTTAGATGTTTACGGATTTTCATTCTTCATAAAATGTTTTACCACAGTTACATTCAACGCCAACATATTTTCCTTGTAAGGTGATTGGGAAATCATTATCATATGTAACTGTTGCCTGTGGGCCACATTTAAAATTTAAGTGTAACCAATTATTTATGATATGTATGTTTCTTTCTCTTAGTGCCTTTTTTACTTCACTGTTCTTAAAGTATTTCATTCCTTAATCCATTTACCATTATCATCCATGCCAATATATCCCAATTTAACCATAAGAAAGGTTTTAAATGACCATTCAAACTCTTGTGATTTTTCTTTAACATAGGCATCAACCATTTCTTCTGTTATGTGTTCTAATAAAATCCCATCTAATATATACCGATTTCTCTAGTCTATCGTTTATAGGTACATCTGCCATTTCTTCTACATTGTATAAGAATATGCCAGGGTAACCCAATTTTTCACAACTCTTTTTTACCTCATCCATAAAATACCATATACCACCAAGTGATTGTGGATATCTACTTGTTTGGGTTGAGTATTTGACAAACTCCCCTTCGTATAATTGTTTGGGGTTTGTTGGATATTCTACATTTATTACCTTCATAATTTACTTATCTTTATCAAACCATTCTTCAAATGTGTCATATTTAAATTCATCCATATATTATTTCTTTGTATCCCCAGATAAAATAATTGATGAAGCACAACATTCATATAACTTTGAAATATTTTCTTTTAAACCACCTCTTAGATTATCGAATATTCCTGTATTTTCCCACTTCTTATATAATTCTTCTTTTTGTTGGGATAAATCTTTTTTATGATTTTCTTTTTTCATATCTTATGTAGTTTTAAATGTCTTAATGGTTCTATAGATTCTGTGATATATTTACTAACATTAACTTCATTTATCATACGTTGTTTTTCACAATGGTCAAACTTTAATAGGTAAATTTGTGTATCTTGTATTTTCTCAGAACTTATAACCATAAATCTCTTATTATGCAAATCACTATCTATTTCAGGATGGTTATTTGTTATATATGTTTTGCCGACTTTTAATTCCATATTATTGTAAATCTAATGATTTATGTGGATAGTGTAAATATATACCCGGACTACGTCCCTAGAAATAAAAAAACCCGAGGATTATCTCAGGGTTTTACATAATTCATTATAAAACCCAAAACAAGGTTCATCAAACTTTAATTCTTTATTCATATTATTTAGGTTTAACTATTTCAATTAATTTTTTAAGACAAGCAAGTTCTGCTTCTTCATAAGTATTGAATGTACCACTATAAGAACCTCCAGCCCCAAAAAAGTTATCAAATATTTCTTTTTCAGTATATAAATCTCTTATATGGAAGCTATATTCTATACATCCTCCAAAATCTCCAGAGTAAACTTCTCCAGATATACTTTTTTCATCTCTAAACCATCTAAATGTTTGTGAGAATGTTGGTGCTTTTGTATAAATAAATCTCCCTTTTAAGTTTATACTATCGTTTAAATATAAACCATTATCTTTATTATATTGGTCATCATAAAATCCAAAACATTCATCATTAAACCCTAATTCTTTTAGGGCTAATGCTTCTTCGTATGGGATAAATTCGTTTGTCATTATTTCTATTTCTTAATGTTACAAAGATATAAAATTATTTTAAACTTTCTACATTTTATCTTTTAATTTTGTTATTGATTGATGCCAAGGTTATGAAAATAAATAATAATAATATTACTGTCATGGTTTAAATTATTTAAGGTTTGGTAAAACTTTTTCTATTGTGTATATGTTTTCTTGGTCCTTCTTGGATTTTTTCTTTTTCTTCTTTAATTCATTAAGGGCATCCAAAAGTTCTTGTTTTTCTTTGCTAACTTTTGGTTCCACCTTTGGAATAAATTGGTGTATGGGTTTGTCTTTGTAGACAATTTTTTCCACAATCTTATCCTTGTATATAATTTTATCCTTATATACTATTTTCTCCACAGGTTTTTCCTTATAAATTATTTTGGGTTTTTCTTTGGTTAAAGAATAAACCATTGTGCTTAAAACAATGTTTAATATAACGGATGATATGATTATTGTTATTATCATACCACAAATATAAGAATTTTATTTTATTTGGCAATTAACTATTCTGGGAAAAAATCTCCAATATCTTCTGACCCACCATGTAACAATTTCCAATGGCCGTTTGAAATTATGACCGGAATCCAATTAAGTTCTGTTTTAGATTCATCATCATCATACCATGTTTCACCACCGTCTATGCTTCTGAGATAATAAACATCGCAACCATCATGGAAAATTTCATGGTTCCCAAATATTGTATGTTTTGTCATTACCCTAGCTTTTTTGGGGTTGCATTTGATTGATTCTATCATAATCAATATGTTTTCCTTATTAACCCTAAAAACATCACCAATTGAAATTGGGTATTTTTCTTTTGTTTCTTCTTTTATTGTAACTTGATTGTTGTTGGATAAGCATTTGTGGCAATTAAAAGGATCATTTCCTGCTTCAGATAATTTCCAAGACCATCCGCAATTGTTGCAGGTTATGGTTTTATCTTTTTTAAGTTCTTCTTTTATGATTTTTTTGATGAGATTTCTCATATCTTATAAATATTCTTATAAGATAAAAAGCTTTGGTTTTTATTTTGGGGTATAATATCGTTCATAATTTTTATCGAATATCTCATCCAATTTTTTCTTTGTTTCTTCATCTTTTGGGATTAAATCATAAATGTCATTATACATTTTATAGCCAAATTTTAAATCCCTTAAATAACTTTCACAATAATGACCGTCTTGTGATTGTTTGCACATTAATGGGCTACAACAACCTTCTTCACCACAGCCCGTGCAAATGGGGCAGTATACATCATAACCATCTTCATAAATCTTTGCCTCATCAAAAAAATGGCCCAAATATATTTTATTATTGTTCCAATCTGCCTCGCAATAATAAACCTGTCCAACCTCATTGATGGATGTGATGGTAACATATTCAATTCCATATTGTTCTCTTTCAAATTGGTTGGCTTCCAATTTATCCCCAACATTAAATTTTGGTTTCATTTTATCCCTTTATTGTTAATTCTTCAAATAATAAAGCAAACCATAAGTTTTGTAATTGATGTACATACTTAATATCAAATGAAATTGGGTATTTTACGCCATCATCTCTATCATCAGGACTGTCAGTAAACTCTTGATAAAATGCCCAGTTATCAGCCCAATCCCTATATTTAAAACAATATTTATAATCATTAATACCCCTACTCCAATATTCTCCATCTCTATAGAACCCGAACTTTTCAAACCATTTTTCAGTTACAGGTATAGGTTCATATACACCTCCATTAGGTATGTTTATCAAATCAGTTACATCAACACGTATTGTTTCAAAATCTTCATGGTTTAGCATTAAATTTACTAAATTTCCTATTCTTAATTCTGATGCTTTCATAACTTATTTTTAATTAATGATTTAAACCATTCAATACCCTTAATAAAACCATCTTCATATGTTTTTTGATACGGACTTCCACTTAAGTATTCACCAACACTTTCTATTTCTGCCTGTATTTTTATATCCCTATCTGTGATAGAGTTAATTTTTTCCTCAACCCATTCAGCACCCATTATAAAGTTTTCTGAACCTTTTTTATAATCTTCTTTTTCACAAGTTCTATAACCAGAATAAAACCCTTGGTGGAATATGTTTTCTTCTTCAGTTGTTGAGGTTAAATGAACAACATTGTCTATTAGTTTTAACTCTTTTTCTGATAGAGTTTGTATTTCATCATCTGACTTTTTCATTTTAATATAAATTCAACTAATAAAACAATATAAATTATACCTATAATACCAAAAATTAAACCAACAATAGTGTCTTCACTTAGTTTTTTCATTACAATCCATTAAACCATTCATGATATTTTATCCTTGCCAATCTATCCTCACCACTATGTGTTTTACCCTCAGAATGAAACGTATCTAAGACTTTTTTACCAAATTCATACATTTCTTTTTTCATATTTTCTTGACATTGAGTATAACCTAACACATAACCTTTGAACCTTTCCATATCTTTTGAAGGGTCGACAGAACTAGTAGAAGCTCTATGTCTCTCTATTTCTGATTTAGCTAGTTGATTTATTTGTTCTTTCGATTTCATGTTATTTTTTTAAGTTATTTTTAATCCAATTATCTGTATTACCATAATCGCTTGGTTGAACTGTTCCATTCCCTAATTCAACACCCCATTCAATAGATTTTTTCATTAACTCAATAACCTCACTTTCAGTGTATTTTTTATCTTCTTGACATTTAGTGTAACCATCAACAAAGCCGTTTAACGTACCATCTATGTAACCTTCAGTATATTGTCCTCCACCACTACCATTATTTCTATAAAACTTAGTAGCTATTTTCCTTATTTCTTCTTGTGATTTCATTTTAATCTGTCATATAGTTTAGATTATATTTATTAGCAATTCTACTATAATGGTATTTTACAAAGTCATCCATTGAACTTTCTGGAAACCCTTCAAACCATTCTCTTCTTATATTATGTAAAATATCAAAATCCCATTTGATTTCATAAAACTTATTTTGGTTAAAGTATAACAAGTCTGAATATTCTGCCACATCAATATTAGAATGTAAGTCGTTATCCTCACCCAACTTTTTGATTGTTTCACACTCAATTATTGTATTGTTTTTTTCATTTCTTAAATAATGTACCATGATATTATTCTTTCCTTTTTGGTGGGTTATAATTTTCCTTTAACCATTTCATAGTTTCGTAAACACCATTTATATCTTGTTCAGATAATTCCCTTACAATTCTATCCCAACCATCTTCACCAATATAATCATCGTGAATTATCTTAGCCGATTTCCCATCAAACCAACCATCAGTATCACTTTCATAAATGATTTCAAATTCAACTTCTCTACCATCAACCCAATATGTTGATAGGAATGGATTGGATAGACTTTCTCGATGAACAGATATTTCTTTAACCCTCTGTTTCAACATTCCTTGTGGTCCGAAATAATGCGGATCTCTATCCCAATATAATACAAACCACCCAGTGTCTTTTAAGTTTAATGTACCTTTCATTATACAAATATAAGGAAAAATTATTTTAAATCATAATATTCTCTAACTTCATCTAGTTGTGATGGGTCAACAATAAAACTTTCCCAATCATCTTTTGCAACTTCAACATCCCTTACATCAATATAAAAGGTTTTAGGTGTAAATGGAAATGATTTAACATAACCCCGTTTATCTATCATTTTGGTTCTATCTCCATTTAACCAATCTTCTTCATTTAACCAAGCCATTCCACTCCATGTTATACCTCTTTGGTCTCTTTTAACAATAGCATCAATATAATAAGGTCTTCCGTCTTTACCGTCTTTGAATAAAGCCGAACATCTCTTATTTTGATACCAAGATCGCCCATCACCTAAATCTCTCACATCACCCCACTCTTCATCTTTACCAGTGATAGGTTGTAATGGTTCATAATTAGCCAATTTACGAAATAAGTCGGTGACAATGGGTGCTGACATCCCTGAATGTCCTTGTTTGGAAAATACTTCTATTAATTCCATGACTGCTTTACCTGTCATACCATCATAAAAGTCACCTTCACCAGAAAATAAACCAGCCATCTCTAATTCTAATTTTGCGTGTTCTATTAGTCCCATATTATTTATTTTTTCCTGTCATATAATTTACTTCCACCTCTTTGTTACCTTCTAAAGCGTTTTTAGCGTATTGTAAGGCAGACCTAACTTGTCTATCATGTGATGTTTCTAACTTGTTACAATTATGTATGTTTGAAGTAATTCTAAGTGCTTCAACTATCCTTTCAAGTTGAAATTTATAAATCGTTATCTCTTCCATGTTATTTATAGTTCAGTTTTATTTAGGAATTCTTTAATTTCTTTTAATTTCAATATCGTCTTATTTGCCTCCATCAACTTTTGTGATGTTTCTTTGTATAAATCATTTAATTGGTTTATTGCACAAGTTTCACATTGTCTTGCATACTTATCACCCATGAATTCTTCTTCACAGTTTACACACTTACTCAAATAGAAACCTGGAGCGTAAGCAAGTATGGGATATTTTATTTTATTTTCCATATTATTTGTTTTTCATATCTTCTATTCCTGCGGCAATAATACCCGATATAAGTATCCAACCAAAAGATATGAATACCAACATGGCTCTAGTACCTTGTTCCCAACATGAGGGGTTTAATTTCCATGAAATAAATGAAAAGGCCAAGTACATCAGTAAAACTCCTATTAATGATAATTGTATAAATGTTTTCATGTTTTATCTTATATTATTTGATCTTATATTATTTGATGTTATCCACTTAGCTGTGGGTGAATAAGGATTTTGTAAATCTATATCTATCCCCGTTGTGGTCCCAAAATTTGATTTAGGTTGTCCATATTTTTTAGGATTGGGTACCATTTTATTTCCCATTATACAACCGCACATACCACTGCCACCATTTTTAGGGTTACATCCACAAATTTCAGCATACATAACCTCATCAGGTTCATTACTTATGATAGGTACTACTGTAGATGGCTTATCTTGTTCATACAAATCAATAAGTCTAAAGACTTCTGATTTAAATTGTGATATTGTTTCAACCCTATCGAATTCAATTTCAATTAATTGTTTTAATGTTTCTTTTGTCATAATTTAAATTTAATATAAATCTTCACTAAATAAACCTATCATTGGATTATGTAATTCATTTTCATTCACTTGTTCATTTTCTACTGCAATACTCATAGCTTCTATTCTATCGACAAACCTATTTTTGGATGTCATAAAACCCTGTTCGGTTTCACCCACACTATCGGGACCAAATTGTACTGTCCTCAGTTGAGAAAGTGTTGACACGATATCAATACAATTACCATGTCTGTGACCGCAAACAACAATTCCTTTATCAATGTTTTTAGGTAATAGTCTTTGTGTAGGTAAATCTTTATACCATATGGCAGCACATGTAATATATTCTTCTGATTTTATTTTTTTCATACTAGGTACCATTTTGGTGTTTGACCATGTTGCCATTTGGCAAATCTTACTTTATATTTTTTATAATAATTTCTATAACCTTCTATTGGGTCTGACATTTTACAATCGTCAGGCATTGCCTGTGAAAACTGTGTCAAACCAATATCAGGTATTTCTGGCATGTTGTCACGGTACCAAAAATTAATATCCTCACCAGCATGTTTCCTACCGTATCTTTTGGTGTATTCTTTACACATCTCATGAGTTAATTCCGTCAACCATTTATAATTACTTGATGATGTATTAACCCATTTTGTACATGGATGGTTAACAAAACCAATTCCATATGGAAAAGGTTTATCATCTTTTTGCCTTGGAAACCCTTGAAAATTTTTATATATAAAATCTTCTGTAATTTCTTTTTTATTTTTTATACCTCGTCGGATATAAGATATTGTACCTAATATTTGATTGTGTTCTGTAATCATTTTTACCAAATGTTTGTCACAGTGATATTCAGCACATTTTTTAACGTCCTTATCCAAAACAAATATATTCATATTTTAATGATATGAAAAATAATTAAATATAAAAAGTAAAAATTAAGGTTTTTTGGTTTCAACCTTTCCATATGCAGGACATGGTTGATAGTAATAATTTTTACAAGAACTTGCCAATAGACAAATTAATAAAGACAAAATTGTTATTTTTTTCATGTTTTATTTTGTTTTATCAATCACAACATAAATTGTGTCAATTACTTTACCAGTTGTTTTACAGTTACAACCTGATTTACTTTCAGGGGACGTGCTATTACCAAATGCCGTAGCGATAGGATTTCTATCTAAAACTTCCATTTTGGTCACAAAATGACTTGTCTCACCACGATTTCTGAACCAATTATACCCAGCTGTTTCATGATAAACAATTTTAACCTTCCAACCGTAATTAGCAGCACTATCCAATGATTTTACCAAATTTTCATCTTGATTGTCATTATCAATAGAAAAATCAAATGGTGTTGAAGAGTTCATCCCAGTTTGGGTCATGTTCAAATGACCTTCCCATGATTTCCATATTATACCACTTTTGGAGAATTGTGTAACCAAACCAATTCTTTCACCGTTAGAATAATTTTCTGAACAAGATGTTATTAACAACATTGATGCTAAGGCCGAAGCCCAAATTTTTATTTTTTTCATATTTTAATTATAGTTTAATGTACCTTTCATTATACAAATATAATATTTATAAAATATAAAATCAATTTATATTTAATAACATGAGAGACTTAATTAAGAAGATATTAATTGAGGAAATGGTTTCTAAAATAGATGAGTGGGAATCTAATGTCTATTCACCGGAAGAAGGTGTGTTTACTACATTAATATCTAAAGATGATAATAATGGGGATAAATTATACTTATTCGTTGGTTTTGAAAAAATAAATAACGATATCAGTAAATATTCATATTGTTTTATGGTTGTTGATACTAACAATAAACCTATAACAGGTTTTATGTTAAAAAGAGATGAGGTTAGTAGATATATACCTAATAGTATTAAAAATAAAAGAATGGTTATATCTATAATTTTGGGGTTAACTAGAAGACTATTAACAAATATTAAGCCTAACAAAGTTATTAGAACGACCCATGAAGTTTTAGATAATAACTCTTTAGTTAGATATGATGAAATTACAAAAATATTTATAAATGAATTTATGTATAAACTAACAAAAAAAGGTAAAAATACCGATGGTACTGATTTTTGGGTAATGGAATTGGTTGATAATATCCAAGAAAATGAAACAACGGAAACTGAGTACTTAGACATCCCACCTATCGAGGAAATTAATAAAAAATGGGAAGAAAGATTATTATCAATATTACCAAAACTTAAATGACATGTTAAAAAATAAAGATAACACCAAAGATAAAGAAAATGTAGATATTTGAACATACCGTCAAAAGAGGAACGAGAAAAAAGTTGGTCAGATAAACTAAAAAGTATATTACCTATGGTAAAACAAGATATTATAAATTACCACAAAAATAATAATAAATAATTACTTTAATTTAACACACCCACAAGAATCATCTGTTAACTCACATTCGTAATCAACCCAACGAACACATTCCGTCCACTCTCTCCTATACCTACCTGTGTGACCATTATCTGTAGTCTTCCATTCAGCACACTCTCTACAAATTGACTTATATGTGTATTCTTTACAATAATGTGATGTATAATACATGTTACCATATAGAACCAATATTATTAATAACATTGGTCCCCATATCCAAAATAAATCAAACCATTCTTTTAAATGTTTTTTCATATATTTATATCCATTTCCGATAATCCTCTAATCACATGAGGTAATTTTTATTTTTTTAATATTTTTTTCACAAAAATTTATTTTTTCAACTTTCACCAAAAATCTAGGATTGTGGTGGTTTATCTGCTTAATTCCATCTATCATATAATATTCACCTTTTATGTGGACCCAAGGATCCGAACCATGGTCACTAAACCCTACAATGGTACCACATTCTTCTTGTGTGCAGTAAAATAAGCCACCGTTCTTTTTCTTAACTCTGTCACCTATTTCGAATTTCATAATTTTAACTTAAATCAAATTTTGTACCCAATTTATTTTCTATTTCTGATAATGAGTACTTGTTAAAAGCTAACATTAGTAATTCTAATTTAAATTCATCTTCTAAGGTTTTTACCTCAACATTACGTTGTCCCAAATAATTTTTTTCCAAATCTTTGGCCAATATTTTTAACTCATCCTCAGATGCGTAGTCATTTACGTAATTCCTGATATCATCAAAATAGATTTCCACATCAACATCTTGTGATACATACATTGTCCTACCTCTTTTTCTCATTTTTATTTTGTTTTAACTTATCATCCTGTTCTTGAATTATTTCAGTCAACATTTTATCCACCCAAGTTAAATTATCATCTGAGATACCGTATTCTTTTTTTAATTCAGTTAGTAATTCTTGTTTAGATTTTTCAGCTTTATCTTTAGACCAACCTATATTTTTTTCGTTATTTTCCATTTTTTATATATAATATAATAAATTTATTCCCAAAAAACATCGTTGTCGATAATTTCATCAACAATTTTATTAACACCTCTAATCATTTTTTCGGTATGTATAAACCATTCCCTATAACCATCAAAATCAAATGAATGACATTGTTTATTATCATCCCTTATGTAAAACCTTTTTTTCGTTACATCTAATATCTTATAGTGTTTACCAACTTTGGTCACAGCTTTACCTTGTAGTTTACCGTTTTTCATTATAACAGGTTTGATACAATAAAGATAACCACCAACTTTATATGATTTAGTTTCCATAAAACAAATATACAAAAAATCCCTCACACTGGAGGGATTTTGATAAAAAAAATTTTAATTATCTATACCCATATTTGTCTGACAGTATCAAGTTTAATGTCGGTATAATCTGAAAATAATTTAACATCATCGGCATAAGTAACTTTACCATTAGGCCTCAAATGTATATAACCAGTTCCATTTGAAGAGTATTCAACTAAATCATCAAAATTATAATCACGCACAATATTGTCACCAACATCCCAACCAATTTCTTTTAAAAACTTTAATAAATCCATAACATCACTAGCAAGCATAGGTTGTGAAAAACGTAATATATATCTTTCATGATTATAACTTGGTATTTTTGAAAATCTATTAGCATCATCATCAATTATATCACCAACCCAATCAAATTCATTCGTCTCAATTAAAGGACCAAACATATCACTAGTTTCATCCGCATCAAAGTCGTGACTTCTAACCCATTCTCTTCCATTTAAATGTTTATACATATGATGTTCCTCATCTGATATAGACGGGTCATCTATATCACCGGATGTGTAAGTTATATTCTTCGGATTTGATTTAAAAAAACCAATTGTTATATACCAAATACCCTCTGAAGGATCTTCCCATATCTGATCCAAATAAGGTAAATTAGTTGGTATACCTCCTGACCGCCAAGTGACATCGTCGTAATTTCTTTGAATTACTTTCATTACTTCAAGTAACTCCCATTCATTTCTCAATGGTGGGTCAAACCTCAAATTTAAAATAGGTTGATAAGTTCCTTCATTCAAGGAACCAAAAACATCATCCATATCTAAATCATCATCGTCTAAAATAATATCGTAATAACTAACTATTTTATATTTAGGATTCCATAATCTATAGTCTTCAGCGTAACTTGGATCCTCTTCTGGTCTCCATATACCATCTTGGTAAAATGTCCAACCTATGGTTGCTCTTTGTGCATGTGGTGGCCTACCATTATAATACGGGTATCTTCCGATATATATCCAACCCAAATCAGGTGGCATACTTCTAACATCATCACCACCACTTTGCCAATATATACCTTTTGAGTATAGATATAATTGTAATTCTTGGAACTGTTCTTCTGTGATGTCTGACACAGGCATCACAACCCAATTCCATTCTTGTAATAATCTTTCTATATTACCGACTATATGTGACGATTCATTTTCATTTAAGGAACCAAAAACGTCATCAATATCTAAATCAACACCCATAGTTTGGCATAAGAAATCCATATTTTTAATAACATAAAAACCACTCTCTAAATGTGATAAAAAAACGTGCCAAGGTTCACTATTATAGTAAATTTCTTCATCGTCTTCCCACTGTAAATCAATATACTTTTCATCAGAATCTATAATAGTATAAACAATACCTTCATTATTATATTCTTCAGGATTGTAGAACTGTAAACCAATACCACCACTTTGAAAGATAAAATCTAAAATTTCTTTTTCCATTTACAATAAATATCTTGTCTATGTTAAAAATTGTTTATATATTTGTACAAGTTATTTGACATAAAAACACAACAATAAAAAAAAAACAAAGATTTTGTTGACGGTATGAAATAAATTACATATCTTTGTTGTGTTAAGTTAAACAACCTGATAACGGTAAGGGGAAAATAAAAAAAATAATTTTTAAAAACCTCTTGATAGTTTAAAAAAGAATGTTTAACTTTGAAGAAGTGAATGAGTGGAAAGTAAAGGTCCTAAATCTCCCGAGTAAAGAGTAACACGACCATCCGACATGACACCACTCATAAATAAAAACTGTAACACCATAAAAACTGTAAATGTTTACCACAGAGGAAGCTAAGTCCTGAACCATCGTGAAACCGATAATTGACTGACACAGGCTGAAACCTCTCTAAAAACAGGGAAAGTAAAAGCAATCGTGGTGTTCAAAGATGTTGTTCTTTTTTTAACGGGTCATAGTATTTTTATTAAACTTCACAATAGTTAAAATAAAAAAATTGGAGAACTTTCACACTCTCACAAGGTTTAATCAGTGGACTGATCATCCACACGGGAATCAACGATCACGGCACCTTAACCCAAAAGCCACCGATTCCCTTAACACGTGTTATAAACACAAACAAGACCGATCTCGATTATAACATCGATAAAACCCTCTTGTCACACCTACCTTACGGTGTCAACAAAGGTTCCCTTTCATGTGAATAAATCTATCGGCAAACAAAACCCCCACATCTATGTAATATTAGATTGGGGGTTTTTAGTTTTTAAAAGATTTGTTTAAGGTATGTTAAAAAATTCTCTACCGTTTATAGGTGTTGAACCGTCTTCTGATAACTGTTTAATAAATCCCTCTTCATCTTTATCGAAATATTCAACATCACCAAACAAGGCAACAAGTTTATTATTATATTGTATACGTGTACTAGGATGTATTTCTAGATGATCCATACCACTACGTGACGCAGAACTTTCAATTCTAATGTCTTGTTCTAATAAAATTGGGATTACATATTTTTTAAATTGTTCTGAAGATATTTTTGGATAAAAATAAAACAATATATAATTTCCATTTCTTGGTAATGTTTCCCACATGTTGGATTTTTCAATGATATCACCCACCCAATCAAAATCACCCTCTTCAGATTCCGACATATTTTCAAAAAAATATTCATCATCAATATCATCTAATAAATGGAACCATGTTTTATAAGAATGCCCCATTACTGGTTTTATTGTAAACATTCGATTTATACCAGTATCGTCTTTTATAACTAAAACCTCTAATCTATTATCAAAATATGTTACATCAATTACTCTATATGTTTTATTTACTGTTAAATAAGGTTCAAAAGCAGGTGTAACAGTGTGGCATAACAAATTATCACCAACTTGTGGTTCCCTTTCGTATTCTTCTTTTAAAATAGATTTAATAAGATTTCTCACATAATATAAATATCACAGAATTGTGAAGATTTAATTATTTGAAAGTCCTTTCCAACATCACAACCAGACTTGCGTCAACCCATTTTTCATCAGCACCATCCTTAATTTTAAACTTGGTTATAACGGGTAACTTAATTGTCTCCAACCTACCAAATTCCATGTCCATAATTTCAACTACCTTGTTGTTAAAATTACCTCTTAAATTAATTTCCATATTTGTTAATGTATTTTTCTTTTATAATATATTCAGCCATCAATTTCATAAAATCTATATCTGCCTCATGTTCATCTTCAGGTACCACCTTTTCTTTATGGTTACCTTCAATGAAATATAAACCATCAACTTTTTGTTCTTTGGTTAAATGTATATAAAGTCTAATAGAGTTATAATAACCTTCTATCCATCTGTCTTGGGGCTTTATCCAATTAATCATTTTCTATTTTGATAACAATTTGATTTAACATTTTATCTTCACCTTCAGGATCCCATTTGGATTCCAAATCTGTGCCAAATAGTCCTGCAAATCCATCCCAAAATTCTGCTTTTCTTTCACCCTTTAACATTTTTAAAATTTCATAAGGTGACATACCATTTTCTCTATGAATAAGTTTTAATAATACCTTACCTTCACTTATGGTTAAATCTTTTATTGTCTTACCATAATTACTTTTTAAATAAACTTCCATCTCATGAAGTTCTTTTTTACGTATAATTGGATTTGTAGAATTTAGGTTTTCTTTTCTGTTATTAAGTTCTCGGGATAGCACCTTGACCAAAGGTAAAACTTTTCTAACTTTTTTTTCTAAACGACTACGTTCCCAAGAAACAAATACACCCCAATTACCCTTTTCCTTTATTATAAAAGGTTTTAATTTAACATAGGGTAAGGTATCACCATTAATTATAACGGCTGTTACCCTTGTTTGACAAACACCAATAAAGGTTATTACTGATAATATAAGGGTTAATATAAATTTCATTTTGTGACTTATAACGCATACTCAAAAAAATCTAAATTCTCAATTTCTTTAAAATCTTCTTCTCCAATAAACGTTAATTTTTCAAGTATTGGACTTTCTAGTTTAATTCTAGTGAATTTACCCGCATTTGGTTCACAAGTTAAAAAAACAGATTTATCATTCAAACCTAGAACCCTATAAAACTTATTGGGTTTCATACATAAAAATTTTCTATCGAATAAGTTTTTTGATATCCAAGTTTGTCCGTCTGTGATAAAAACATAATCACCTTTTCTAATCTTCTCCATGATATAATACTTCGTGTAATAATCCTTTTTGACATTTAACTGTAACAAATTTTAAATCATAAATTACATCGCCTATCCATTTCTTTTTTAAATAATAAGGACCTTTAACTATAATAACAGTTTGTGGTGGTTCATCATTAGGAAATCCTGTACCGGCCAAAAAGTGATTATAACCATCATCTAAACAATAAGCCCAAGAATTATCTATTGGTTTGTATAACTCACCAACTTTGGTCTTAAAAATTATAGGTAATATATTCTTTTTTAATTCCATTTTATGATTTTATACTTACTTTCCACAATTTCACGTACCTTTTTAAATTCTTTGACACGATTAAGTCTAAGATTATATCCCTTAGCTATAGGTCCCATTAATATTAAGGCAGTACTAACCTTTGATTTTCCAATAACTTCTTTCATAAATTTAAATAATATTTGATTTAAACCCACAATGTGGACAAGTTAACATTTTATCTTTACTTGGTTTATACTCACTTAATGACCATAATTCTTTACAATCACCACAAAAAAAATGATACATATGTTCTATGTTAAAACCATGTTTTTTCTCTTTTAATTTTTCAACAATTAATTCATTAATCCTGTAAAACTTACTTTCATACCATTCTTCAAATGTCAAAGCAGAATCTGGGTTTTTTGTTTTAAATTCTTTGTATTGTGCCTCTAACGTCATAATTAATAAAATATAACACCTGTTTTATCTTTTCTCATTATTTTTAATTCGGTTAAACCTTCACTAAAATAAACTGCAACTTGTCTCTTATGCATTGGTGCCTCATAAATCACACCACCATCCTCCAACTTCACACCAGTATCTTGTAATACCCTAACACCTGTAACATCAAATTCATTTACAGAAGGTATTAGAATATCATAAACCCTTGTTGATTGTGAAGATATAACAAAAGAACATTCGTTAAAATAAAAATAATTTTGTATCTTGTGTATTGTTGTATCGGTAGGAGTTACTATTTTAATATTACTATATTTTAGTACAACATAACTATTTTGACCAAACAAACTTATTCCAAATAAGAAATTAAAAATTGTTATTAATAAGTTTGTTTTAAATTTACGATTGTTTATCATTTTTGATTTTTTTCATTAAACTATTTAACAAATTTAACTGAAAATTTTCATCATTCCTAATATGTGGTAAAATATTTTTTATATGTTCTAAATTTGACATCATGTTATCACCAGTTTTATCTTCAGGTTTAACATTATCTTCACAATCAGAACAATACTTATCACCTAAATCTACCTCACCGTTTAAACACCTCCATTCTTGTTCTGTAAACTCACCGCCTGTTTTTAGTATCCTCCCACAAGAAGAACATACTAATGCCATATTACCGTTATTGAATTTGAATTTTGTTGACATGATAATTATTTTTCCATTACAACCATTATCTCATCGTTTGGTGATGAATTGCTATAAGTGTCTTGGTTTTGATTAACCATAGCCACAACACGATAACCTAATTTAAAGTTATCTTGTATTTCAACCTTTAATTGGTTAAGATTTCTTCCTAGAATAACCTTTTGTTCCTTACTTCTGTCTGACATTTTATTTACAGTCACAACCGTGGTTGACATCAGAAATAAACCTAATAAAACTAATAATGTATTTTTCATATAACAAATATAGTGATTATCTATTTGGTGGCAAAATTAAATAGGAAGATTTACCTTTGACAATAATTGATTTGAGACATGTGTATATATTTCTGTAGTTTTAACTGAATAATGACCTAATATTTTTTGAATTAATTTTAGGTCTGTACCATTCTCCAATAGGTTTGTTGCACAACTATGTCTTAATTGGTGAATGTGATATTTTTCACCTAAGTATTTTTTAACAATTTGGTTACAACTGCCAGTACTATATTTTAAGTTATTTTGACCATTAAATAAAAAATCAATTGGCCTAAACTCTTTGTAATAACTTCTTAATAATTCTAAGATGTTCTGAGAAAGGGGGACTACCCTATCTTTTCTACCTTTAGCGTTTTTGATATGGATTATCATTCTTTTAGAATCAATGTCTTCTATCTTAAGATTAACAACTTCTGAAAACCCTCAAACCAACCGAATACGACAAAGATAATATTGATTTATGCTTCAAATTATTTATCTTCGATAGACACTCTATAATGTAATCATTATCAATTACTTTTGGTAACTTCTTTTCTGACTTGGGTCGTTTGAAAGATACTTTATCGTATTTCTTATTTAGACCGAATTTGTAGAGAAATCTGATTGAGTTAATAACTTGGTTTTGTTGTGAAATAGAGGTAAATTTGTAGTTATCTAAGTAAGATTGGAAATCTTTTGAATTACAATGAATGACTTGTTTATCTCCCAGAGATTTTAGGAAGTCTTTAATGTGACTTAAATAATTATCTTTTGTTCGAGGAGAGTAATTTAAGTATATAAACTTTTCTTCGCAAATCTTTATAATTTTTTGGTTCATTTAATTGATTTTAAATGGTTTAACCTATACTTGTTTATATATAATAGTTAGGCGATATTTTTAGACACCACCGTAAATTCACATCTTCTCTTTGAAAACGTCCTTTTACCGCATCTAATTACATAAACACCACCCGAATAAGACCCTTTCCCATGTTTGCCCTTTTTGCTGTAAGACACAATTAAGCCTTTAGCTAAAAAAGTTGCTTTTGGACTTCTTACCCAATATTCTACATTGTACCCAACAAGGTCAATTCCACCCGAAGGGAAAACATCGCCTAACACGGGTTTTGCGTCAGCAGGGGTTTCGTTCAAATTTAAGTTTTCGTTTTCCATTGTTATTTATTTTTAAGTTGATAAATCCGTTTCCATAAGCCCTGCCGAACGCAAAGCCCGAAACCGTTATAAGTAATGTGTGTAGATGACATTGACCCCGCTGTGGATTTTCACCACTATTAGTTAATCTTCCGATGCGGGGTTAATCACCCACACACTACTTATAACAACAAATATAAGAAATAAATTTTAGATTACCAAATCTTAGAGGAAAAATTTACTTCTCATATTTGCAAACGTTAGTGATAATTAGTTTATTCACTTTTCCTAATTCTTAATTCCTTGATAATCTCGTTAAAGACATTCTTTTCCTCCTCATCAAATTTTTCAGGACCTTCGCCCCAACCAATAGGTTTTCCCCATCTGAACGCTATTGTAATAGCGTCTTTTATATCTTGTAAAGTGAATAACTCACTATCACTAACATCAGATATATTCAAGTTTTCTGATTCAGTTAGTCTCTGTTTGAAAGTGTCTATGTATTTTCTCATTTCTTTGCTCATAATTTTGTTTTATATATAAATATCAGAAACCTGAAATATATCTGAGTATCGTTATATTCAATTTTTATTTTCTACAACCCATCTAACCACTTGTTCCCTTGTTAAACCCATTAACTTACCATTTTTGTTATTGAAGTCTTCGTGGAACTTTTCTATGAAATTTGACGGAATTTCATGATGTTTTAAAACATAATCACCATTTTCTATTTCAAAAAAATAAGCTCTAGCATAATCTTTTTGTGGTGGTGGTAACATTTCAATGTCTCTTCCTGTTTTTAAAAAATGTTTGAATCTTAAAAGATGTGCTTTACCTTTCAAAATATTAAACAATACCCATTTTTTAATTTCTTTAATCATTTTATTTTTTTACAAATATACTAATAAAAACTGAATATAACAAATGATAAACAACATTAAAACGATTGTTTATCATCAACCGTTATTTTATAATTTTAATTTTTTTATTGTTAATCATCAATATATACATACCAATACCATAGTCAGATATGTTGATGATATCTAATTTATTTCCATCACCCATGTAGATAATATTACCAAATATATCAACGACATATACATTTGAGTTTTGTAGTTCTGACTTAAAGTTTGGATGGTTAAATAATCTTACATATCTAACGTTTGTAATAACGTCAATAATTAATACGTTTACAACAAATACATTATTACCATCAAAAAATACAAATTGTTTGGTGTCACTTAGGTTATCATTAGTAAAATCAAATAATCTTGCCTCTGACTGTGCCATACCATCTACTATAAACCCATTTATACTACACCCAATACCATACGTGGCGACATTACGTACAATTAATTTGTCAAAATTTGTAACACTTATCTGAACTGTATCTGAACTGTAATTTCCGGATATATTATTATTGGGCCATTCTTGTCCGACTAAATATACAAAATCAGTGGCGAATAAATTCAGGGGTAATAATAAAGATAATAATAATTTTTTCATATCACAAAATTAAAAATTTTAAAAAATTAATGGTGATAAAAATCACCATTAATCCCACCATCCTTTTAGACCAGAACCATCAAATTGTTCATCCCAATATTTGTATTGTTCATCCCAATCGGTGATATTTTCGGGTGCATCTTTAAACTTATCAAAATCCTGTCCTTTAAAAATTTCCCATAGTTGTTCCCACATTTGTTTTTCAATTTGACGTGACCTTTCATAAACTTTTTTTCTAAGTTCTTTTTCTTCAGGAGTATCATCATCAACCATTTCGTAATAACCAGGTCTATCTTCACAAGGTTTAAATTGTAAAGGTCTATCAGGTAAAACCCCTAATTCTTTTTCTGCCAACTCAACAAAATCATCTTTGATAAATCTATCTAAAATATATTGAGCGGTAATCATTTTGTCCACTTTTTTCTTTCTGGAACTATCAACTTCATTACCTTTTATGTCTATGTTTTTTGCCATGTCACCAATTGATGTTTCCATAAACATAAGAACACCATTATATCCATACCAACGATATTGGAATAATGCTTTTCTAAATAACCAAACGTTTTTGAAAAAGTTTGGCATTTCATAACGTAAAAAATCCCAAGTTTTCCATAAAACTGTTTGACGATTAATCATTTCAGCAAATGATTTGATAAATTTGTTTGTTATACTTAATTTCATATCACAAATATACTAATTAATACCCACTTTCGTGTGAATTATCATAAAAATTATTTTCTTTTGTTTCAACCAGCTTTGTTTTTTTGTTTTTAACTTTTACATCTTTTCTTACTATCTTACTGATATCAGTATTTTTTGTTAGTGGGTTAAATTTATCTAACAAAACGTACACCCAAAATAATAACGCGGGTAATACTAGTAATGCTACACTACCAGTGAATGCACCAACTATGGTCAATAAACTGTTTAAAAAAATAACCACCCATTTGGCTTTTTTTCTTGTAGATTTTTTCAACCTGATTTCAACTTGTTTTTCCATTATTTTAATATATAAAGTGTTTCTCTTTTTTCCGTACCAAACCAATTTTTATCACCAAAAGCAAATGTATTCAACTCAACCATATCTTTTTTAATTGGAAAAGAATTGTCGTATGTACCCTCCAACATACTTATTAATCTTTCATCGTATTTTACCCTATACATTTTAAGGTTGTCAATGTAAAGATAAAAATTACCTTTTTCATATTTTATTGTATACATTTTTTATTATTAATTGTAAATAAAATTTTTATAAATTTCAATCTAACCTATTTGTGTGGTGATGTGGATTAGATTTTCTCATTTCTCTAAAATCATTTAAAACCAAATCCACTCCTTGACTAACCAAATCCCTACCTGTGGTTTCTTTGACCATTTCATATTCTTTGGTTGTGACCTCAAATTCACCAACAACATCATCACCCAAAGAAGTTATTTGAACTTTAATTTTATAATTTTCCATTTTACTTTTTTCCATATAAATAGTTTTAATCCTCTACAATTGTTGCTGTCATATAAGAATTTATAACAATTATTTCTATACTATCAATACTTCTAAGACCTATAACCATAGAACCACCACAAGATATGTTACAGTATGCCTCATCAGGATTTTCATTTAAGTAATCAATAACTTCTTCAATCCATTTTTGTTTTTCATTATCAGATATATAAGCACCATCACTAAAATCATAAAAATCACCATTTTCATTTTCTTCACTATAGACTGAAGTGATGTTAGGTACCATTTCTAAAGGTATTACTTTTGATTTTTTTTCGGTAAAGTTAAATTTCATAATTTTTCTTTAATTGTTTTTTTATATCACGTTCTTTTATTGTTTCTTTTTTATCGTATATTTTTTTACCTCTACCAACACCAATTATAACTTTTATTCTACCTTCATTTTTTAAAGCCAAAGGTATTATAGTTAAACCTTTTTCACTAAGAGCTATTTGTAACTTTTTAATTTCTTTTTTTTTAAGAAGTAATTTTCTATCACGTCTTGGGTCTAAATCATTTCTTGAACTTTCATATGGTTTGACGTACATATTTTTAATAAACAACTCACCGTCCTTGAAGAAGCAATAAGACCCGTCGACACTGACATCACCCGATTTAATAGACTTAACCTCAGAACCTATTAAAACAATACCTGCCTTATATTCTTCTAATATATCGTAATTAAACCTAACTTTCCTGTTCACCATGACTTCCTTTTTTCTATACGGTTACAAATATAAGAATAAAAAGGTTTACAAACAAATTTTAAAAATTTTTTGATGATTTTAAAAGTTAATTTAAGATTTAAAGTTGTTTTTGGGTTCATTTAATTTACAAATTTAAAAGGTTTTAAAACATCATTACCTATAATTACAATGTTATCACCGTATATAACATCCCAACTTGTAGTCCAATATGTATCACTATCAACTATCTCAGCTACAACACCTTCATCATTTATTTCCACTATGACACCAATTTTACCTCTGACCTCATTTTTTACAGTTTCGTTATTTGGGTAAACAATACCATCACCAATCTTTATTTTTCTAGGTGATTTGTTGATATTACGTAATTCTACTATTTGTCTTTGGTGTATTTGAGACTTTAATTCAAAATAAGATTTGTCCAATTTTAATAATGAAATTTCACTATCTAAGGTGTATAAGGTCCAAATAAAATTAAGACCTGGTATTAACAAATATATTTTTTCATACCATTTTTTTCCAATCTCAATTGTAGATATACAACAAAACATCGAAATTAAAACGTGTAATAAAGACAATAACAGAATGACTTCTACAATTTTCATTTTTACAATGTTATATTAATTTTTTAATTATAACAAATATAAAAATAAAAAAGGGGTTTTACAACCCCCCTCAATTATTTATCTACCTTTGGCCACACCTGACTAGCTTTTTGGGATACTAGTTTTTGTATTGCTGGAGGTAATTCTACGTTTTTACCAATATAATCGTCTAATAAATCTTTTTCTGTTGTGACAGCGTACATTTTAGAATTAGAGTTTTTAGCTACCCAAGAAGAAACTTGTAATTGACTGTGGTCTGCTGGATTAAATCTATCAACTTTTATCATTTGAATTGGTTTTATTGTTTCACCAACAATATCACCTACCACAAAATAGTTAGAAGTTGTGTTATATGTACGCCAACCTTCAGGTGATAATGTCCATTTGTCAACATAAATTTTAATATCATTACCAACGTCTTTTGATGTTGGTTTTGCACCAAGTTTTTGGATAATAAGTTTTGCTATTTGACGATTTTCATCATCACTTAGTTTTGTTACTGCCGATCTGAAAAAATCTTGTGCCTCCATGTCTTTAAGTTTTGTACGAACATCTTCTACACCCAAAGAACTTAACATTTCAATTATCAAACCAAACACAGTTTCACCACCTAATTGTTCACGAACGATTTTACCAGTATTTGAGTTCTCATATAAAGCCAACCAATTATCATTTTTTATTATTGAAACCAATTGTTCTTTTGAATAAATCCCAGATTGAACAAATCCACCAAAATTGTCCTTCAAACTATTATCTCCATAACCTGGTTTATAAAAGCCTTTAGCTTTTAAAGTATCTTCTATTTGTCTTTGTTTACGATTTTTTATCGCGTCTCTGTTGTGAGCTAATACCGCATTTTTAATTTTTTCAGTGAAAAAAGGTGATAATTTAGGATCATTAGTGTCTAAACCATTAGCGTAATTACTATCACCCTTGGACCACCATGAAGCCTGACCATTGTCTTTCAATAATAAAGCTGTTTTGTAAGGTGGGTTACCACCGTCTTTATCCTTCCAATATTCCGTATAAGGGTAATCTTTTCTACTAATGAAGAAATATAAAGTACCGTCTTTTGTATAATTAGCAAAATGACTTGTGTTTGCTGTAGCAACACACCATGCACTGTGTACACCATATTTACAAGAAGCTCTGTGAGTTCTTGGTGATACAACAGTTAAATCTTTATTTTCAAAAACTTTATCACCTTCACTTTTTATTTCTTTTTCTTCTTTGGATTTGGCAGAGTATCTTCCTAAAAATTCGGCAAAAACCCTTAATTCATCAAGATCCGGAAATATATTAATATCTTTTGCTGATTTTTTTAATTTGTCTTCAATAGGTGTGTCATAAGTTTCAAGATAATCTTTTATTAGGTCAGTGTTTATCAGACTTAAGTTTTGGTGATATTTGTTTACCAAATATACCACATCAGCTTTGTCTCCACCTTCTTTAACTTGTTTGACAGCCCAATCTAAATATTTATTATTACCTGAAGGGTCATTTTGTGAAATAAATTCTATAACTTCTTTATCCACATCAGGGTATTTGGCCATAACTTGTTCTTTACGACCTTCTAGTAGTACTGTTTCTTCTAGTAGTTTATATAATGAATTCATATTAATATAATTTATCTTTATATAAATATTAAAAATTCATAAAAAGTCACATGTTATTTGAAAAAATAGTCTAAAAAAACGATTAACAACAATTTGTAAATAAACTCAAATACTAACATGGTAACCAAAATTGATAAAACATTTATCACAAAATAAGAAAAACTTTTTTTTTCTGTTTTTGGTGTTAAGTTTATCATAGGTTCCATTATTATATAACTTAAAACTAAAAAAGGTACTATATACCAAATACCAATTTGTTCAATGGGGTTAACTTTATTTAGTAAATCTACATTGTTGGCACCAACAAAAGCCCCAATCGATAAAATAACAAATACATTAATAATTCTTTCAATACCTGATAGGTGAAATAAACCCAAAATAGGTTCGTAATAAAATTTATCTAATAGTTTCATAAAACAATAGTATGAAAAATTTGTGAAATTAAAAAGACTAACAACCAATCAAATCTCTCAATTTGTGTAAATAAGTGTCTACAGTATCGTTGTTGGTGTCAATATTTTTAATGTTTTGTCTAAATTCGGATAATGTCTCAACAAATTTTGCCCAAAGTTGTGGGTCATGAATTTCTTTTCGACCCCCTATTTGTATTTTATCTATTAAATCCAAAGCCTCTTCATTACTCATGTAACCACCCTTACCTTTACCTTTGGGTGCTACTAAGTGACAAACAATTTGTTCTCTAAGAAGTTCTTCTTTTATTATTTTTCTTAATATTTTTCTTTTCATGGTATTCTTCTAACAAGTCAATCCACTTTTTCAATATAGCAGCTCTTTCATACTCTTCTTCACCAACAACTTTAATTAATTTATTTTCTAATAAAATAATATCGGGATGTTTATCTTCCTCTGTGAACATATTCCATTTTATTTAATTTACGAATTATTTCCTCACTTCTTGTTTTAAAATATTCGTTAGATTTTTTCAAAAATGAATTGTAATTTTTATATTTTTTTAAAAAAGGTATGTCCATGTTTATCAAAAGAGACCAATCGTTTTTTAAAATTTTTGGGCTTATATGACGAAGGTCTTTGAACACATATAAATTTTTTAACTCCGAAACCATTCCTCTGTAATCATTCATCATGTCTCGGTCATAAACATTTTCCATAAAAGCGTCTAACTCTAAGTCTGACAATAAGTAATAACCTTTTAATACATCTTTAAAAATCTGACTAACTTGGGTTTCATTATTTAAAACTTTGATAAAATCACGAGTATACATGTTTATGGATTCCTTTGTTGAATTAATGTTTGGATAACCTTTACTTATTCTTTGCCAATCTTGGTATGCGTGTTTGATTTCGTGATTTAAAACGGTTTTTAAATAAGGGTGACCTTTAAGTTTGTCTAAAATTAAAATATGAACCACATAATTACCGTCTTTATCATAACCAGAAGTTTCATTTAAATAACCATTTAATCTTTTATTAAAATCAATAACAAAATAATCAACAGAAAATTTTTCAAATATTTCTGGATATTCTTGACCATCAACTATTAATTCATCACCAGAGTTATTTATCAACAGGTTATAAATAATATCAGACCAAGCTCTTACTTCAAAAGAGATACCAGCACTTTCTGTTAGAATATTTTTTATTATTTTTTTAATATTCATCATCACCAAACGTTTTTCTATCCAGATAAGATTGTTTTTTTAATCTTGTATCCACTTTATTTAAATTTTTATCCAAAACAATAATATGAACACCATAATGTGTTACCATTTTTTGTGCATCAGGTAAAAGTTTTTTAAAATAAGTTAAAAACAACATCCCCCTTTTTCTATTTACTGGTTTAAAAGTAAGTCCTCTGACATTTTTTTCTTTATACAAAAAATCATTAACAATTTTGTTTAAGGTGGATAATATTTTAAATAACTCTATTTTATCTGATTTAAACTCTGATTTACTAATTGTAAGATAAGGATTATCAAGTGCACTACCTCTGTCTTCTTCAACAGTAAACTCAACATCCCAATAACCCGTAGGATTTTTTTTAATTAAATTAATTGCCTCCTCTGGTAATCTTCTGTCTCTATCAACTAAGTTAGACATCATCTTGGGACTTAATTTATAAAACGTAACATTTATGTTTAAGTTTGAACCTCCAGCCGTTTTAAATTCATAGATATAAAAATCGTCTGTCTTGTTAGCCAACTTCCACATGAATGGTTCTACATTGGCTTCACCTATTTCCAATAATAAAGTTTCTTTTATTATTTTTCTAATGTTCATTTAATTTAATTTAGTAATAATAATCATTAAAATCTTCACCACCTTTACCAGCATAATACCAACCCCTTTCTCTAGAATATTTCCAATCATCAAAATCTTCACTTGAACTAAAAAGGTCTTGTTGTGTACCCTTCGTACTTGTTGTTTTTTGTGTTTTTGTACTTGGTTCCCATTTTTTAGGTTCTTGTTTAGCCGGTAAACCGTGAACGTATCTCATTTTGTTAACTCGTCTAAAAATGTCTTCACCTCTTTGGTTGAAATATTTTTCTGTATACCTTAAAAAATCTAAAACATTATCAAATTTTTTGAATAAAGGTATATCGTAACTTTGTAGTTTTTTAAACTCATCCCCCAAACCTCTAGCCGGTTCACCTTCCTTGGTCATAAAAGTAGATGCTTTAAAATTCATCAATTTTTTACCAATATCTTGATAGTTTACCATTGCGTTGTCATATTCGTTTTCCAAGTAAGCAGGTGTTTCCAATTTAGAACCCATATAATAATTACGAATTATAGGACCCAATTGTGGAAAGTTTACCGAAGCACCTAGTATTAACTTTTCAAAATCTTTTGTGTATATATTTTTAATTTCCCAACTATCTCTTATTGGTTTACCACCGGTTCGCATCCTATTCCAATCATCGTAAGCATGTTTAATTTCATGAATAAAAGTGGACATACTCATGGCAGCTAAAGGTATATTAAGGTAAACAATATAATAACCATCTTCATCATAACCAGATTCATAATGGTCATACTCAATACGATTACTATTTGTTAGAACCCAAACATCTACTGAAAATTCTTCGTATTCTTTGGGGTAATCCTCACCGTATACCACAACCTCGGCTAAAGGTTCGTACATTTGACTGTAACTCTGTCTAGACCTATAATCCTCTCTCATATAATCATCATAACCTTTCTTATAATAATTTTTTCCTTTACTAGTGTCATCCTCCCAATAAAAAGGATCATCTTCAGGGTTTACAGGCTTATCTAAATTTACATCAAAAATATCACTCATGGATGGGTATGAAATACCCTTTGTTTTTTGGGAATATTTTTTGTGTTGTTCTTCTCTATGAATTTTTAAATTTTCGTCTACTTCATTTTTTAATATTGTAGCCCATTTTCTAACAATTTCCGATATTCCAGCCTTTTCAGTGAGTAATTGTTCTTTAATAATTTTACGGATAGTATTCATCATTAATAAATATCATCTTAAAATAAAAAACCCCTCGGTAAAGGGGTTTCATAAAGAATTACTTTTTTATTTCATCAACAATACTTTCTTGGTTGACTACTTTAGCTATCGCTAATAACATATCTGAATTAAATTCTTTATTGGTTAAAGGTATAAACTTATCCTTGACAACTTTACCTAACACAACATCTATATCAGATTTATACCACACATTTCCAAATGTGTCTAATTCAATCAAAGCTCCGCTTTTTAGTGGAGCCATTTTTGTTTTATTTTCTTCAATTACAAATAACATATTATATTTTTTATTTTTTTAATTATTAAAAATCGGTTTCTCTTGGGGGTGTGTCTGGTGTCTCGTAATCAACACCATAATTATATATGATATTAGCTTCTTCTTCGTCAATTTGTTGTATCGGTACTACTTCTGGTATATAATACTTTTCACTTTTTAGGTATTCTTCTTCAGAAAAATATTTTACGTTTTTCATATCTGATACACAATTTTTATAAATTTCAGACATCACATCAGAAGGTATACCCGTTTGAATAGTGTCAATTCTATTATCAATTTCATTCCATACAGAAAATTCTGGTGTTAACACATCATAATCAGTATAATACACACCAAATTTTCTACCACTTTCCTTACTAATTACATAAATCAAAACACCATTTCTAGAATATCTATAAAAATAATCTTTGTTGTTTTTTGAGGCTGTACACCATTTTGTGCCAGAACCATATGCCAATGAAGCTTTAAAAGTTAATGGTTTAATTGCGAGCCAAGAATTATCTTCGTAAACTTTTAAAATTTCTTTTTCTAGTGATTTTTCTTTTTCTTTAATTGTAGCTAAAGAACTAAGACGAACAATATCGTCCCAACTATTACATTTGTTTATATCACGATATTCAAGAGGTATTCTACCAAACTTTAAATGGTAGTCAAATTTGTGTAAGGATTCTAATCTTTCATAACTAAAAACATCGTGAATATAATCAACTAATACTTCTTCTAGTTCATTTTTAGATTGTGGTATTTTATATAAAAACTCATTATCATCTTTCACCCCAGTTATTTTACCAATTAATGGTATGTCCCTATTTGAAATTTTTTCATTTTTTTCAGAAATATAATTTTTAAACATATCAACTAAGAATTTAGTGTATTTATTTGTCTTAGAAGGGTCAAACATGTTGATTATGTCAACCAAATGTATTTCCAAATCTTTATTTAGGTTTTTTAATTCTTTCTTATTCATATTTAAAACTTTTATCTAACATTAATAAATTAAACTTAGATTTTCCATGTTTGTTTGGTCATTTTGACAAAATCTTACCCATTATTTTCTATTTTATTATCACCAATTAGAATGTTTATACTACCATGTATGTGACCTTCATAATGGAGTCTGATTGTTTGAAAACCGTTTTCATCTTTAACCAATTCTACTTTACTAATATCTTTTGGTATGAAGACTATTTCTTGACCGTTATAGATAATTTCCATGTAATTTTCAAGAGGTTCATGTGTGTCAGTTTGTGTTAAACTATAGGCAATTTCGTCAGGTTTAATCCATTTTTTACTGTCTTTTATAGGTAAAATCCTACCGTTCATAGTATACTCCACCAACATTATTTCATAAGAACCGTTTGACATAAAAGTACCAGGTTTATTTAAAACCTTTGCAGTCAAACCATTGGTCAATCTAACGACATCACCCACTTTAAATTTTTCCATTCAATTTTAAAATTTTATAAGTTTTGATTTAATTCCTCAAGGGTTGGTAAAGTTAGGTCTTTTCCTGACATTATTGGTTCATCACCGTATAACATCCAATCTATGTTTAAATCAGGATCATTCCACAAAATACCGGATTCAAATTCTTTGTTGTAAGGTTTATTACATTTGTAACTAAATATTGTATCATCTTCTAGTGTAATAAATCCATGTGCAAAACCTTCCGGTATAAAAAACATAACATTATTATCACTAGTTAACAAAACAGATTTCCATTCACCGTAAGTTGGTGAACCTTCTCTCAGGTCAACCGCCACATCTAAAACTGAACCTTTTATAACTCTAACCAATTTGGCTTGGGCGTGTTCACCCTTTTGAAAGTGTAAACCTCTTAATACACCTTTTTTAGATAAAGATTGATTGTCTTGGTGAAAGTCACCGAAATTTATGCCCAATTTTTCAAACACGGTTTGATTATAAGTTTCAAGAAAATGACCTCTGTCATCTTTAAAAACTTTTGGTTTAATGATAACCAAATCTTTTATTTTAGTTTCTATAATTTTCATTTTACAATTATAATCAATTTGTTGGTATTATATACCATAATTATTACCAAATTTATCTATGAGACCAACAATATATTCAGAATGTTCTATATTACGTTCATTAGCATAACCAATAGTCATGTGATAGTTAAAGAAAGGTCTACCTAATTCTATTTCGGTTCTAATATCCTCGAATGATTGTGAATGAACTTTCATCCACCAATGTTCCCCGTTGGAACGTAAATCTAGGTTTAAAGTAACTTCTATTTCTTTACCATCCCACTTATCTTTAAGTTTAGACCAATTGTCATTAATAACTTTGACGGGTATTGTAAAATTCTTAGTCAGGTCCTTAGTACTATCATTAATAAAGGTAATGTGTGAACCTCTAAGTGGTTTATTTAGTTTTATATTATATCTACGTTCAATAAACCAAGCATAATAATCACACATCTCACCATCAAAATGAACCATGGCAATACGTTTCCAATCAGCCTGACGGTTGTGTTTCCTGGTTCTGTTTTCAGGATCAAATATTATTTTACCTTTTAATACTAAATTTTCCATCTCTTAGAGAGGTCTATTTATTTTAATTTTTACAAATATACAAAATATTTATATGATATGAGGAATTTAATTAAAAAAATATTAAAAGAATCCATAGAAAATTTAGATTGGTTTGATGATATTCCAGAATTATCTGAGGCAGAAAAATTTATTTATGATAAATTATCAGAATGTAACTTGGTAGGATCAAAAAAACAACCAGGATGGACAAAATATATTGATAAAAATGGGGATTTTTTATTTTTAGATAATATAGATACTGGTGATCAGAAACCGGTTTTATATGTTGATTATGGTAAAATCTGGAAAAAATGTCAAAAAATGGGGGTTTCTTACCCAGAATTTCAGAAAATATGTGTTAATATGTTGTGGGAGACCCATAAACGAAAGGTGTCTACAGCTTCACCAATTGACGGTACGGTTGATGAACTGTTGTGGGAGACCCATAAACGAAAGGTGTCTACAGCTAAATTTAACTCCCCACTCCACCGCAAGTTTGTTGTGGGAGACCCATAAACGAAAGGTGTCTACAGTCCATTTTTTAAGATCCCTTTTTAAACCTTGGTTGTGGGAGACCCATAAACGAAAGGTTTATTAAGTCATATTTAACCCTTTGATGGTTTTTCTGCCTGACAAAACATCCCTATTAATGTTTTTATATAAGAAATCTAACTTCTTTTTCATTAAATTCTCCCACTCAATTCTCATTTCACGAATTAGTTTCTCATCTATAATGTAGAAAATTTTATGTACATCCAACTCCCTAGTCTCTTCAACATCTTCAACAATTTCACCTAAACTGTTAATACCGTAATCTTCACCCATATCATAACCTAATATTTTTACGGTTACTTTAAGTTTACTATTCTCATCACCCATACCTGTAATAATAGGACCGTATTCATCACAATCTATATTATTTTTTAAATCATGTATTTTTAAAACTTTACCGTAAGCGGTACCAGTTCTAAAACTATAGAAACAAGAAACGAAATCACCTACTTTTAATTTTTCCATCGTATAAAAAAACCCGATATTTTATTATCGGGTTATGGGTTGAGCGGAAGTGTGGGTTCGTCCACAATCTTCATACAGGATGTACGACATATTAACATTATACGACCTCCGCGTTTATTAGAGCAGAAGAATCAGATTTTCACTGTTACCCCAACACAGGATGTGTTGTGTTCTAATAGTTAAACTACTTCCGCGTATGTGGTAACTTTCGGGTTACCTCCTATTAATCAATAGAGACCCTTTCTTATAATTACAGTCCTCGATTATTTCCATGATTCACTCGAATCTTTCCTTAACCTTACTGTCTGAGTTTTGTTGTCGGTCTCACCGTTTCGATTACAAGTTAATATTACTTATTTTTTATATTACTGTCAAGATATTATTACAAATAAATTGATATTTATTTATTAGAATAAATAATTAAATTAATACCATGACAAATATTAAATACATTATATTAGAGCAGATTATAAATGAAGGGCGTTTAGAGGATGTCATTAAAAAATATAATAATGTAGATGAAGAAACCATACGTTCTTTATCTGGAAACGACCCCTCAGGTAATAACAAATACCTTGAGTGGATGGTTAAAAATATTATTATTTCACCGGAAAGTGGTAATGAAATAATTGATGCGGTTAAATGTTTTCATACAAATACTAATCGTTTAAATGACAAAACTGTTGCCGCAATATATAGTGAACAAAACTTCCAAAATCCAAGTGAAGAACAAAAAAAAGAATTTGATAGGATTAAAAAAGCACCAAAAGATATTAACTCTTATGTTTCACACCTTTGGATAAAACCAATGTGTGAGTACTTTGAAGAATTAAAACCGGCCACAGCTAATAGGGTTAAAATTTGGGAGGATGATAGATGGTTACTTATTTCACCTTTAACACATGAGGCTTCATGTAAATACGGAATACACTCAAGTTGGTGTGTGTCAACATCTAATTCAAATTATTGGAATAGATACTCTAAAGAAGGTTCTTTGATATTTTGGTTAGATAAAAAAGAATTACACCCAACTAGAGGTCAGGAAGTTGGAAATTACAAAATAGCCGTCCATATAAAGTTTCCTTTTTTTGAAAAACCAATTGATTGGGAATGGTATTCGATGGAGGACCAAAGAATGGAATCTTCTTTTATGATAACTATCTTACCTAAAGATGGTATCGAGGCTTGTAAAAAATATGTAGGTGATATTGTAAAAAATAAAAAAAATAAAATTAATACCTTTCTTGATAAATTAAAACCTTATGTCGCAGGTATTACAACTAACCGTGGTTACATACATATTTTCCCTAAAATGTTAAATGGTGTCATTCAAGATGTTCCTTTTTTAAATGATATAATAATAAATTATAGGGGTTTACCGATGAATAGTTATTTTAATAACTATAACGGTTACGATATACCTTTTTTAACATTAGATATTTCTTTACTTTTGACCTCTAACTTTGAAGATATGTCGGATTATTTTAGTCAAGATGATTTTGGTTATTATTTTTTAAATAATTTAAAAGATAAAAATCAAATTGTTAAATTATCAGAAATTATTAAATCACTAGATGAAGATGGGGTAACTAAGGATTTAAATAGTGAGGCAAAAGAAGAAATTGCGTATAGATTAGTTTTAAATTTTTATAAAATAATGGGTGAAGAAGGTACCAAAATAAATCAATCCACCAAAAATTTATCTATTGGTGATACTGTTGTGTATAAAGAAAGGGGTAGAAAGTGGGGTCCAGGTACTAATGTAACAGTGGTAAGATTAACAGATAAGTTTGTTTTTTTAAGTAACGATAAAAAAACAGCTAGAAATGAAAAAAATACAATGCTTAAAATACTACCCCCACCAAAACTTGTGGATGATAGAATAAGAGAACAAAGATGGATAAGGAAATATATTATATAAAATTACAAAATTTGGTTGATAAGGTAAAAGGGTTAAAGTCTGAAATGGATAAATCTAATGATGAAGAAAAAACCGGATACCTCAAATTAGCTGTTGAACAAATATATGCTGACATGAGGGAACTGATGGAAACACATAAAAAAATACAAAATACAGAAAAAGGGACATAAGTCCCTTTTTTTATTGTTTTTTAGGTTTTAAAATTAAATGCATTCTTTTACCTTCTAATTTTGGTAAATACTCAGGTACCCCAAAGGATTCCAAATTTTGAACAAATTCTAATAAAAGTTTTTCACCCCGCTCTTTAAACATAATTTCACGACCGCCGAACTTGACCACTAACTTTACTTTGTTATTTTCTTTTAAAAATTTGATGGCATGTTTTGATTTAAATTCCACATCATGAATATCAATGTTTGGTGATAATTGTATTTCTTTAACTTCTATACGATTTTCACGGTTTCTTTTTTCTACATCCCTTTGTTTACGTTTTTCCTCATATAAAAATTTGTCATACCTGACAATTCTACATATTGGTGGTTCTGAATTTGAATTTATTTCAACCAAATCCATTTCCATGGATTCCGCTATACTGATAGCTTCTTTGATGTTACATATTCTTGGTTCTATATTGTCACCTATAATACGAACTTTATTTGCTTTTATCTCATAATTAATAAGATAGGATTTGTTGTATTTACTCATTAAAATTATTTACTAACAATAAATATTAATTAGTTTGAAAAAATGGTTTAATATACTTATATAGCTTTGTTTGTATCTGACATAATTTGACTAAGAAATTCTTTACATATTTTTTGGTTCCAATATCTTACTTGTTTGGAAGATTTTTTAGCGTCAGATAACATAATCTTCCAATCAGAATTTGTTCTATCCACAAATGATACCATATCTTTGTTGAGGAGTATGTGACGTAGTGTATCTAATACTTTATCAACTCTTTCTATATATTCTTCATCACTAAATTGCTTATTACTTATTGTTTCATCTTCATACCCGTCCGCGAATGTAACACAAAATTCAACAATAGGATTTGTAGTTTTGTCAACCACAAAACTGTTTAATTTATCTTTATTTTCATTAACTTCTTTGATTAGATTTTCTATCATTCTTTCTATTTCAAAGTCTGAACCAACCCTACGATAAAGTCTTCTACATATAGGAAACATTACGTTATCCAATAAGTCTGATACTTCACGACTTATTAAACCTTTGTCTAATTTAGAGATGGCAAGTCTGGCAACGTTATCGTATATTGGTGCTAACTCTTGTTTTTCATATAAAGGTAAACCGTATAATAATCCCGAATTTTCCCAACGAGATACAACTTCTAATATTTCATCTTCAGTATATTCCATTTTAAATTATTTTATTAAATATTATGCCAATTCAGAAGAAAATAAATACTCAGTAGTTATTGGTTCAACACCTACCTCTTCGTAACTTAAAGGTATGTTATTAAATTCTATGGTAGCATCAGTTATAACTTTAACATTGTAACCTCTACGTGTTAAATCTTTGGCGACCAATCCCGCACCAACACCGTAAACAACATACAAAGGTCTATCCATTAATACGGTACCTAAATTGTTTAATACACTGTCAGCAAATTTGTTACCTTCAATAAGGTTGATGTTGTTTTTGAAAACAATCAAATTACGATGTTTATGTATTTCAGGAAAGACAATATAAGGTGCATCCCATTTGATTAAAAAATAATCATCTTCAGGTAAAGTTTCTTTGATAAAGTTGGTTCCATTTGTGTTTGCGACACAGTGTTCAGGAAATGTTTTATTAAAATCATGTGGTGGTTTAAACATTTCATTTTTAGGATCATACCAACTAATAACATTGACCACCTTTATTTTATTTTCTTTAGCGAATGATGTTAAAGCTTTTAATTTAGGACGTATTGATTCCACATTTGGAACTTTAACTTTACTATCCTCACCAAAGAAATCTTCTTGTGTGTTTACGTTTACGAATATTGTTTTCATTATAAAGATTTCATTTTATAATCAGAAATAGTTTCCCAAAGGGATTTCATCAATTTAGAAGTCATAAACCAACTAACCGCAATTATGGATTTAGCATCAATAAGTTTATATGGTGGAACTATATTACCATCTTCAGGTATACTAAAAAATAAATTCCCGTTTAAACCCAACTCGTCCACTTCAACTATTTTAATATTTTCATTATCAATACCACCACCTTCACCTATTTTTTCACTTACTTCAGCGTAGAATATAGCGGTAACTTCTGTGTTAGCTCCAGGTGATACGTAACAATCTGTAATATGGGTCAACTTATCAACTTTATACCCCAACTCTTCAGCAATTTCTCTTTTAACCGTATCTTGTGGTTTTTCACCGTCATCAATACCACCGGCCACAATTTCAACTGTTACTCCGTCGGCACCTGGACGATACTGTTCCACAAAAAGAAATTTATTAGTTTCTGTGTTATAAACTAAAGCTGCCGCAGCATTACCTCTATCAAAAACTTCACGTTTAAATTCAGTATCACCGTGTTTTACTGTAACTTCTTCTAATTTGGAAAATCCTTTGTACTTGGTTTCGCGGTTTATAATTTCGTATTCTAAAACTTCACTGTTCATATGGTTATTCTATAGATTTTGTTATAATAGTTTCAGTGTCATTCGGGTTTGTCTCGACAATTTTTTCCCCTTCTTCCCTAACTTTCTTTTCTAATTCTGCCATTAGTTCAGGGTTTTCAGCAATTCTTCTTGCCTTTTCCAATTCAATTTCTTTTAAAAGTTCTTCTCTGAACTTGTCTCTAAAACTTTTTCTAGCCTGTTCAATTCTACGATTACGTGCTTCAACTCTTTTTCTGTGTTCTTTTTTTGCTTTACCCATTTTTTGTAAACTTAAAATTTATTTAATTAAATTCTTTATTATTACAAATATAGGTTAAATAATTGGTACAGTAAATTAATATTCACCACTATATTGAGCATGTGGTAAATGTTTTTTGGCGTAATCAATCCATAATGTGAGTATTTGACTAGCCTGTTCTTTGGTTAAATTACCTTTGGATATATCTTCATCTAAATCTTCAACCATTATTTCATCTAATGGTCTTCTTTCCAATTTAGCTCGACGATAAAAACCATGTACCAAAGCTGGTATTTCAGTTATATGTGTATGATGTTCGAATGGTGGTAATTCTGATGTTTTTTCTTTAGATTTAGGTTTATCTTTTATTCTATCAGGACCTTCTTGAGTAAAGTGTTCTATTTCATGTCTCACATCTTCTTGTAGTTTATAAAATAAACTTTCAAAATTTTGTCTATTAAAATTTGTACCCAATAAGATTGACATTTCTAACACGTTTTCATCGTATTCTTCATCATATTCTTCATCACCAACCGTAATAGTACCAACTTCAAATGTTATAGGATCTTCTGTTTTTTTTATCGTTATTTCAACACTAAAAGATAAACCTTCTTGTTCATAATATAATTCATCCCTAACATCATCGGGTAAATGAAAATAACCTTCTTTATTAGTTTTCACCAATTCCATAATGTCCCTTACAACACTACTTGTTATACGGTCATAACGACCTTCTTTTAATAAAGGTTTTTTATTTTTATTTTCCATTATATTACTTTTGGATGGATAGAAAGATATTTCGTCTACTGAGTTTTTCAAATCAACCCACCAGCATCTACCAATACCCATATCTTGATTTATACCTTCACCATAATTTTCACACCCACATTTAGATTTAATTTCATCATTAGTTGAAATACCACCACAATGTGTACCTTCCATATCAGCATCAGCATCATCAGTTGCTAAAAAACCACTAAATTTTATTAATTTTAAATTTGTCGCTCTATCATCGGAACTAGGAAAATTAGACACAACCTCAACCATTTCATCATAAAAAAACAATCCGTCTTGGTCACCACTTATCTTTAAAACGGAACCTGGTTTTAGGTTTCTTATAAAATCGTCTTTACCTTGTATGTTAATTCCGATAGCTTCACCGTGTATTATATCTTCAGCCCATCCAAAATCATCAGAACTAATTTTTTCAGCCTCATTTAAATTATTTTTACCCAATAAAATTTTACCGTCAATTGGTATGATATTTGCTTTGGTGTAAGCCGGTTGTTCGTCATATGTGTTAGATAAACAACATATATGACCTCTTTGTGGTTCATAATCAAAATCCTCAGTACCACAATGAAGACAAACCGATTTAAGATTATAATTATCTATAATACATTTGGGGTTCCAATCACCTCTATGTTCTCTACCATAATCAAAATCTATATAACCTTTTAAGACTTGGTACAATTCTTCACGTTCTTCCTCTGTAAAACCTCTAACATCTATTAAAAGTTCCTTACCTGTAAAATCTAAAAATGGTTTTTCAATTATATCTTCAGCCCATCCAAAATTATCTTCGGATTCTTTTATAGTATCACTAAATAAAGAGGTTTTGGTTGGTATTAATTGCCAATAATTACGGGTTATTAACTTATCAACCCTACTTCTACCTATTATGTTTTCACTATTATTTAAGGTTTGATCACCATTATCAGTTACTCTTCTTATGTAAGACACAGTATCACTTGTAAAATCTAAAACTTTAACATTTAACCCCCATTCATCCTTATCTCTGTGATTAACTAAATAAACACCACCCTTTACTAACATATTAATTGGGTTATCTAAGATATCTTCAACCCAACCAAATTCACCTTCTTCAGATTCATTAATTGATTTTGTTACAGGTTCTATTATCCATTTAAAATCAGAATCAATTAAACCGTCTACTATTATAGTATTTTCATAACTCAAAACATCCTTCCAATCATTAGGTTTTTCTTTTGTGTTATCAACCCATTTAAATTTCATTCTATGGTCATCACCATGTACGATTATTTGAGTGACTTCGAATAATTCTTTATTAAATGTTGTTAATAACTTACCTTCACCATCATAAACATCACCAGAGATAAAAATAACATCACCAACTTTTAAGGTACCACTTTGCCATAAGTCACCTAATCTTACCCCACTATCCAAATCAAACCAACTAAAATCATCTTCTGTTTCATTGATGGGTTTGAATAATTGGTTTATGTTGTTTTTATATAAATGTCTTATTAAGTTAAGTAATCTCCTATAATAAGGTAATAAATCATTATCACCTTCACCAGTTAAAAATGTTATATTATCTTTAATATCATGATAAATAAAAGGTAGGTTGAAGTCATTTTTACTTATGTAGGAATATATATCACCGTATTGGTCTTCGATATGATAGATACCACCGTTTTTTACTATTTTAAAATTACTGTTTTTAAATGTATCTTCTAAAACTGTAAATAAAACTTCAGGGTTGTTTAAATCCACTCCACCACTTATAGTTTCTTCCGCCCATTCAAAATCACCCATTTCAGATTCACTAACATTCATACGTAATGCTGTAAGGTACTTCTTTACAGAACCTTTTGTACAACCGACACGTTTTTTGCTATCGGCCTTTCTGACACATTTTTTATTTTTAGGATCTATTTCGTAAGGCATAATAAATTAAATTTTTACCCAAATTTCTTTTTCATTTTTTAATATGGCCTCACTAGCTTCATATATAGGTTGACCATTATCTAATCTAATAAAAGTACTATATTTGTAAGGATTATATGTGACAGGAATCCAACCGCTTGTGTTCGTAGAACAATTTTCTTTTAAATACCCAACCACCCCAGCATGTACGTTTTTTTGTTTTGTCACTAAAACCCTTTGACGTGATTTTTCACTAACTGAGAATACAACATTTGTTAAACAAACTGTTTTATCATAACCAATAACAATCCCAGCGTTTTCACCACTTCTAGCCTTTATTGTCCAATAAGGTGGTTTATTTAAATTTCTATGTACAAACACTTTACCTGTGTGACCTTTATGACCACTTAATAAAACATTTTCAGAATCTATTTCTTCGGATTCTCTAATGTTGTCACAATAGTTTATTTTTTGAATATTAGTAAAATCTTTTGTATCTAGTTCTTTTAACAAACTTTCCATTTGTATTTCACCTTCATCGAATAGTTCTTCTATTAAACCTTCAGCAATATGACATATATACCTTTTATCTGTAGTGTCAGTTATGTAAGGTCCATGTGCAACTATTCTATCGTTCTCATCTAAAACCACAACAATCTTTTTACCATGTAGTTCAGCAACGCCAGGTTTTAAAGACTTATATTTTTTAGTCTTTAATTCTTCTTTTAATATTTTACGAATTAAATTTTTCATTTATCTTTGATCCGGTCTTTTATACCCCTTACATTGTGATGGTGTTGGCCTACATCTAGGTTTCTTTCTTTTCTCACCCTCTTGTCTACCGCACGGTTTACATTTACCGTCACGACAAGTGTTACAATCTACCCATCCTTTAGCCTTACCTGTTCCACCTCTACGTTCAAACCATCCGTGTAACCCCTTTTCTTTTTCTTTTGAAAAATCTCTCTTAGGTTCTTCACTAAGTAAATCTTCATACTCAGTATTTTCCATCAAAGTATCCAAATCATATTCCAAATCTTCATTTTTCCAAATTTTACCTTGACGGCACTTAACTACAGCACCTGATGCGTAAGCAGATGGCCATACGTCGTATTTACGTTTAGCAATACGTGTACAACGGTCATTCGATTTCTTTTTTTTAGCCTCTTGTAAGAGAACTTCTTTGATTATATGTTTCATATTTTACCAAAATTTACAACTCCATTAAAAGTTATAGATATTTATATAATAAATAGTCAGTAGTTATGGTAATTTATATGGTTAAAAATAAAATAAATGGGAAAGTTTACATAGGTCAGACCATAAGGGGTTTAGATAAAAGAATTAGTGGACACCTAAAAGAATCGAAAAATGATAAAAATGATAGACCATTTTTAAATGCAATAAAAAAATATGGTATAGATAATTTTGAATGGGAAGTGATTGATGAGGCTTCATCGATTGATGAGTTAGATAAAAAGGAAATCTATTGGATAAATGAACATAACTCACTAACACCTAATGGGTATAATGTTTTAGGAGGTGGTCAGAAAAATAGAATAATATCTGAAGATTTATCTAATAGAATTTCTGAAGGTTTAAAAAAATCTGAAAAATGGCAAAAAACTTTAAACAGTAATGATTATAAGGAAAAAATTAAAGTCAAATTCATAGGATACAACAAAGGTAAAAAATTTACCGAAGAACATAAAAATAAGATAAGTCAAAAAAACGGGCCCAGATTAATTGAACAAAATAAAAACAAATCAAAAAGTTGGATTTTAGTTGATGGAAAAAATAATATTTTGAGGATTAAAAATTTGGGGGATTTTTGTCAACAAAATAATTTGAAAATACATTTTTTTGTTAACACACTAAGAGGTCATACTAAAAATATTAAAAGACATAATGGTTATTATTGTTTTTTAGACACCCAACAAACTGATGATGAAATTTTAACAAAATGTCAAGAATACGATGTTTTAAATGTTGAAATGGTGAAACTTTATGATATGGGTAAAAAATTAGTCATAGATATATTAAAAAATGACCTATCTAAATTTTGTAAAGAAAATAATCTAGATAGGTCAAATATAACTAAAGTTATTAAGGGTAAGTTAAAATCTTATAGGGGTATTGGGTTGTATCACCAAAACTTACACGACCAATAGCGTGCACGCCACTTTGGTCCTGGATTCTCACATTTATGTCTAGCTCTAAAAGATTTTCTTCTTTCAGGGTTTGATTTTTTAATTCTCATATTAGGGTCACCAAAATTAACTTTAACCACATTTCCTGAAGCGTTTTTAACACAAACAGAACGTTTTTTAGGTCCATCAGGTGTTAACCAAGGTTTATTTAAATCTCTGTTTGCACAAGCCCCTTTACCTTTACCTTCATTTATTGGTAATAACTCTGTGAAGCCAAATTCGTCAGCATGAATTATTCTACCTTTGATGGATTCCATATATTGCCCATATTCTTCCTCCTCCTCTTCTTCTTCCTTGTGTTCATGTTTTTCATAATCATCTTCACGACCTTCCAAAAAATGATATACTTCTTCAACATCATCAGCTGAAGTCGCAATATGGTCCATGGCCCAAGCATGACCATCTGCTAAAATTTCATTTATTTTTTCCCTGTCCATCTCCAAAATTTCCTCTGCGGCATGTTTAATGGTTTCAAGGTTTTGCCAAAACATATATGTATTAGCTTCGTGATCATTCATGTAACTGGTTTCACCTTCTCTGATGATTTTTTTAACCAATTTTTCAATATCATTTTCATTTAATCTTATGACTTTTTTCATGTTAAATATTTTATTATATAAATATTCTAAATTATCTTTAAAGAAAGGTAAAGCATATTTATTATTGTATGAGTAACTTATCAAAATTATCGTTAAACTTATTAACTGAACGTGTGTACATGGAAGGTCAAGTTCACATGATGTATGAAAAAATAATTAATGAAGGTAGTGGTGGTATACCAAGTAGTAAACCTATAATTAAAAAAGTTATTAACGATATGAAAATCAATGCTGACTTTATGTTAACTTATGGTTTAGGTATTAGTGCTTTTTCTGGGCCTGTTATAGAATTATTACATAATAAAAACATAAACATAACCGAATATGATGCAACACTTTTGGTTATGACAGCAGTTTACATTTTGACATCTAAGTCCAAAGAAGATTTAAAAAAATTAATTTCTGAATTAAAAAAACGTAAACTAAATGAAGAGTTAAAGGGCGTTGTCAAATTTATGAATGCCAGTATTAATTTATTTAAAACTATAGGTATGAAGATTGGTGTTACTATAACAACTTTAATTGATGTGTTGTCTTTTACTTTTATGTCAGTTCCGATTTTAAATACTTTAAAAGATATTGCATCAGAAAAAGGTTTTAGTGTTGATAACTTAGATGAACTTATGATGGGTATATCATTATCAGCCGGTTCTTACGTTTTAAAGAACTTAATGAAAAGTAAAAAAGGGTTAAAAGAAAACGAAGAAGAATTTGATTGGGTTAATGATGTTCCGGAATTATCCCCATGTGAGGGGTTTATTATGGAAAAATTAATGGATTGTGAATTGGTAGAATCAGAAAAACAACCAGGATGGACAAAATATATTGATAAAAATGGGGATTTTTTATTTTTAGATAACATAGATACTGGTGATCAGAAACCGGTTTTATATGCAGATTATGATAAAATATGGTTAAAATGTAAAGAAATGGGGGTAGAATACCCAGAATTTCAGAAAATCTGCGTGCGTATGTTGTATGAAACCCATAAACGAAAGGTATCTACAGCGGTTAAAGTAACACTAAACGAATATATTGAAGTTGTATGAAACCCATAAACGAAAGATTTAAACCTTTTTTACAACATCTTTCACAAAAGAACGTAACTTACCGTCTTTCAATATCACCTCAATAATTGGTACCATTTTAGGATACATTTTTGTTAAAGTAGGATCACCAATCATATTTGGTTCCATTTCATACATGTCAGCTATTCTACCCTCCAAAGGTGGGTTAAAACTTGTTATTAAAACGTTATCGTTAATCCTAAAGTTGTCTATTATCGTCTTTTTCATTTTTTGAAACTTTTTCTTTTTTACCTATATCAAAGTTAACATTTGACATACGTAAATCTGTGTTATCACCCTCAAATTTAATTAACTCTTCATCATAGTAAACTTCAGAAATTAAATTAAATAAAGTTTCTTCTTTTTCGTCTTGTATTTCTTTTTTAATAAATTTAAACTTTGTGACATCAAATTTTTCAGAAGTTACAAATATTACATCCATAAAAACACCATATAATTCTTGTACAGACGTTACAACAACACCATCTGTTGAAGGATATTGATACCCTTCCAATTCCATTAGTTCAACATTATTAAATGTATAATCTTCTAAAACACTTATTGGTATATTTACAAATTCTTCGCCGTTTACTTCTATTATTAAATCACCTTTTGATATTCCATAATCATTAAATTCTGTTTTAAATCCTGTAAAATTTTTTTCTATTTTTTTTCCTAACTTTTTAATCCATACATTATCGAGAGTTGAAGAATTTTTAATTTTTTTGTAATTCTTCTTTGTGACAATGCCTCTCGTTACATCGTAACCGCTACCAAGTAACATAATTTTTACGATATCCATAATCAATCAGTTTTAATTGAGACTTATTGTTTCAATAAATATCTTGTAACATCTGTACTATATATCCTCCACACTATTTTTTAACATAATCTTTAATTTTAATTAAAAAAGATATATTTATTAATATATGTTAAAAGTAAAGGTAAAAGAAGGTAAAGGTAGTATCGAAAAAGCCTTAAAAAACTATCGTTCCAAAGTGATTAAGACGCGTCAAATGTCTGAATTGAACGATCGTCGTGTATACGAAAAAGGTTCAGTTAAAAGAAGAAAACAAAAAAAGAAAGCTATTTACGTTAATAAAAAATATAAAAATAATAACGAATAAAAATGGGGGTCATGACCCCCATTTTTTTATTGTACACGTTTCATCCAAACTGTCACAGTGTTATTAACGTTGAATATATCCACAAAATTATTATTGTTTATAACACCGTCAGTTATGAATGTAGATATTACCTGACCACTGTAATCACCACCCAAAGTTGTAAATGAATACAAACTTAAACTTTTCATATTATTACCTGTAACATTACTTAATGTATAATTTCTTAATAAACCATTATTTATTTTATATTCAGTTTGAGAGGTAAACTCTAAAGTGTCATTTGGGTATACGTTACCACTTAAACCGTTATTGTATCTAGTTACAACCCACTTCTGACCTGTCATATCGTTTGTATTTGGTTGTGGCGTTACGTTCCAAACACCACTATAAACAAAATCATATGGTGTTTTATAATTTTCATAATTTCCACTACCCCCAACCTTAACAAACTCTAAAATAGAGTAATAGTCATAATCATATTGACTATCACTAGCGTGACTAAGATAAGCCTCAACATGCATGTAACTTTCGGTGGCTTTTAATATACTAAAAACCCTAGCACTACCATTTTCTAAACCGTTTACCCTTATAGTGGGGTTTAAACCTTTAACTTCGGTGTAAGTATAATCATATTGTTGATTATCATTTAGAGTGAAAAAACCTGAAGTACTTAATTGAAAGGTAGTTACATTTTTAATTACATTATCAATTGGTAACCAAGATGGTACAAATATGTCCATGTTGGATGTATTTTTATTCACATCAAAATGGTCGTAATATTTTTTACTCACAACTTGTCCATTACCACCTGATAAACTTTTGGTAACAAAAACTTTAGCATCAATCAACTCCCATTTATACCCAATAGGATTTACGTAAGGGTCTTTTTCTACCACAGTAAGTGTACTGGGTATATATTTTTCTTCTTTCTCACAAGAAGTAAGAAATATGTTAAATAAAAATAAAAGGTATAAAATATTTTTCATATGATTTTTTTGACTATGTAAAAGTAATAAATAAACTTGACTTTACAAAATATTTTTATTTAAAAATTTCTGACAAAAGTTCTATCACTTACCTCATTAAATATTATCAATTCATTATTATCCTTTGGTCCTTCACCAAAATCAACGATATAATCACCCTTTAAATAGTGTTTAAAATTTATGGTTTTGTTTTGAAAAAGGGAAAAATCTTTTCTTATAATGTCACCGTATTTTTGGTTATGGTCAAAATTTAATTTAAAATCAATTTTTATTTGGTATGTAAAAAAAGTATCCTTACTTTCTGTAATGTAATACCTTGCTTTATAATTTTTGATTGGATTATCACTTGAATAGTCGTCACCAATTGTGATTGTTACAATACCTTTTTCATTGAAAAGTAATGTACATTGTTCTAAACTTTCTTCTTTACTTTTAGGTCTACCAGGTATCGGGTATAAAGGACTGTATGACCATTTACCGACAATAAAATTATACTTTGCTTGTGGTTTTTCTTTCTTACAAGAAGTTACACCTACAAACAAAGTTATAATTAGAAAAAAATTTATTAATATTTTAGTCATCACTCAACAAATGTAAGATTATTTTTTTTGATGGCAAAATTTTCTGTTAAATCAATATTGAACTTTTCCAAAAAGTATTTTTGGTTTAAAAATTTAACTAATTCTGTAGCAACATAAGTATTTCTTTCTGTTGGTGTAAGATTACCTTTTTCAGGGTATCTTCCTTGATGTTGTCTAACTTTATAACCTAGGTCCTTTTCTGATAACACAGCTGTGCTATCATCACTATATCTAACAATAAATTTATCTTCATATTTTGTAGACCTAATAATCTCCTCTATTTTTGGTCCGTCACCACGGTCTATGAAAACATTATAATTAGGTTTAACAAGATTAGGTAAGGATAGTTCTAAAGTAGACCCGATGCCATTATGTTCAACGTGAAAAATACGTGAGTACCCTCTTTCCACTTGAGAACCGTAACCACCTACACAATGACCCATCATAGTACCTTCCATTTTTAATTGAAGGTTTGATATTAACTCTTTGATGTTTTTATTAAATATAAAATCATTCAAATTTAAAGGTTCAACAAGTGCTTGACTATCCTTAGATTTTTCCTCTTCAATAAACTTTACTAATTGTTCATTTGTAAAATTATTAGGTAGTTCTTTATTGTCAACATTTTCCAACAAACCAATAATCCATTCACCCTCTTTTTTAGCTAAAGATTTTATAAATTTAACCATTTTATACTGTTCACTAACAGTATCAAGTTTAGATAAAACCCTTCTAATGTAGTAATGTTTCTTTGTAAACTCGTCTATAACATTTAAATGTTTAATAGTAAAATCACACTTGTGGTAATCTTTCTTAGCTAATACCATCATATAACTATATCTACTTGACGCGTAAATGGGTTTTACGACAGATACAGGCCAACCCTCTTTGTATTCCCAAGCATCTTCACTAAGATTACCTGTGAATACATTTTTATAAAAAACTTTATTAATCTTATCTTGTTCAGATTTTTTCTTTGGCGTGTAATTCAAATACCAAATACGTTTTAGTCTTATGGCCGAAGTAACCTCTTCTATTATATCAAAATCCATCACAGGTTCATATAACCAAATTTTACAGTTAGGATTTATGGGAGTATCGATGAAATATTTATCCTTCATATTATGGGGTATTTCATCAGAATTTTTTGGTTCACGAATTGTAAAATACTTAGAAACAAAGTCAAAATACTTTCTATACTTAGCCTCAGTTTCAGGTCCTATATACTTACATAACTGATTATTGGTTAACTTTCTAAAAGCAACAGTTAAAAAACGTATTTCATGTTCTACATTACAGTAACAATCCAAATCTTTTAATTTTTTATAGATACGGATGGTTGTCTGAATTGGTGCCATTGGATTCACAACCTTTAATTGTTTGGTTTTCAAAAAATCCACAAAGTTTTCGTTATAAACTATCTTACGATTGGATAGGTCAATACCTGCCATACAACAATTCAAATCAAAACCCTCAATGGTTAATTCACATTCAGTCTTAGTACTAGGTTTACCGTTCATTCTTTGGTAACCTTTTTCGTATGCATATTGTATAATATTTAAAACACCGTCTCTACGATGTGCAACTACTCTCATTCTATCACCACCTTCTGAAATGTATATACGACCATAATCATCATCCAACACCTCAATAGAGTCTTCAGTTGTGTACATAGAAGGGTACCAACTATTACCAACCTTAGCATTTTTATCGTCGGTTTTAACATACACATCAATATCATTAACGATAGGTTCACCACCGTGTAACATTGATATTAGTACATTAGAAACTGAACCACCTGCGATAAAGCAATCTTGGGGTAGTTTGGCAAAATCCAAACCTCTCTCAACCAATACATCCAAAACTTTATTTAATGTTTCTTTTGAGTTTAAAAAATCCGTTATTTTCATAGTGATTAAATTTAATACCACGTACAAATATAAAAAGTAAATACTAATTTATCAAATTTTTAGGCAATAAAAAACCCCTGAAAATCAGAGGTTAGGGCCGACAAGATTTTATCTTTTTCGGAATCCACCACTTGGTTTACGAACCAAGAAACAAATGTTTAGTCACCAACAAAATAAACCTCATCAATTTTTTCCTTCTTAACTGTAACTAAGACACCAAAATTAGATGGTTCCATACTTGTAGGTGTTACGTTAATATCATAACCACTGGTAATTAACCAATTATAAAACTCTCTAGACTTCTTTTTCATATCTTGAATTCCAAAACCAAACTCAGTAGAAAGTTCTGATTTAAAATGTTTTCTTTTAAATTCAACAACTTTAACTGTTTCACCAGATTTAGCATTTCTCAGTCTTTTTAAGAATTTCTCTTTCTTTTTAGTAATGTCCATTTTTTCGATTTTTAGGTTAATAAATTTCTAAAGTGGAGGTGAGCGGGGTCGAACCGCCGTCTTGTTCTAATGAATTAAAGTCTTCTACATGTTTAGGATGTGGTTTTCTAACCACCCAAAATATACAACTTCATCTTTTAGTTCTCCCATGGACTTAGTTGACACATTCCATGTTTGACTTTACCCTTTTGTGGTAGTGGTAACACCCTTTTTTGGACTTCTGTTCCTAGGTAATCCAACCCCGTTGTGTACCCTAATCTAATTAGGCTACAACCTCTGCACCTTCAGTCACAAAGTGACCTACAGTAGCGTCTGCGAAAATGTCGCCATTTAAAATTTTGATTGTTGGTTTAACGAGCCTACAAACAAGTCTCGACATGCTTTTACAATAACTAATGTAGCCAATCAATTCCAAGTCACCCCCATAATTTCAAAGAACAATATAAAGATAGGTAATAATTAGTATTCTGTCAATATAAAAATTAATAACTACCTAAACTTGTTGCCTGTCTTTGTAAATCATCCATTTTTATCTTTAACTCCTTGATTTTTTTATTATCCTCAACTGTTAAATCAAATTTAGATTGTATTACACTAACTTCACGACTTAGTTTATCGTGTTCAAGTAATAATGCATCAAATTTTTTAGCTTTTTCTTCTCTTGTCATAATTTTATTTTTTATAAATATAATCTAATATTTATAGAAATGAAGAAAGTTTTAACAGAAAGAGAAAAATTATTAATAACAGAGTGTAAGAAGATATTAAAAGAACACCCAAACCTTAAAAAACGTAAGTTAAATACAATAAAGGATTTGGATAGGCGCCTTTTCTACTTAAAGGTGTGGTCTATTACCGAATCTCAACCATTACATTTATTAAAAAATCACGAACGCCGTTGTTTTAGAGGGGTTAATTGCTGGCATTTAGACCACATCGTACCTATTTCTTACGGATTTTATAACAACATACCACCAGAAAAAATAGGGCATATATCTAATTTAAGATTTATTAGGTCCACAATTAACATGAGGAAGGGTCATAAGTTAACAACGGAATCACATAAAGTTTTAAGAAAAATCAAAAGAAAAAAATGAAAATCATATCTTACATTATTTTAATTGTTTTATTAGTTAAACCAATTACATATCAAAAAACTAAATTTACTATAAATCATGGTGATATAAAACTATCACTAGATAATGATACGTGTACTTTTATATCAGAACATAATATAAAATGGGCTGATTTTCAGAAATTGGATTCTGATAGGAAAGATAGGTGGCATAATGAAAAACCGAATGGGCCTTACAAAAAAGAATATTATCATAATTCAGGTTATGATTTGGGTCATTTAACTCCGGCACACATAACATCATATGATGACACATTACAATATCATTCGTTCTCAATGTTTAACCAAGCACCACAGTTGGCAGATTTTAACAGAGGTAAATGGAAAATGATGGAGTTGGGTGTTGAAGACACCATATCAAAATACAAGTCTGATGTTAGAATAATAACTGGTGTTGTTTATGATAACAATAAAAAAACTTACTTAGGTAAATCTAGGATAAAAATACCGATTTATTATTATAAGATAGTTTCAATAAAAAATAAAACCTTTGTTTGGTTAGGTTCTAATTTAAATGGGAGTGTTATAAACATTAATATTATTTACTTAAATGAAATATTAAAAAAATATAATAATAAAATGTTTTTTAAATAATCACTATCAATGATGGTCAACACTAGATATAATTTTTTTACTCATAACATCCATAACTTGTGGGTACGATATAGGTGTATAGTCAATACAATTAGCACCTACATCCATTACTCTCCTTTTGTAATATTCTTGGTTTGATTTTAACAAACTACCGTGGCAATGGCCATGCAAATGTACACTCCCGTAATGTGCTTTATTCCAACTTAATATGGGGTAATGTGATAGAATAATTTGTTGGTAACCGTTTGAACCTCTTGTTTTATTGTTATTTTCATCTTTAACAAAAATTTCAGTACCATATTCATAGATATTTTCCCATCTATTAAATTTTATAATATGTTTCATTTTATCGTGATTACCCATAATAAAATGTATTTTACCCTTAATAGAGTTTATAAACCATTTAGTGATATCATCTCTAGTAAAAGACAAATCACCTAAATAATAGACAATATCGTTTTCACCCACAACATTGTTCCATCGTTTAATTAATTCTATATGCATTTCATTTACATCCGCAAAAGGTCTACCATCGTATCTTATTACGTTGGTGTGTCCTATGTGTAAATCACTAATAAAAAATATATTTTGTTTTTCGTATTTCATATTTAGACATCAATACTTTTCATGATGTTTTTTAAGGTTTCTAAATCTTTTAAAGCTTCTTCTTTGTTGTCGTAAATATATCTGGATTCACCCAACCAATATTCTCCGTCTGTAATTGTTTTGATTAAATATACTTTGTTGTCATCTTCCTGAACCCCCAACTCCATAGAATTAGAGTTTAGTATTTCAAATAAGTCTTGTTGTACCAATAGGTTTTGGATATTAATTCTCATGTTTATAAATTTATATTGTTTAATAAAATTTTTCAAAATTTTTTAAGTAACTTCTAATGTTTTTTGACCCTACAGGGTTATGTGAATGTACTTGCCAAATAGGTAATGATTTTTTATTACTAAGACAATAATCAACTAAAAATTTTGCACAATCATAACCAGTTTTTTCTTTAAAATCAGTATCAAAAGGATCGGGTGGATTTTCATGACCACCGTTTTCAAAATACCATCTAGTATGTTCAAAACCTAAATCATGGTCGAAACTAATAAAAGTTGGCAACCCAAATTTTTTAATGTAGTTAACAAATTCATGGTAACTTCTAACGATAACCCAATCTTTATGGTTTTCCTTAGGGTATATCATATCTAAAGTACGTACATCATCTAAGAATAGTTTCATTTTTTTCTAATATAAGTTTTATACGTAAAACCTTCGCCCTTTTCTTCATAAAAACATTTCCAATCATATTCTGAATATTCAGGGAAATAAGAATCACCTTCATAATTTCCTTCCACCAAAGTTACATAAATTCTATCAATATATGATAAAAATTGTTTATAAATTTCACCACCGCCTATGATAAAAACTTCTGGTGTGTTTTTAAATTCCATAATAATCTCATCAACAGAATTTAACACAATACAACCATCTACCTTATAGTTTTTATTTTTAGTCAATATAACATTTATCCTATTTGACAATGGTTTTCCTATACTTTCATAAGTTTTTCTACCCATAACCACAACCGAATTGGTGGTTATTTTCTTAAACCTTTTTAAATCTTCAGGTATGTGCCACAAAAGTTTATTGTTACCACCTATTAATTTGTTTTTATCGTGAGCTACTATTGCTGAAAAGTACATAATTAATTATTTAATATAAAAATAAGAAAAATATTTAAATAGTTAACGCTTTTTTTAATGTGACATTTTTTTATTATTAAGAGATATTTAGTAATAAACAATAAACAAAATGAAAAAAATCGCTAAAATTTTAATCGCAATAGGAATAGGTTCTATAATTGCGGGTGGTGTTCTTTGGAATTGGAAAAATTCTAAACCCGTAACTCCACCATCAACTAACACGGTAGATACAACTAAATACACTGATGTTGTATTAATAAATAATTCAAATTTGGATTCCGTACAAGTATTTGTTACATTACCAAGTACACAATCAATTGTAGGTAAGTTTGGTATGGATTCTACTAACTTTAACCCTGAAGCTAAAAACCCTGATGGTACACCAGTAAAATGTAAAGGTATATTTTGGGCAAAAAAAGGTGTACAATATCATTTGGGTGATACTTTAGCTATAAATTCAGTTGTTATTACTTGGGGTATTGATAATCAAGCTTGCACTGCAGCTCAAAGTATATTGGATTCAAATGAAAAACAAGTTTATCCGTATGGTTTAAATATATTTGAATTTTCAGTAAATACTTGGTGGCAAAACGGTAAAGTATTAGGTGATGTCGAATCTTTCGATATTTCTTGTGTTGATGGTTTACATTCCGTACTTAGAGAAAGTGTTACTTCTTTTGGGCCTAGAAACACTAACGGATTAAACCCTAACTTCGGTGCGTTTTGGGATTTTGGATATACTGACAGTACTGGTCAATTAGCCAAATTTACTACAGCAACTAATGGTGTATCATTTAAAAGTTGTGTAGATATTCCAGGTGTTTTTCCTTACGGTTGTGATTGGGGTTATAAACAGTTTGAGCCACCTACACCATGTTCTGACCCATCTTACCCAGTGGAGTGTTCTACAAAATATGGTCAAATAAATACATCACAAACTAACCGACAAGGACAAGGCGGTCAAGTTATTTGTGAGTTCTTGGGTTATACTAAGGATGCCGTACCAGCTTTAAAATAAATTAAAATAACAAATAATAAAAAAAGGGACTTAATTGTCCCTTTTTTATTTTAATTCCTTCTCCCATTCAGGTGTATAATCATTATGGTTTTGATACATATAATGTTCGTTTATCCCTAACAATCTAAAGTTAGTACCTTCAAAATTAATTTATTATTTGTAAAAATTTATTATATTTTCTAGGTAAACCAATATTATCTATATCATAATTTTCATATATAAAAAAACCGAAATTCTTTATATATGATTTTTTAATGTAAACAATAGAATATTTTTCCTTACCACCTTTTTGTGTTTTTCTTTTTATGGTATAATCAATATTCAATTTTTTAAGCCTATCTTCAACCCATGACCAATCTTGTTCATAACTACCGGCCAAATAACATTGTTTTTGTTTATTATCTTTACTAACATAAAAACATCCATCACCGTCAAAAAAACCCCTAAAAAAATAATGTATTATGTTTTCTGGTATTTTGTGTAAAAAATTAGGGGAATATAAACTTTTCCCTGTATAACCATACTCTCTAAAATTTTCACAAACATTTTTTTGATACAATCCTAATGTTGTTGATGGTTTTTTATTCACCCTTTCTCTATGTGAAATAGACCATTTATTATCATCAAATAACCATTCTATGGTTTTAAAATCTTCAGTAGTGGTATATAACTCCAATCTATTAAATGTATCGTGAAGATAACCGTCCGCCCATAAAAATCCCATTATATATAAATCTTGGGGGTTTTCAAAGGAGAATACCATTTTTTCATATTTTGACCCGTTTTTAGATTGTATTTCAGATTTAAGTTCTTTATTAATGGATAGTTTAAGTTTTCTAACTTTATTCCTAACAGAGTTTAAACTTCTATTTAATTGTTTTGAACAATATTCACTACCTTTATTTTCATAATTTTCTTTTAAATAATTTATTTCATATGTTGACCATTTTTGCATAAAAACCCCTTTACATATAAATATATGTAAAGGGACTGAAAACCATTAATCCCCATATTTTTTGTTTAAATAATTCATGTAATCGATTTTTGGGTCGTAGAATTCGTTAATACCTAATAATCTGAATTCACATCCATCAATATCTTCAAGCCATACATTGTGAAAATGGCCATAAAAATACATAAAAGGTTTATTATTCTCTTTTAATATCTCCCACATCTTAGTAACCAATTTTCTCTCTTCTAAAAGGTCATCTTTTAGTTTTTCATCATCCATGGCAAATTGATTAACCAAATATCCAAACCCGTTTGTATTTACAGGGTGACAGAAATCAGGTGCTGTATGTGTTACAACAATATCTATATCCCTAAAACCTTTTAGTTTTTCCTCATCCAACACGAAAACCTCATCGTACCAATATAACTCTCTCTCAACACCATTTCTGGCATATTGAAGTTGTTCTCTCATATGTGGTCTACGGTCAACACTCACAGCACCACCAACACCTAATATGTTAACACCATCTACGTTTATTACTGTATAATCAGGTAGTAAATGTAAGTTGGTAAAGTAGTTTCTTAAATGCCCGTCAAAGTATTTTGGGTTATCGTGGTTACCACGTATAGCATACATTTGAATGTTATATTCGTTTAAAAACTTATTCAAATCACCCAATGTATTCATATCGTTGAATTCATTGGTAAACCCAATACCAAAGTCACCTACCTGATATATAGTACAATCTTTAATCTTGTGTGCCTTTATATACCACTTAACGTAGTTAAAATTACCGTGTATATCGCCCAGTGTGATTAACATTCTTCTACGTTATAAATTTTTAATAATTGTGAAACTTTTAACTTTTTGACTTTAGCAAAATACTCAATAGCTAATTCTAAACTATATGTGGAGTATTTAGAAATTTTTTCACCCCCTTTAGACACTAATTTATATTCTTTCATTATTCTAAGGTTTATTACAAATATAGTAAAAAGTTTTTAAATTAAAAACCCCCCGAGAGAGATAAATCTCAATCAATCGGGGGAATTTTTTGACGAGGAAAGGATTTAAACCTTTCGATGTTCTATTTCGTGTCAAATATTTAAAGGTACCAATATGTAACCTTAGTGTTTTGAACCAATCCATCCGTCGATGAACCGCGTATACCCTCCGCCACTCGTCACAAAGTAAAATTACAAAAAAAATTATTAACAGTCAAGAAAATATCAAATAAATTTATATTGCTTTAATATTTTTTCGGGTTCTATCGGTCCATCTTTAACAATTTTCCATTCACCATTTCTAACTTTTTGAATTAAATCTCTGATAGGCACCATTTCAACCCCTAAGTTATAATCACCACAATCCATATTTAAAGAAACTTTTCTTTCCCCGTCAATATCTTCAGTACCACCAACCTCCATCAAACAACCATTAGTATTTATTAGAATAAGGTTACCTTCCTTAGGTTTCCAATTAGGTTTTTCCCTATATTTACTAAACTTACTCAAAATTATAATACATTTTAACAGCCATCAAAACATCTTCATCATTTAAATGAAACTTACCATAAAGACTTTTAGCCAAAACTATAGGACTAAATTCTTCAAATGTTGGATGATTTTCCAATTCTTTATAAACTTTAAGTAATTCTTTACGAAAAATTATTTCGTCAAAATTTTCATCTTTAATCTTACTCATATTTTTTCTTTTAAAATTAACTAACCAAAGATAAATCAAATTTTGGGTTATACCAAAACTTTCTACCATTTTTATCTATAATTGTGGACATATTTTTTTTGCCATAACATTTTAACCATTCTGAAAATGTTATTTTATCCTCATTAAAAGGATTTACCCATTCTTTAAGTTGACCCCCACCTAAAACATAAGATTCCAATATAACGTCTTTACAAACATCAAAAAAATTTGGGTTTTTTGTGATAAATTCTTTTGAAGTTAAAAAAGGGTTATCGTTTATTCTGTTGATTATTTCCGACCTTAAATAATTCCCAATACCATTAAAATATTTTTGGTTCATCATCAGTTCATAAATTGGTTTTTGAAAATCTTTTTTATTTAAGTTATCAAGAATATTTTCTTTAAATTTTAAATGTTCTTTTATAGGATCAGGTCCCCTATTTTCAGACCAAGTTTCTGACCATTTCCATTTGGCAAACCTTCTAACATCAACCAAACACAATAACCCACCATCTGTGGTTTCAAATATCAAATGTGCGTGTTTTGGGGTTATTTTATTTTTAATAAAAACCCAATTACCAGACATTCCCATGTTGGTTAATAAAGATTTATTTAAACTTTCTAACTTTAAAATTAATTCTTTACCCCTGCTTTCTGATTTTAACTTAAAACCAACAGACCAGTCATAATCCAAGTTAGTTTTTATCTTACTTACCTCAGATTTTTTAATGTTAATAAAAGTTTTATCCTGACTAACTTCATTAATGTATTCTGACATTATTCTAACTTCACTAATTTCTGGCATACATCAATTTTTATAAAATAATATATTCATAACACCAAATATATGATATTTATATCATATAGCAAAATCAATGAGTAATTTATTAAACGAAGGTAGGTACGATAATGTAACTAATGAATTAACAAAAGAAATTATCTATGCTGTTAAAAAAGGTGTAAAAAAATATAGAACAAGAATAAGGTTATTTAGTAGAACTTTTATTGACGTAATCGTTAAGATAAAAGAAATGGATAATTTAAAAGAACCTTTGGTTGGTGGCCATATGGAATTGTCTCCAAATAGAGGTAAATATAAAAAAATGATATTAGATATAACCGTATCTAGTAATGAACAAGATTTTTATACCGATTTAAATAAATTGGTTGCTGAACTAAAAAATATAATTAGGCACGAAATTGAACACATAGCACAAGATAGATTTAAAGTAAAAGAACGTGGAAGCTTTTTTTCAACAAAAAGAAGATATCCAGAGGATTTAGAATATTATGAATACCTTACGGAACCTTATGAGGTTGAAGCGTATGTTAGAGGTTTATATAAAAAGGCTAAAACTATGAAAGAACCATTAAATATTTTAATTGATGAGTTTGGTAATTATTTGGAAAGTATTAACATACACCCTGATGAAATTAAAACTGTTTTAAATACTTGGCGAGATTATGCTAAAAGACATTTAATACAAACACCATATAGAAAATGGGGTTATATTGTAGATAATAACGTGATTGAAAATTTAAACGAAGATAGTCAAAGAGTTATGGGTTTTAGGTATAAAAAACCAGACGTAAATTGTATTATGAGTTTTGAGGTTTCGGAACCAACTTACAATAAATTTAGACTAATGGATAGACTAGATTCCATGAACGTAAAATACAATTCAGTTAAAGGTGGCGGTGGAAAATATAATTCTTTTACCGTAGATTTAGACTTGTATGATGAAAAAGAAGCACAGGCTATCATTAATGATTTAAATATAAAATTAATGTTAGAAGGTGTTAGAATAACAAACTCAAATTTTTATTTTCCAAAAACAACTTAAAATGAAAGATTTAAACGGTAACGAAATTAAAATTGGTGATGAACTGGATGTACCAATGGATGTATTTTCAACAGGGATTGTTGTAACAAATAACAAAGGTGAACTTTGTTTGGAATTACGTTACGAGGGTAATTTATTACCAATAAAACATATTAAATATTTAAAATTAAGTAGTGAGGTTTTTAATTAAAAATAAAGATTATGTCAAAAGGTTTTTGGGTATGGGTACCATCAACACCTAGTGGTGGAGGCGGTGGATTAGTATTTTTGGTGATTATAATTGCCTTGATTTGTGGATTGTTTAGTTCGAGTTATAGATATGAAGGTCAAATTCGTAGTACTATGAGTGGTAACACTTCTTATTATTGTACTATAGATTACACAAAATCAGTATTTTCAGATTCAATATTTGGTTCAATATTTTACGAAAGAACAGTACATAAAGATTATGATGGTGGTAATGTTTATTATAAGTTAGACACACCAATTAGAGGTGTGATATCAGATGATAAACTTATTATAAAATTGGACAATCCTAGGGTTGAGTGTAGTAATGATTTAACCCATGAGGAATATTTCCCTGAAAAAACAGAAATTACAATTAAAAACGATACAACAATAACCATAAAAGGTATTGATTGTTATGGTGGTTAAGTGACCCCGGTGAGATTCGAACTCACGATTTCTAATTTAAAAGATTAGCACTTTAAACCAACTAAGTTACGAGGTCTTTATTTTTTAGAGGGTCTGGTCAGATTCGAACTGACGTAACAAAATTAATTGTCATCCCTGTTTTGCAGACAGGTGGTTTAAACCACTCACACCACAGACCCTTTTATTATATTTGTGGACCACGAGGGAATCGAACCCTACCGTTTTCACTTGAGTGCAAATCAAGTGCCCTGCCTTCGGGATGTAGCCCATAATTTTAGAGCGGGATGCCGGTAACTATCCGACTTCACTAGTTTGGAAGACTAGTACATTAACTTTATGCTAATCCCGCATTGGCGGATACGAAGGGAGTCGAACCCTCTTAAAACCTGATAGACAGTCAGGTACACCAGCCGTTATGCGCCGTATCCGTTTTGTATGGGGTGTGGGATTTGAACCCACGCAAGTCTCTTGGTCCCAAACCAAGCGAGGAAAACCTGACTCCTCCAACCCCATATATTTAAAAAGAACAGAGAATAAAAATATCGGTGTTTTTTATCATGGGACTCGAACCCACAACGTTTGATTTGCTGTCAAATTGATATCCATTATCGATGTAACCAATACCACCGCTTCTATTCTTTTTATTTTCAATGAACGTTTTTGTCCGTAAGGAGGGAATCGAACCCCCACAGTTTAAAACGGTTGATCTACAGTCAACGGAACTCACCACCTGTTCAACTTACGGGTATAACTATAAACAAAAACCCCCACAACTTTTTTATCGGTTGTGGGGGTTATTTAAACTCTTCTCTATATATTCTTATGAGACAGAATTGTACATACCACAACCATTCAAGGTATCACAGCCTTTATCGGCTACTTTCCCTGCTTTCGGTGTACTCGGTTGATATGTGTAATTCTTTCTCATTTTTTTAGTTTTAATTTGTTTATAGTTTTTTTTGTGGGGTTTTCGTTGTAAACAGTCCCCGTTCTGTATCTGTCTTTTTTGGGGTGGTTCCTGAAACCCATCAGAACCACAACTTCTATAAATAAATATGGACAAAATTAATAAAGTTTTATTTATTTGTCAACGCTTATGTTAAATTTATGTTATGTATTTTTATTTCTTATACAAATATAAGGATTATTATTCATCTGTCAACCGCTTTATTGAAATTATTTTACCATTTTCAACTTCACAAATAAACTCAACCCATTTTAACTTTTTAACATCACCAATCCCCTCATCTTCTGGTTTTATATAAGTATAGAAAGTAAAAGTTCCTGTATAATCTAAATCTTCAACTCTTACATTAATTTCCCTAAAAGAACCTAGAAGGTGTTCAAAAGAATTTTCATCAGCATTTGGGTACGGTCTTTCTTCTTTTGGTACCTCTTCCCAATCAAATCTTTTTATTTGTAATTTATAAGGTGTTCTGTTTTTTAAGAATGAATGTCTAAATTTATTTTCTGTATCCTCAACAATATAAACATGGGTCATTTCACATTCAAAATGTTTTGTTTGCCAATCAATATTATTACCACCTAATTTAACCCTTTCTTCTTCTGTTAAATCAGGTAGAATATTGATGTCAACATTAAGATAATCAAACATTCCCATTCTTATTCTTTTGTTTACAAGTTTTACAACCTTTTTGTTTTAAATCTTCACCGATTTTATTTAAATCGTTACCAATAAATTTGTTAACGATACCAGAACCAACCATACCTAAAAAACTAAAACCTAATATGGCTTTAGATATATTTGGATTTGTATCCATAAAGATACCAAAAATTGAATTAATCGACAAATAAACTGCCGAAAACACCCATACAACCAATAAGGTTATAAAAACCTTGCTCATAATTTTTTCTTTCATAATGTTTTATTTTTTATAATATCATTTAATTCATCAAAAGTTTTAACAGTGAAATAACCGTTATTATCACAACAATATTCATCATCTTTTATTGTGATTCCATAATCTTTTTCTATTTTTTGAATAAGGTCTATAAAATCAAAAGTCCAATCCTCAATTAAATCAATACCTACACTATTTTTTTGTAACTCAATTTCTTCCGTTATTGTTATATTTTTAATTTTAGCGTTATTAACCAATATAACATCCTTTATCATATCCCCACCAATTATTGGTCTAACAATTTCTTTAAAATATTGATTAAAGTTTATCATTTTTTACTAATCTCACTTTGTTACCTAACTTATCTACTTGGAAATTTTTAAAATGTTTACTAAAATAAAGATTATATAATTTTAATCTCATTTCATCATCTATATCCATTTCCAAACATTCAACGTTATACTTATCTGTATAGTATTTAATTAAAGAGAACACAGTAGATAAAACTTTAAGTCTGTAATCACTATTTAAAGTCAAAGATGTTCTAACTACATCATCAATAATAACACCGAATATAACATAATAACAACCGTCATCTTTTATTTCAATACTTAATTGGTAAAAGTCTTCTGAATTTGGTGTGAATATTACTGTTATGTTATTATTATTTTCAGTATGTATATTAAACTCACAAGGTATGTTATTTATATCAAAAATATCTATAGATTCTAACAATAACGATTCTTTTATTATCTTTTTCAACACCTTGCTCATAATTTTTTCTTTCATAATATATACTGTAAATGGTCAAAATTTATTGTTATCTCCATTTGACTGATCTCCCTATCCATAATTACCTCATGATTCATTTCTGTTATAAATGAACCTCTTATATCAAACCTTTCATGCCATAAACCATTATGGTTTATTTTTTCCAACCTAATATTTTTCTTTTCATAACTCATCATCCAATTTCTGATTACATCTAAAGGACTATCACCTAATGTAATTGTACCACTGGTATAAGTTATAGTATTTGTGGTGTCATAATCATCACATCTTACAACGGTTAATTTTAATGGTTGCCATTCCAATCTTGGTACACCAAAATCAATATTACCAACTGTTACCACTGATGGACCATCTGTTTTTACTAAATACTGATATAAACCATGATTGTGTGGTATTGTTAATAACCATCTAGGTTGGATTATATTACCAAAATCCATGTTCTGTCTAATATCTTCTATCGGTACAGAAACATGTACACCCATTCTATGTTCAGGAATACTATTTTTAATCATATATAAATTATACTTAAACTAGGGGCATATGTAAATAAAAAAACCCACCATGGGGTGGGTTTGTTAGTAGTTCCAGAAGGATTTGAACCCTCAAGTCTCAAAGTTCGTAGCTTTGCGTGTTATCCAATTACACTATGGAACCATTTGTAGGCGTGGGTGGAGTTGAGCCACCTTGACGAAGGTATAAGCTTCGCATAATAACCCTTATATGACACGCCCATGTTATTAGCGGAGAGATACAGAGTCGAACTGTGCCCAACTTAATGGGTTCTTGTTTTCCAAACAAGCGAGGGAACCACTCCCTTCCTTAACTCTCCATTTGGCGGAAGACAAGGGAATTGAACCCTCACCGGTATTACCCGGGACATCTTAGCAGGATGCTGTAACAAACCAATATTTACCTATCTTCCTTTTGCACATCTGACAGGATTCGAACCTGCAACAACTGGGTTTGGAAGCCAGTACCAATTCCTATATGGTCTCAGATGTATTTTAGTAGTATCGGTGGGAGTTGAACCCACTTTTCCTATCTTATCAGGATAGTTCCTAAACCGTTCAGACACGATACTATATTTGCGGGGGTAGAAGGGATTGAACCTACGACCTTAGAGTTAACAGCTCTCTGCTCTACCACTGAGCTATACCCCCGTTTGGCGGACTGTGTGGGAATCGAACCCACCACCCTTGGCTTAACAGGCCACAGCTACCCCTTGTCAGCTTACAGTCCAAATCAGCGGGTCCAGTGAGACTCGAACTCACATCATCTCGGTTAACAGCCGAAAGTTTTATCCAATTAGTACTACAGACCCGTATTTGGGTGATAGACGGGGATTGAACCCGCACGTTCACTAAAGAACACTTGTTTCACAGACAAGCTCGGCTAACCAATATCCGACTCTAACACCATTTTGCGGAGAGCTGAGGACCCGACCCCCACCCGACTTAACGAGACCCAGGTTTCAAAGCTGGTCGACGCTCCAATGCATCTGCTTAACTCTCCATTTTAATTTACCAATATGTCAAATAACAAAAAACCCACCGACATTTTCATGTGGTGGGTTTTCCTTGTACAAAAAACTTAATTCCCATTAAGTATTATCTTGATTGGACAAAACACACCATGTGTACACCGAACTATTAATTCGATTACTATGTATACTCGATATGTTATGCCAATTTTTCATTTCTTTAATTGTTTTGTTTGTTAATAAATATGATACAAAGATAGTAAAAGTTTATTACTTGTCAACTATTTTTTAAATTATTTTTTTATTTTTTCTTTTACGTGTTTTATTGGGTTAATACCTTGTAATAAGAAATATAACCCAAGAAACGATAGTGATATAAGGTAAAATATTATATCCGTAATCCAATAAGAACCTGTCAATGTCATTACAGCGTTGAATAGTGCGTCGAACCCTAGAGGGTTGAAGAACATTGCCAAAATTAAGCTTATGGTTGCGAGTCTTTCTTTGTTTATACGGTTCATCACTACTGTCCATGTATGATTATTTAAAATTAACTATAAGAAAAAACAGTAAAAAAATATTACTTATAGTTTTTATTCCTCTTTCTTTTTTAAAGAAGCTGTTATTTTATCAATTTCTTTTTTAAGTTCAGCGGCTTTTTCATACTTTTCTTGTTCAACACAATAATCCAAAGCCTTTTTTAATTTAGCCAACTTTAAATATTTTTCTTTTTCAGGGTCAAAAATATTTCTGTTTTTATCTCTATCAAATATTTTATCACCAAAATCCTCAATACCTGATGAACGTGTGAAAGAAGTATAAGAAACAGAACCGTCAGGTGATGCCCAATTTCTTTTTTCCCATTCACCATTTTCATCCTCACCTTTTTCAATATCCATTTCATCTTCAGGAATATCCATTCCATCAAAATTATTTGTCCTAAAATCGTTTAAAGGTATAAACCTCATATCATCATTTAAACCAAATAAATTTATGCCATTTTTTTTATTTTTAGACATCATACGCATCATTTCTTCAAAATCTTTTTGGAATCTATTAATTTCACGTCTAAAATCTCTATCGTTTTTCATACGTTCATTAAATCGTTCCCAACGACCAAAAAAGTCATCACCAAATTCATTGTTAAAATCGTCTTCGTTAAAATTTCTCATGGTATATCTTTTTATATAAATATCGTTATGATTGTTAAATTTGTCAAGTTGTCTTTAATGTTAAAAAAAATCCCCTATAATACTATAGGGGACTTAGTGGCGACGGGCCGAATCGAACGGCCGTGGACCTGGTTTATGAGACCGGTGGGGAACCAACACCCTCATCGCGATATTAATGATACAATTATATATTAATTTTTATCTCCTGTCAAGTATTTTTTAATTTTCTTTAGGTTTTTCTCTTAACTCTGTATTACCTTTAGTATGTCTAGGCCAAAATGGACAATGTCGGCAACCAGAGCCACAGCATTTTTTTCTACGTGTTAAATATTCTTCAGTAAGTACAATACTACCTTTATCTAGGTAATAATCTATACCCTCAACAAATTTAAATTCTTTTCCTTCCATTATTTATCATCCATTAAATAAGGTTTCCATTCTTCATGTATTTTATGCATTTTGTTTATAAAATATAAATAATTAGGTGTAAATGGTTTATGTGATAATACCATTCCTGCCTCATCAGGTGTTCTATCACCCTTTAACATATTACATCTCATACAACATGTCACCAAGTTTGTCCAACTGTTTGGCCCACCCTTACTTCTTGGTATAACATGGTCTAACGTTAAATTATCTTTGGATCCACAATATAAACACTTATGTTCATCCCTTCTATAAATGTTATACCTTGATAAGGTTACTTTTTTATATGGAAAGTAAACATATTTAATTAATCTAATTATGGAAGGCTTATCCAATATTATACCAGCATCAACTTTACCATGAGAAACCACTATTTCTGCCTTACCTTTATACACTAATCTGTAGGCTCTTTTAAAGTTAGCCACAGTTAATGGTGTGTAGTCAGCGTTAAGTATTAGTACCATGTAATCCCTCCTATCTCTTTTATAAATATCTTGTAGTCAGGACAGGATTCGAACCTGTATCTCCTAGACATTCGTCCCAAGGTGTAATCACAATTCTACCACCTGACTATAATTTTCGCCCAATCATTTCTGACTGTCCCCAATACCGAATAGCTTCTCGAGGCTTCAGCGGCAACCCACTTACGTGAGGGGTTAGGACTTGTGTGTTAACTTCCTCCTGTTACTGGTACACCAACCAACCGACTTAGATTCAAGTAATCGGCTCAGGTCCCTGTGGGTGTGACACCACTTCCATCATGCGGGAGCACATTAGTCGAACACAACTCGACTCGTGTAGTCAGGACAGGACTCGAACCTGTAAATCTAATCCCCAGTAGGTTTCAACACAACGCCCATGGTCTTATATGCTGTGGCTACCAATTTCACCACCTGACTATTCTTGGATAATGTCGATTAATTTTTCTAAAGCTCTAATAATAGGTTTATGAAAAATAATAAAAATACTTATACCAATTAAAAATCCTAATATATATTCCATATGTCTTTATTTTTGTAGTCAGGACAGGACTCGAACCTGCATTGTTTAAAAACAATTTATATAGGTAGTTAGCACGCCTCAACCCTATAGCGGTTACCAATTACGCCACCTGACTATTTTTACCCCAAATGAGATTACTTTGAGGATTAGATTTTAACGGGTTTCTCTGACTGTTTCGAGAACCATCTCATAACACCTGCAGAAGAGCCCTTTGTCTCTAATCGGTAATTCTATGAGTTTACATTAGTGTCTTACCACATAAAAACCTGTCAACCGTACAATGGAGGAGTTCGATGTTTCTCCTTTAACCCAAGGGGTGAAGTTTAAAGTCTCATCACTCATCTAGACTGCCACGCGATATAGACCAGTAGCCCAACTCTTGAGTATCTCTTACTCATTATTTTTTGGTCAAAAAATAACCCAAAGTGGAGTGGATCGGATTTGAGCCGATTGGGTAACGCGACACCCTTCCATATTTTCTTAGTGGCCAACTAAGATTCTCACCCCATATCAACATTGACCCTTCAGACACACCACAATGGTTTCTCGTATACCATATGTTCCCCTCGGTGTTATAACGAGTTACACCTACACGCCATATCGTCAATGTTTTGTATTCCCACCCGGATTTGAACCGAGAACATACGAGGCTTAAACTCGTTGCGTTTACCAATTTCGCCATGGGAACATTTTGTTGATACAAATATAGTAAAAGTTTATTTATTATCAAAATTTTTGGTGCCTTCGGTGAGATTTGAACTCACAAAATTTAGTTTCTAAAACTAACACGGTTACCAATTACGTCACGAAGGCTTTTTGTGCCCTGAAAAGGAATTGAACCTTTGCTGCTAACATGTAAAATTAGTACGCTACCATTACGTCATCAGGGCTTTTGATCCGGTGGTCGGGATCGAACCGACTAAATCTCGCTTACAAGGCGAGCACCCTTACCTTCAGAGTATCACCGGAATATAGTACCGTATATCTGATTTGAACAGATCGAACCATTATTTTGTCGGGATAGTGAGAGTTGAACTCACATGTTGCCAATTACTCTTTCTACACCTTATGAGAGTGGGGAGATATATCCCGAATTATATTTTTTAAATAATCAAAAGCTGTATATGGTGTGTAATATCTATCTTCAAATATTATAACTCTCCAACCTAAACTTTCAAACAATTTTTGTTTTATTTTATCTCTAGTTTGTACTTGATTTAAACTATGGTTTTTTAATGGTAACTGTTTATAATGCCAAGGACCATTCCATAGTATAAGTATTTTATAATCATTTATAACAATATCAGCATCCCATCCAGAACTTATTATTTTATTATGTTCAACATCGTTAAAACTCATCTTACATAACTCATATAAATTTATCTCGTCTTTCGATCTTTTTATTTTGGTTTGTGAGGTTTTTTGACCTAAAATCCTACCCATATTTTTACGAATAATAATGTTACATTCGTCACAATTTTTTCTATAATTACACCATTTACTATATGGTATATGTTCACCACATTTCATACATTTTTTAGGATTTAAATCATATTTCTCCTTTTTTTTACTTTTTAATGATTTACTTATTTTATTTTTTGTTTCTTGACTTCTTTTACCTCTAATTACATTATTATAACTTGCAGCACATGTATGGTTACAAAATTTTTGTTTATTAGACATTAAAGATTTAAATTCTATACCACAATTTTTACAATTAACCTTTTCATAATAATTGTTTTCAGAATACTTTCTATATGTCTCACCCAATTTTAATAATTTAGCTTTAATAGAAGATCTACTTCTTTTCATTATAACACCTATTTCATCATAGGTGTTACCTTGACGAATTAATTCAATCAATGTTTCAATATCTTTTTTATACCATTTCATAGTAATAAATATCATTATATATCGATAAAAATTATCGAACTTTAGATGATTATTTTAATTAATGATTAAATAAGTTATTAAAATAATATTATATATATATATATATACTTATTCATACCTACGGCTTGTTGTGTGGAAGATGAGAATCGAACTCATATAATTGGTTTTTCAGACCAACACCTTGACCAACTTGGTAACTTCCACAAAATATAATATGTCAAATAACTTCTTCGGTTATCCCGACAGGGTTCGAACCTGTACTATGCTAGAGTCAAAATCTAGTGCCATGCCAATTAGGCGACGGGATAATATAAAATAAAAAAACCCGAGAGTTTTTCTCGGGTTCTTCTAAATTTGTTAATATATTAAATGATTAACTTAGACATAAGAACCCGAGTTCAGTTTGTGTAAACTGAAATAACACCGTTAGTGTCATCACGAATAATATGTTTGTTAAAGTCTTCATTTGTTTAATTCTGTTACTGTTAATAAATATGATACAAAGATAGTAAAAGTTTATTACTTGTCAAGTTTTTTTTAAAATAAATATTTTTCTTTGTTTAATATTCTTTGTATTTGTTCTTTTTTAAATTTATTCCTTACTATACCTTTAAATTGGTTTTTTTTAGGGAATTTCACAATTCTATAAGCCTCTTCATAAGTCATACAATCCATGTTTTTACGGATGGTATCTTCACTTAAAATATTGTATTCTCTTTTTGATATGTAGATTTTTCTATTTTCAGGATCGTCATCATCTAATATAATATTATGTGTTTGACCAAATATTGATCTTAATTTATCAACAAAAATGTCGTTATTATACATAGATTTGGTACCTTCACTTCTACCACTAAATTTTATAAGTTTTGGGTTTATTGTTCTAATAAAATCATCTATTATTTTTATAGATGTTGTTGTGGCTTTAACCCAAGACCAATCGTTTTTTAATTCTACATCCATTTCCATGTCGAATTTCCATGAAAATTCATAAAAATAATCAATCAAATCCCCAAAATACCTTTTCGGTATATTATCATCCACAGTTTCTAATCTGAAATTATATATGGCCTTAACATTGTCTTCATAACCAATGTAGGTGAAATCATCTAATTTAGAAATATTTTTCAATGGTCTTGTAAATGTTTCTTTTAAATTAAATTCATTAATTATTTCTTCTTTTATGATTTTTTTAATTAAGTTTCTCATAATCTATGTTTCATATAAATATTTATCCATGAAATTTTAAAAATTTCTTATATCCCTTCTACTTCTACGTTTCGGTGGTAAAAATTTATGTGGTTTTAAATACATATTAATGAATATAGATTCCCAAGTATCGTTTGTGTACCAACCTTCCTCATTAGGTAAAGTTCTATAATTATAATCTAGGTAATTCATTAACCCATCAGGTAGTTCCAATGATTGTACCCCTACTAAATCCATACCTAATGTTCTTGCAGATACTTGTCTAATTAAAGGTAACTGTATATTATCAAAATCATTTACAGGTCTGTTATTAATTAAACCTCTGTTAACATCAAATAAATTATCCCAACCACGTACACGTAAATCGTTTAATATTTGTGTATCAATTTCTTGTCTAAGATTTTCCGTCAATAAAGCTGTTAATTCAGCTTCAGCATCTATATTGTGGAAAGCCTGTAAATCTTGAGCGAGTTCTGGTGTCCATATAGCTCTTATAGCCCTAGTTTCACCAACTACAATACGAGATTGAACACAACTCCATTTAAATGATGGATTGATAAAAGAAAATATTGGTAAAGATTTGGTTATCATTAAAATAGTACCGTACCGTTGACCATTGGCATTGGGTTATTATATGTTATCGTAGAATAATACCTACTATCAATCATTGTTGTTGAATATCTTGTTGGTATTCGGTTTGGTACAAAATCAAATATAATTCTCGGTACAACCTCAATCATTGACAATGAATAAAATGGTTTACCACTTATGAAATCATGTCTTCTTATAAATTTATGGATATTCATATATTAATAAATATCACTCGACCAATACAGAAAGTGTACATTTGGGGCACGGATAGTCAATATTGAAGCGTTTATCTTTTACAATTTTAGTACCAGCACAACAATCATATTGTTTTGTATCGTCTTTTTTAGGATATGAAAGTTGTTCGTATAGACATTTTAGGTTTTCGTCTATGATGTAGGCATATCTGTGTTTTTGTGTTCTATTAATCCATACACCGTTTTTATCTTTTGTGGGTCCTCTTGGATTGACTTTCCATTCGCCTTTATCGTTCAAATGAAAGAAGTCTGATTTTTTATCTGTTAGACCGTAGTATTTGAAATTACATACTTGGTATATACTACCATTGTGTCTACTGTCATCTGCTAATGTTATAACAGCTCTAACCCCTTCTTTCTTAAGAAGTTTTATACTGTTACCCAATAAATAAGATGTTGCGTTGGTTCCGTTTAAGTATGGTTTAACACATAGTCTACTAAGTTCTAATACTGTTTGGTCTGTATTAGGTAATCCGAACCAACCTTTTAAAGCCACATTACCTTGTGGGTTTGAGAAGGCGGTAATCCCTAATAATTCATCGGTTTCTTTATGGTATAAACCAAAGGAAAACTTAGCAAAGAACTTAGCATCACCCAAATAATGGTAAACCCTAACAAATTCATAAGCAACTTTTTTATCTATTTGTTTGATGATAAAAATTGAATTTGCCTTAATTTCTCTGTTTATAAACTTACGTATATCCTCACTATTTTCCATAGTTAAAATATAAAGAATAAAAACAACAACGTAAACATAATTATTCTATTCTCTTTTCAATACTACCATCACTATAATGATAGAGTTTAATACCTGGACTCCATTCATTTATGTCTTGACCTAATACATTTGTAATTCTAACAACCTTAAGTGATTTGTAAGGGTCTCTATTAATTACAATTATATCTGAATAGGTACGTGTACCATCATAATCTGTTTGTATAAGTCTGTAATATATTAACCCTGTATTTAGTTCAAAATCACGTGTCGAGTATTCTTGAATTACATTAGAATTACCCATACCATCAATTTGTTGTATTTCTTGAAATCTAATTCCATCTAAACTTCTTTCAAGTGTGAAATGGTCATTATTTATTTCTGTGGCGGTTTTCCACCTTAATAAATTATAATGTTCAAATCCTTTACCGGAAAAATGAATTAGTTCTACTGGTAGTGATGAACAAGAACCTCCTTCTACACCACTTAATACGTAATTACCAGTACTTAATGTACTTGTAACTGTGTAATATCCGACAGATATAAAATAATTAACACCTAATGATGAACACCACGTAACGGAAGGATCTAACACACCACCTGAAGTACAATTTGGATCATCATCACTACATACAACTTCAACCATACTATTTAATGAAGAACAATCACCTGTATAAACTCTTATTTCAGAATCAAAATTAGTAGAGGCGTTACATGTATTAAAAGTCATATCATTACCCGTACCAACTACTCTATACCATAAGTTATTTGATTGAGTAATATAATCGTCACAGGGTGATGCGACATTCGGAACATCTGTACTTGAACCTATCGTTGTTACAACTCCACTATTATATGGTAATGTAACAAGAGTTGCATTCTCACACAAATCGTTATTGAATAAAGGACCGCTATATGACCATATAAATGTTAATCCTGAAACAGGAAAACAAGAACCATTAGATGTAAACCTAACTGTATGTGCGTTTGTAGTGGCGTTAGTCGTCCCATTAGGTGCGCCCCAATTAGGAGATGCATCGGGTACTGAATTAGTTAATCGTCTGGCTATGTAATCAGCATTGGTAAGACCTCGTATTCCAACTTGTGGTTGATAAGTGGTACTGTTGGCTATGGTTGTCATATTACCATATACCATTCTAATCTGATTATTTGTTTTGTTTATTCTAATTTGAAATGAAAATCTTTCCGTACCACTTTGTAGATATCTCGCACAATTCTGCCATTGAAATACAACTTCAGTCCCCACATCTTGCCATCTTCTTTCATAAACTTGTGTAGCTAATGCAGTACTACGTAAATCCATTCCCATAACTGATATTATACCAGCCGCATCTTGACCTGATTGTAATGGACCCGTAGTACCAAAACCAGATGTCGGTGTAACTGGATTACACCATAGTGAACCATCCGCAGTCATATTTACATTTGTAATGATAATACCATTTACGACAAATCTTGATGTGGTAGGAAGAACGATATTATTACCGTCAGTATCATATGTTATAGCACCGGCAGTTGTGGTAACTAATTGAGTACCACCTGTTATGGCCGTATAAGTACCAACCGTTTCAGAAAATGTATACCATGTAGATACTTGTGACTTAACCGAATTGATTAAACTGAATAAAAAAAATAATATGGATAATTTTATTTTCACTGATACACCCTTTCATAATAAATATCTACATTTTAATACGTAATGTATTATTTTTTGTTACCTACAATTAAAATATAACCAATAAAAAACAAACAGTAAATTAGTATCAATAGTTTGTTAAAAAATTTAAACCATTATAAGCGATAGAAAGTCTGAAGGTGTAAAAGATTTTAATTTAGGAAATTTTTTGGTAAATTTGGATTTTTCACCTTGATAGTCACTATAACAAGGATTCCATCCTGTCCTACTTATTTTTATTCCATCATATTCGACTAATATTTGAAATGGTTTTTTTTCTCTGAGATAACCATCAATGTTGGGGTTGTTAAAGATGTTAATATCCATTCTTGAAGTTAAATCATCAACTATTTTTTCACCATAAAATTCGTAAAATTTTTTTTTAAACAAATTGGGATCAACCATATCTTTACACATATCTATAATATAATTATCCCCTCTTTTTATAAATAAATCATCAGAACTTATAATATTTTCGGCCCAACCAAAATCTTCTTCGTTTTCTTTTAATATCTTTTTAATTAAATTTTTCATTATATGTCTAAAATATAATTATTAATGTAATAACCCAACTCGTCAAAACTTATTTTATATTTATAATTTTTATATTTGGTTTGTGTATCATAAAAAACGGTTATAGTTAGAATTAAATTCATGTCTTCACCATTTATATCACTAACAATAAAAACATAATCTAAATTATCTTTTTTAATTGTTTTATACCATTTATTATTTTCTTTTTTAAAACCTAATTTTTTTAATGAAGATGTAAAATTATTTAATGTCTGTATCGTATCATCATTATTTAATATATCAATTAATTTATCCAAATAATCGGCCATAATATCGTTAATTTGATCCTCAGAACCACTTAAATCAAAAGTACCATAATAAAAATCATCCCAATTTATATCAAAAACGTAACTGTATTTTTTCACAATATCAGTTAAATTTTCATCCTTATTTTGCTCTAAAGCTTCTAAAACCAATTCTTTTGGTATTTTTATTAAAATGTAGTCTTCTTTCCAACCTCCAACATGTTCAAATTTAGCGACAGTCTTTGACATTAAATCTTCAAACTCCAAATTTATTTGTTGATTTCGATTTTTTTCTAAAGCTCTTGATAGTTCATAAACAACATCTGAGGCCATTCCTTCTACCGGTAAGATACCATTAAAATTTTCAAAAACATCATATAGATTATTTTTTAAATCATTTTCACTTACATCTTCATTTAATACACTTAAACAATCAGCTAGTTTATATCTATTTTCTTCATTAATCATATAATAAATATAATTAAACTCCTCATCATCCAACTCATAATCAACATAATAACTGTCATATCCCATACTTCCATATCTGATAAGTCTATCCAACATCCAATTGTCTTCACCAAATTTATTCAACCACCAACTATAATTTAGTTTAAAAACAAAACTATCTTTTGTTACGGTAATTTTACAGTTGTTATCAACATTAACTTCATCATCAAAACAAATATCAGAATTTTCAAAATATTTACCCAAATTTAAATCACCTGAGATGGATTCTTCAGCCCAACCAAAATCTTCTTCTTGTTCGTTTATATTATTACTCATATTGTTATTACCCATAAATCGCCAATATTGTTTATCTACCAACTCTAAAGCTCTTTCATATTCAATAACCTCATCTTGCGTGGAACGACATTTGGATTTAATATAGTCTTTTGGGTTATATGTGACATTTACAGGTTCACAATATTTGTAATTTAAATGAAGTTTACCGCCTTCTTCAAAAATATCTGTAACATAAAAAATATATCTTACTACATTTGGTCTATAATTTATAGGTTGCATGTCATAACCGTAATTATAATCTACTATATAAAAAACATCACCTATTTTTATAGATATATCTATAATATCATCCATCCATCCAAAATCTTCTTCTTGTTCGTCTAGTTGTGTAAAAAATTCATCAGTATTTACATCATCTATTATATCATAATCTATATAGTAGTCATTAACCCAATAACATTTATCCTTTTTACATTCACCATTCTTTTCGTATAAATCGTGGCCACCAACCATATCTTCTGACATTATATAAGCACCCCAACCATAATGTTCTTCACACATACCGTCATATAAATTAACATCCCAATCTGTGGTTATAACTTTACAAACTTTACCGATAAGTGGGTTTAGAACACTAAGAGCATCTGGATCACAATCTTCTAGATTTTGATTAACTTTTGTGATGATGAACAAGTCACCTTCTTCCAATTGCCTTAATCTATCCATTTGAAAGATGTCTTCTTTTAATATTTTCTTGATTAAATGTCTCATATTTCAATCGATAACATATTTTATATAATTTGATATGAATTCGTCTGAAACAAATAGTCCATTAATTGTTAAGTTAGCCCTTAATTCGTTATTTAAAACCTCTCTAATAACAAAATCCTTATCATTGTGTTTAATGTTTAACTCCTTAATTAGTTCTAATATTTTATCTATTTTTTCTCTTTCATAAGTTTCCATATTTCACCTACTAAATGTCTCACACTTATAAATATTCTTTAAAACAAAAAAGGTGGGTAATTCCCACCTTTAATATTAACACATTAATAGTTCTAATTTACCTTTCATGAATTGTTTAAGACTTGTAGACTTATCACTTTCATGATCGATAACCAAATCCATTTTTTGGTTGTAGGTACGTTTCTTTTCAGAACCCCTATTACCACTACCGATTTGACCCTTTCTTTCTTTAGAAACTTTATCCATATGGTTTTGTTGGTATAAATCATTTAGACGTTGTTTTATTTCGTTTAAAGCCTCGTCCTTATTCTTATGTTGACTTCTACCATCTCTAACCACTTTTATCCCTGTTGGTATATGGGTTATAACCACACAAGAATCTGTTGTGTTCTTATGTTGACCACCATTACCTGTACCACGAGTTGTTTCAATACGTAATTCATCCATATTGATGTCTATCTCCTGATAATTTTGGGAATCTAATAAAGCTACTGTAATTGTACTTGTATGTACTCTACCACGTTTTTCAGTGGGTGGAATTCTTTGCCATCTATGACAACCAACTTCGTTTTGGAAGTATTTCTTAACCCCTTTACCTGTCAGCTAAATACTAACAAGTCCGTCTCTTCAATGTTCGGACTCTACGGTAAAACCTTTATTCTTGGCTGCTTTCAGATAGACTGCAGCCATGTCCTCCACAAGGAGTTTCGAATCTTCACCACCCTCAGCGGCTCGAATTTCTAATGTTACTTTTTCCATGACTGTTTGTTTTTATTAACCACAAATATAGTGTATAAAAAATTAAAATCAAACTATTTCTTTCTACCCCAAGTATAATGTATTACATTACCGTCAACATACTCCTTCCAATGTTTTTTCCATGGGCCTGATAACAACAAAGTACAACAACCATTACTGTTTGCTATACGATGATAAGAATCCCTAGGGAAATATTTTACCACTTGTGTTCTACGTTCTGTATGATAGGAACCATTAGATTCATCATCTAATATATGTTCATCATATTGACCAAATAGTTTAAATGATAGGGCATTAAAAGCGTGAGTATGAAACCTATCTTGTGAATCATCACACTTATGAAAATAAAAAATTATTATTGAAAACAACCACTTAAACTCAAAAATTACAAATTGTGAAACCTCCTGTTTACCAAATTTGAATCGGTTGTACTTGAGAAATGAAAAATATTCCGTCTTTACCACGGAATATAATAATAATATAATATCACTATAAAATAAATAGGGGGACATTAAGTCCCCCATATTTTTTAAGATTGTACTACTTGTTCAGTAACTTCAACCTCAGATGTAACCTTGTCGTTAGACTCAATTTCATCCCAAGTCTTGATTACCTCACTAGCGTATAAGGCTTCCTTACCAGTCCAACCCCCAAGTACTGAACCCCTGTAAAGGTTTTCAGGTACAACAGAGTTGTTGTATCCAGCCACTTGGACTGTGAATACGTTAACCTTTGGGTTAACCTTCTTACGGTATTCTTGTACCATTTTAAGTACGTCTACATAACTTCCACCTCTAGAGTGAACGTCACCACGGCTTACACTTGTACCGTAAAGACCACCGTGTCCTGCCTGCATGTCACTATAAATAAAGATAGTATCATAGTGAGTTTTAGTGTCGATTGCTTCACGTAAGAATAACCAAATACCGTGTTCACAAGATTGTCCTTGAGACTTACCTCTCTTACAAGTTTCTTCCAACTGAGTAATAATACCGTCTCTTTTAGAAACAGGTTTTAAACTCAATCTTTCACCAAAGACACCGACATATCCTTCATCAGAACATAAAGCTGTGATGATAGATGATAAGTTAGCAATTTCAGCAATATGGGTTGTACCATACTCAGAGGTCATTGTACCCCAAGCTGAACCAGAGTTATCTGATAAACAAGCCACCTTACCCTTTAACTTAGGGAAGTTTTCGATAGAGATGTCAAGACACTCTTGTAAAGCGTCAAGTATCATACCCTTGTGGTTTATAGAAACCTTATCGATTTCCTTGTAAGCTGTGTAGTAACGGAATGGGAATTGCTTACCAAACTTAACACCTGCCTTAAGGTCAGTTAAAACCTTCTTAGCCACTTCAGTATCATTCACCTCAGTGAAAATACCCCTTAAGTTCCTAAGTAAAGCCATGTGTGAAACCTTAATTGTGTTAAGAATTTCCTTCCAAGTCTTACCTTGAGACCTAAGTGATTCCCAAGTTGTTTCAGTTTCAGAAACAGCCACGTCACCAGTCTTCATTAACTCATCGATAACTTCAGAGTGTGCGTGAGAAATACGAACCAAGTCAATTAATGACTTTGACTTATATTTCTTGATTTGGTACTTGGTGAAAGACGCCAACTTCTCAGCCCATGTCCTCTTAACGATAGATGGTAAACCATTCTTAGAACCGTTTAAGAACATGTAGTAATCAAATTGGTTGGTGATGTCATCAGGACGACCAACAATGTCCAAACCGTATTGTTTCATCAAACCTGGGTTTGCTTCGTTAAATTCAACCCTCTTTGGGTGTTGAGACGCTCTAATGAAGATAACCGCTGGGTTTAACCTCATGAAGTGTTCGTGACGAAGAGTCTTAGCTAACTCAAGGGTTGCCTTGAAGTCATAGTCTAAAGCCTCGTCGATAGCCTTAGTGAAAACATCAGTAGTTGTATCACTTGGGTCTTTGTACAAACCTAACACGTCATACGTCTTTAACGTAGATAAGTTAGATGGTTTGTCGTGAGAACCTCTGTAATAAGATGGTTCACCAAAGATAGATGATGCTGCCACGATACGTAATGTATCCAATGGGTTTAAGGTATAAGAAATACCACCGTCAAAATTTTCCACTGCTTTTGATTTGAACTTTGTCATAACTTAAAATTTAATATTGTTTAATAAAATAAAAAAAGTCCCCACAATTTTACTCGTAGGGACTGTAAGGTCTCACAATTAACTCTTACAGTTAACGTGGACAAATAAAGTACCTATTGAGTATTTTAGATGAAAGTGTTTTTCGTTTTCAATAATAATGATGTAACTTTCTTCACCGCTTCAATAGAATATTTTTAAATACTAGATAACTTGATATCTGAGAATGTTTCAGAATAATGGTTACTTTTCGTGTTCCCCATCTCGGGGAAGACCAGGAGTGACCCTGACTAGGTTTTACAGACACTAATAAACTCGGGGGTTTTAAAGTCCCTTCCTAACTTGTTAGATTTTAGAGTTGCTAACAAACTCCCATTGTTTTTTTAAGTTTAACAGGACGATAACTTAATACCCATCTTTTAATTAAACCTTGGACAATACTTAGGTAAAATGTCCTTTTTCTGAATCATAGTTGTTTGATGTAATCATTCCAACCGCTTCAAATATTCAAGTATCAGTATTTTAAAGAACTATATCGTTTTTGTTTGTTAATACTAGTGATAAAAACCTCTTCTGTCAATACGCTTTATAAATTTTTTATCACTTTTTTTGTGATTCCGACAGGGATCGAACCTGTAACTTACTACTTAGAAGGTAGTTACTCTATCCTATTGAGTTACGGAACCATTTGTACTCCCGACGGATCTTGAAACCGTATTTCATCTGTGAAAGAGATGTGTCCTTGCCTTTAGACGACGGGAGCTTGTTTATCAAAGAACTTTTACAAAAGTATAAATTTTTTATTTATTGGCCAAAATAAAAAACCCCGACTCTTAATCGGGGTTTATATCTTGATATATAGAGACATGACTATATACGACATCCACTCCGACTGTTAGTCAGATAACGTTCTCTCTCCTCTCTGTGAGTTAAAACAATGTATGTTGTCGCCTTTGTCATGGTGAGTTTACTATATAATTTTTTGTGTTTAATAAATATGATACAAATATACAAAAGTTTATTTAAATGTCAAATTATTTTTTTTAATTTAGGTAGTAACCCAATTATTTTTTCTTCCCACCTTTTTGCCATCTCTTCTTGTGAAATTAAATCACTATTAATTTTATAATTTTCCATCATTTCACTATTTTTTCTTGTTCACCATTTATTAATAAAGAAGATAATCTTAATGCCTTTCTTCTAAAATCTTCACCTTTTTTATGGAATATTTTTTCAAAAAATTTAAAAAATTTAATTGGGTTTTCTTTGGCCGATTGTGGTACCTTGTCCATTAATTTTCCCTTATATATGTGACCTAATTTATTTGTCATTTCTATGTTTAAATCCTGTAATGTTCGGTCCCAATTATCTATTAAAGATTTAATTTCATCGTCACTAAAATTATTAATATAGTTTTCAGCATTAAAAGATTGTAATTTTTTAATCTTATCCCATATAGAACTTTTTTGTAAAACATTCATAAATTCCTCTTGGTTTTTAATGTCATTGTTTTTAATAAAAGAATATAATTCTACTATTCTGGCATTTATTTCATAGGATAATGATAGATATATCAAATACAAAAATTTTCCCCAATAAGGGTTATCGGATTTTTTAGCCGTTTCAGAAGCGACATTTAAAAAAGTTTCACGACCTTTTAGAGGATCACCTGTTCCAAGAAATCTTTTATATGTTTCATAAGCATGTGTCAACTCATGACCAATAACAGGTTTTAACATTTTTCTAAACTGATCCGTATCAAAATTCTCAATCCATGAAAATGGTACCATAACTTCAAAATTAAAACTTTGTCCAAGAAAAACAAAATTGTCACCACCCATTTTAGACAGTTTTATTGTATTTGGATCCCAAATATGATAGGCATGAATCGATTTTGTATAATCACCACTAATTTCACTTTCATATAATTCATCAGGTACAAATGTTACCATCAAACCAATTGTTGGTTTGTATAATGGAAATTCTTTATATGTTGGATTTTTTATTAATTGCCCTAAGTCTGAATAACCACCTATTTTTTGTACCCAATCCATCACTGTTTTACCATCCATGGTTTTATAACCACGATTTGCTAAATCCTCAACAATTTCTTCAGGGTTATTTGGATTTTTATAGGTTACTTCAGCTTCTTCCATCTCATCTGATTGTGAAATTGATTTGGCCATACCAGCTAATATAATACTAAAATAATCAACCCAAAAATTTAAAGCTTTGGGTACACCCATGATTTCTTTAAGTAACTCTTTCTTTTTCATATTTTATAAATATCACGAAAAATTGATTGAGCTCCTAAGTTCTTGTAACAATTCTTTTTCTCTATCTGTTATATTTTTTGGTACTTTTGGTGTTAATTTAACATATAAGTCTCCTGTAATACCTGTATCCTCGTCAATTAAACCCTGGCCTTTTAATCTTATGACTTTGTTACTTTCACAATATTCAGGTATATTAACTTTAAACTTACCACTAAAACTTTCTATTTCAATTTCTTTACCTAATATCATATCAACAAAAGGTAATTCTTCTGTTTTATGTAAATTTAAACCTTCCAATTGGAATTTTGGGTGGGGTTGTATATTAAAATTGACAACTACGTCGCCCCTTTCCAAGTTAGGACCTTCAGCCCCCAAACCTTGTATAATTAATCTACCACCTTCGGTTAGTCCTTTGGGTATTTTTAAATCAAAACTTTCTATATGGTTTATAATGCCAGCACCGTGACATGTACCACAAGTATCAACCCTCATTTGTCCAGAACCACCACAATGACTACACATTATCATTGTTTGCATACCCATAGCTTGGTGGTATTCTATTTTACCACCTCTTCCATTACAATGTGTACATGTTGTGGTGTTACCACCATTACCCTGACATGTTTTACAAGTTTTATTAACATTAAATTTTATATTTTTGTTAACACCGTGAAAAATATCTTCTAATGTTACATTAACCAGTATACTAATGGGTCTAGATTTCATTCTAAACCCAGCAAAAGGGTTATTAAAAGGATTATTAAATGGGTTACCACCAAAACCACCTTTATTAGGTATTTCTTCTCTTGGTGGTTGTTTTTTACCTATTAAAATTTCATAGGCTTCATTTATTTCTTGTATCTTGGTTGTGGCATCTTCGGATGGGTTTCTATCAGGATGATACTCCAAACTCTTCTTTTTCCACGCCTTTTTAATTTCTTCTTTAGAGGCTCCGGGTTTAATGCCTAATATTTCGTAATATTTATTCATTTTAATTGTGTGGAATATATTTATATAATATATGTATCAAATTGTTCTAGTTGAAAATAAGAAAAAAATCAAAGTTCTCCATTCATATAGTAGGGAACACGATGCTAATTATAGGTTTGAAAAACTTAAATCTCAAGAGGTAATTTTTCCTAAAATAAAGGTTTATAAAAATAAAAAATTAGTTGATGTTGTTTATGAAATACTTTTATTAAAGAAAAGAGAAGAAGGTGATGTTAATAGAGTTATTAAAAACGAATTGGGTAAATTTGTTGAAGAAACTGTTGATGATGAGGATTGGGTTATAATGGATACTTCATATTTCCATATTGAAGAAAGTTTTAATGTTAGTGATGCTAATCGTAAATTAACAGCAAAAGAAATTATTGAGCATGTTGTTATTTCAAACAAACAAAAAAAAGCACCTAAACAGGTATTAATGTTAAACAATAAAATTGTAATTGAAGGTTTAGATTTATATATGGTTACATGTAAAAATATTGATGAAACTATAAGATTATATAATAAAATTAGAACTTATTGTTTTGATAACAAAATAGGTGATATTATATTTTTCGGTTCAGTACCAAAAGAAAACAGAAAAGTGTGGTATAAAAAAATCCACGATAGAACTGGTATTGGTTATAATAGATTGTACCGTTCTAATTCAAGATAATAGTTCTAGCTAGAGAACGTCTTAACACAATATCAAATTGTTCTTTTGATAAATTAGGTACACCATTTTTAACCCAATTATTAGTTGCTATGTTGGTTAATTCTTCCATAACGATATCAGTGTTTACCGTATTCTCAAAAGGTTCCAATTTAGATTTCATCAAGTTAAGATAAGTAATTAAATTATCCATATTATATAAATATCTTTTTGATGTTTGGTCTAATAAAAGATATATCTGTTTTAACCAAATAGATTGTATCGTCAGACTCCATAATACCGTCAACTGTGTTAAGTATAACATATAGTTTGTATACTTTGTGGTATGTTTCATGACCTTCTTGTATAAAATTTTCTAACTCCTTTGATGGTTGATTTATGTTTTTATTAAAAACCATCTCATACAAGGATTTGTAAAACAAAATCCAAGACATGTTTAAACTATAATGATGGACCCAAGGTTTATCAGTTAAATTTAATTTATTTTTAACATCAACACTATTATTTAACCACTCAATCTTTTTTTCTTCACTATATAAAGATCTAACAATTTGTTCTATTTCTTCTTTAGGTTTTTTTGTTAATTTTTCTTTAACGTATTTTCTATTATATGAAAGTATTATATTTTTAACACTTTCAATAAAAGACTGTAGTAAATGTTTAGGTATTTCCATAACCTAACAATAATGAAAATAAAATTAGGTCTGAATGATATTTTTTAAAAATGATTTACGATGATGTTCAGTATATCCAATATCTTTTATTTTTTGAATATGGGCCGATGAACCGTAACCTTTATTACCACACCAATCATATTGTGGGTGACTAAGGTGTAGTTTTTTCATATACTCATCCCTAGATACTTTAGCTAAAATTGAAGCTGCCGCTATTGAGTAATAGGTGTTATCACCTTTGATGATACAATCATGTTCCACCTCTTTAAATGGTTTAAAATAATTACCGTCAACTAATATATGGTTATATTCACCTTCTAGTTCTGTGAGACACTGATGCATACCCTTCATTGTTGCCTGAAGTATGTTTAAATCGTCGATATCTTCAGGACCTATAAAAGATACTGACCAAGATATTGCCTCTCGTTTAATCAACTCGAATGCCTCTTTTCTTTTTTTTTCTGATAATTTTTTAGAGTCTTTGACAATATCTGATTGAAAGTCTTTTGGTAATATGACTCCTGCTACAACAACTGGACCTGCTAAAGAACCTCTACCAGCCTCATCGAGGCCTATAAAAATTTTTGTATCATCTAGATGTGGTGGTAAATTAATTAAGTTACCCATTATTTTATAAATTTAAAAGTTATACCGTACAATTCTAACTCAAATTCATCATATAGTACATCTGTGGGTAACTTTTTTTGTTTTAAAATTTCTTTTTGTAAATTATCATGATTAATACTATCTAATTTGTAAGTAATACCGAAAGGTAAAGGAAATTTACCGGCTTTAACTTCTTCCATTTCTTTTAAAGATGTGGCAAAATCAACAAACTCTTTTAAGGAGTTGGTTTTAAATAGTACTGCGTTTTTCATTTTAAAAACATTCTTCTTAATTTACCCCAAAAACTTAATTTTTTTTGTGGTTTACTTGGTTCGGCTATTATTTCATCACCTAACCCACCAACAATCTCTCTAATAAAATTTTCTTTTTTTATTTGAGTGGCGACAATGTCTTGTAACATTTTACGTTCTTCATTTTTAACCAAATCTCTACTCATTTTATTAAATTTTTAAAATTCTTAACAAAAACTTCTCTTAGATTAATTAATGGTTTTATTAAATTAAAACTATCTTCCCATTTAGGGTGCATTGGTGAAGGTAATGTTTTCTCAGTAAACCAACCATAATCATCATTTTCGTCTAATTTTAAGTTTGGTATTTCAAATTCTTTATCTGTTATACCAACCATAACATGGTGTGAACCAACCATACCAACTTCTTCTATACCATTTAAAATATTGGAGTTTATACCAATCTCCTCTAAGATTTCCCTCTTAATGGTTTCTTTTGGTGTTTCACCTTCTTCCATTTTACCAGCTAATGTAGACCAAGCTACAGGTTTGTTAACACGATGTAATAGTAAAAATCTATTAGTTTTTTTGGCTAATATTAATATACCCACTGATTTTTTTCTTTTTTCCATACAAAGATAAATATACAAAAAATTTATCTACATTACTTCTCCACATTAAAATGTCTTTCTATAGCCTCTTGTGTTGTATGCATAAACCAAACAGCACCAGAGGTTAAGCAACCGTCTAAGAATGTTGCCACAAGTTCTTTGGGGAACTGAAATAAACCAAAGAATGAAACACCTTGGGTAACAACACCATAATCTATTGATGGTGACCAAATAAGATATGAACCCATAAACCCAACCCAAGTTGGTAAACAAATGAAACAAGTAAATAAAGACCCAAAAAAATCAGGACTAATCGAGTTCCACAAATCTCTCCACCATCTGAATATAGAACCAAAAATCAAAATGTTACAGATTCCGTAAGCAATAAATAAAAATAACAATAATTTCATATTAACAATTTTTTAACTATATTTATATTTGTATTAAATATTAATGAAATGATAGAAAAAAGAAAGCTTTGCGTGTTTGATTTCGATGGAACACTTGTAAATACAGCAATTGCGTCACCAGAAAATAAAGAAAAATGGTCTAAACATTATGGTAAACCTTGGCCATACATTGGGTGGTGGGGACGTGAAGAAAGTTTAGATAGAAAGGTTTGGGATATGAACCCAATACCTGAGGTTAAAAAAGATTATGACACCGTTAAATCTGATCCATCTAATTTAGTTGTTATGTTAACTGGTAGGGTTAATAAAATATCTAACTTGGTTAAAACAATATTAAATGATTTAGGGTTTAGTTTTGATTATTATTTATTTAATCGTGGTGGTAATACTTTAAACGAAAAAATAAACCATTTAAATGATTTATTGGATAAATTCCCTAATATTCGGGAGGTTGAATTGTGGGATGATCGTTTAGAACATTTTTCAAGTTTTAAAGATTGGGGTAAAAAACTTAAAGACACGGGTCGCATTGATAGTTTTTACCTTAATGAAATTAAATCGGACCAATGGGATGAATTTGTGGAGAAATAAAAAACCCTCTTATTGAGGGTTGTTGTGTGTTAGTACATCTAATATTTTCTTGTCTTCTAAAGTTTCATATAAACTTCTGACTTCGGTTGATTTTATGTCATAGGATTCCAATACACCATTTTTAATTAAAACATTAAACCAGTTTTGGATTTTGGCATTGGCTTGTTCATCGTCCAAAGCACTAAATTCTTTGATTCCAGTAACTTCTGTATCGGTATCAAATTCTTCAACCTTTTTACCTGTCAATACATAATCATATTTTACTGTATAAAATATTAAATCATTTAAAGACCCAATTCTATTTTTAAGGTTTATAGTTTCGTTAAACTTTTTCGGTAACGCCATCTGTTTTAATGTTTTCTTCTTTTTTATGTTGTGGTTTGACATTTAAAGTAACATCAACATCGGAACTAAATTTTAAATTTTTTAACTCATCTAAAGGTTTGTTTTCAAACATTCTTTTTAATTCTTCTACTTTACTTTTTAAGAGAGCCTGTTTTTGTTCTATTTCAATATTTACGTTGATGATATTTTCTAAACTGTCGATTAAACTATCAATTGTATTTTCAGACCAAAACATATATCCAACATAACCTTTATGTTCTTCAGGTTCTTTACCAGAAGATTTGTATTGTATGCCTTCAGGTATTATGCCATCAACCTTCCATGTATTTTTAATAATACATTCGACAATTGAGTATTTATCAGCTATTTTTATACCTCTTAAATAAGGTTGTAATTCGTTAAAACGTTCTTGTATCATGTTAAAATTTATGTACTTCTAATTTTTGATTTGCCATTGTTAAAGGTTTATATGGTTCTAAAATCGTATCTAAAGGAATCCTAATCGTATGATTTTCAGGATAACCTTCAAAATTTAATTCATAGTAACCTTTACCTTTACAACGACATCTTGGGTTGACTTTGTTAACTACCGTGGCAACTTGTCTGTCGTATAAAACTTTATCCCCTACTTTCATATTTCTATTGTTGTAAAAATTGTTGTTAATAAATAAGCAACAGATAATCCTAAAAATATAAGCTCACTTTTGGTGAGCTCATATTTATTAGGTAAATCCGTATCTCTCAGTTGCATAAAAATCTTCCACCCATGTCTAATGACATTTAATAGTGAAAGAAAAAAAAGAATAAATAAAACTTTATTTATGAGAGAAGTTATCATATTAAGCAGCTTTTTCTTTTTTGGCCCCACTGATTTCAGAACGAATATCTTTGGCAAGATTTCTGATTTCTTGTAGAGCTTTTCTAGCACGTGTGCCAGCAGCTTTGTTTCCTTTTTCAGCAAATTTTGTGTAATCAGTTTCAAATTCTGAAACCAAAGCTTTCATTGTTTCTAAACTAGTTGTTTTCATTTGTTTTTTATTTATTTTATTTATTATTATTCCTTTTCAGGATTTTGTGGTAACAATTGTTGTACTATAGTTTCCCACATTTGGATGTCATTTACAGTAGACCTTAACTTTGATACGTTATTTATTATTCTTTCCACGGATTCTTCTATGGAAATATTGTAAGAGTTGTTAATCAATTTTTCCAACTCAAGTTCAATCTCTATTTTTTTGGTGATGTATTTATTGGATATAACATCAGTAACTCTTTTATCCATGAAACATTATTTTTTATTAAATTTTAAGTGTTTTAATTAAAAACTAAATACTAATTAAGTAAAGATTTATCAAAAAGTTTATATAAATCTATGAAAGCCTCTAGCTCTGAACGTGTTTTGGTTTTTGAAAAGTTAAATATATCTAACCAAAACTCTAACAATTTATTTACATTTAAATCTGATTTATCATTTTCTGAATAAAAAGATTCTAAAAATAAGGTATAAAAATAATTGTATAATTCATTACTATCGAAAAATATTTCTTCTTTTTTAAACGAATTTACGGTTTTGTTCCAACACCAATCAAAATGTTCTTTAATTGATTTATTGTCCATCACTTCATCGCCCAAATAGGTTGAAATTATGGTTTGATATATTGTTTGTGTAAAATCTAAATATAAACCTGTTCTCTCAGGGGTTATATTATTAATCTTATACATTAAAGAAATATCTTCTTTATTCATAGGTTTTGAAATGTATTCTATAAAATCTATGGCCTGTGTTTTCCCTTTCATAATTTATAATATAAACCAATAGTTTTTAAATTAAATAGATTTTAAAATTGATTTATCATTTAATTGAGCCGGTTAAATTTTCATTTCCTTTATATGGTAAGTAAACTGTTTTACCTTCTTTCTTAACAGCTATGAGAACTTGTTTTCTATTTTTACCATCAGGTCTATAACTAAAATGAACCCAATCAGGATTTGATTTACTGCCGAATTCCCATATTAATTGATCGAAATCTAATTTATCCTTGATGTAATGAAACATGTCATTGTTGTTTTTAGTTGTAAATTTTTTTTGGAAGTAATCATCGTCCACATCGAAAGCCGCCCCATAACTAGAAGTTTTAGGATCTAATCCAACACAATGCTGTGATGTTTTACTACCCCCTATAGCTTTATTTAATTTATCACCACGGAACACACTGTTGATTTTGATAGGGCCACCAACCCACTCTCTTAATTTATCAAAAACATTAACGGCCGCGGCTTCAATTAGTTTCATTTGTTCTGGTGAAGGTGTGTTATCAATACCTTTTCTTGCTGCTGTATCACTATAAGTAACTTCTTTGAGTGTTACGTATTCTGAAATATAACCTGGTTTCATATAATTTTGTTTTTAAAATCTATTATTTTATATATAAATATTGTTAAGCATAAAAAACCCCTCACGAAGAGGGGTTAATTTTTATTATTTATCTTCTTTTATTTTTTTAAACATTCTTTTAAATGCGTCTTCACCAGATTCGGTAATGTTTTTCTTAGTGGATATAGAATTATTAGATTTAAAACCCCAAAGTTTCTTCATTTTTTCAATATCTTCTTTTACTAATGTACTGTTTTTATGGTTTGTAATGATTGCCTCACCGTTTTTATCATCACCTTCCCATATAAGTCTATACGTGTTTTCACCGTCAGTAATAGCAAAAGTTGTTTCATCTATTTTAATCCTAGATGGTACTTTATTTGCTAATTTTAAAACTTGTTCTTCTGATATTAACTTACCGTTAGCTTTAAAGATGTTCTTAGCATCAACACCTCTATATTCCACATTTTCTCCCATTGGTTGTGGTGATTTTTGTGCCTTTACAGGTCTTGTGTTATTTGCTTCTTTTTTATATTTTAAATCATTTGTTTTCTTAGCGTTCTTCATCATTTTCTCTGCCGTAGGATCATCAGATTTAATCCTTTCTTTATATTTGGCTTTAACCCCTTCTGAACCACCTTTTTCAGCAGCTAAATCGGCTGTAACTTCTAAACCAGAAACACCAACATCATAACCAGTTATCTCAAGTCTCTCATCTTCAACATTTGTATTAGTATCTACTTTAGGTGCATCAAACTTTTCTTTATCGTTTGGTGTTTGATAGTCTTTAACTTTTTTAGCCACTTCTTTATAATATGCTTGAGCGTCACTATCATTTGTTTTATTGGTTTTGTTTACCACTTTTAAACCATTAACTTCTTGAGTTGTGATATTACCACCTTTTTGGTCTTTTAAATTACCCATGGGACCAAATTGGTTTTTTTCCTCTTGTGATAATTCGGAATTTTTTTTAGTACCAAAAGCAAATTCCATTTCTTCAAAACCTTTTGTCTCCAATAATTTGTTAAGACCTTTCTTTATTAGTTTATTAATATTTGACATGTTTTTGTTTTTATTATAAATATGCTATTTATGTTAATAATCACCCAATTTTTCTTTAACCAAATTATAAACCTCTATAAAAGGTCTACCAATTTGTTTGGATATTTCATGTATGTTCTTTATTGTCTCGTTAGATAACTCTGTTTCTACATAAGTCCCTGGTTGACTAACTGAACTTGATATTTTTAAAGGTTTGTCTATAGCCCCTTGACTACAATAAGGGTATTTGGTACACTTCTTTTTTATCTGTACTATTTGACCATCAGGATTGTATTTAACCTTATTAGCTTCTGTAATTAAATCAGACATGTGGTATGACTTATTACCGTCTTTTGTTTTTACAACAACAAATGATTTCTTAATGTCAACAACTTCACCCGTACCACCACCGTATTCTTTTTTAATTTTTACCATATCACCTACTTCTATTTTATTTTCAGTAATAGGGTTTAAAACACCAGAATTATTAACTTTTTGAACTATTTTACCACCTTTCCATATTGGGTTTTTTCCTGCTCTCCATTGACCTTGTTTTGCCGCGAAAGCCGGCCCAACAGGAGGTCCATTAGGTCCCCAAACAGAACCAAATGTTGTTGTCTCTTCTATTGGTTCTTCCTCATCTTCTGTTCTTGGTGGTTTAAAATTATCTTTAATACTATCTAAACTCTTATCATTAACAATTTTATATTTAGATTCTATAAGTCTCATACCGACCATCTTTAATACATCTTCTTTTTTAAGATTTTTTTTCTTTTGAACTTTATCCCAATCTTTGGAGATGTCCAAATTGTCATCATCCCATGATGTTTTTATCTTAGCCAAAGGATCGATAATTTCACCTTCTTCCCATAAAGGGGTATCATTCCACTTCCATCCATCTTTATTTTTATCAGCCCAAGCTTCAGCACTAGTATCACTAATATCATCGTCGGGTGTATATGTCATTTCTTTTAATGGGCCAGGTTTGGCAACTGATTTACTTTTGGTTAAAGGTCCTGAACCCCAAGCATTACCAGTATAAGCCCCTGTGGATACACCTCCAGCAGTCGATGTCATATAATCAGTTTTATCCGATTTAAATTTTTTTAATAACTCTTTAAATTGATACTCTGTCATATCTTTAGTTACTGGTGTACCATAAACAGTTGTTGAATATTCAATAAAGTCTTTCATGATTTCTTTTAGGTTATTTCCGAGATTTTTAATCATCCCCTTGAGCCCATATTCTTTATAACCTCTGTACGCCATCCAAGCGGTCATTGCGTCTAACAAATACAATGGTTCATGATTTTCATTAACCTTTTTCTTTTTAGATTTTTTAAGACCTTTTTCCGATGCTAACACACCATATCTTTTGTTGGAGTAATAGTCTGAGAACTCTGATATATGATCCATAGCTATTTCTTTAGCCTTGTTAACATCATTACCAACATGTTCCTTCTCAATCTTTACACCAATCTTAATTTCTTTTTTAATATCTTCTATAGAAACTTTATGTTTTTTAGCCAAATCTTTAATACTTAATTTATCGGCCTTACCACCTTTAATTTCATTAGACTCAACCTTAACATCTTTAATGTTAGCTGTTTTAAAATTTTTGGTAACATTACTTTTTGACAAACTTGGCATACTTGGCATAGATTTTTTAATGTTTGATGGGGTTTGATTTATAGATGTATTTATGGCATTTTTACCAGAATCTGCCTCATCTATTGTACTAAAAGCATCGTCCATTAAATTAGAAAATTCTTCAGGTTCTAAGACATACCTATCAATACCAGGTATTAAACCTAATCTTCTACCATCATCCCATTTAACATGTAATGTACCCATATCATCTATTAAAACAATAGTGCCTTCTGTACCTGCAAGTACTGGGTTAGGGTCATCTACCATAGATAGAACCCTAACTCTCATTCCTTCTTTTGCGTTTGGATCTTTTTGTACCATTAGATATTTTCTAAACCGTTACTCCAAAAATTATTCCTAGTCCAAAGTGTTTTGTATAGTTTAACTAACACTTCTTTGGTGATATTAGCCACTTCTTTTTGTGTTGGTTTATCTTTCTTGATATGTTTAAGAACTAATTCTTTAACCTTTTTTTCAAGATCTTCACTTTTTAAATGTTTACCAATTAGTTTGTCAAACTCATCCTTAGCTATTTTTTTAATTTTAGCCTCATCAGATTTGTTTAACTCCTCCTTAATAATCCTTTTTATATTATTATTACTCATTGGATTATTTTAGTTTTTTAAATCTTTCGTTTAAATTTTGTCTTCTGGCATTTCTGTTAGGATCTACTGATTCGTTTAAAGTTTCTTCAGCTTTAACTTTTTTTACAATGTTTTCAAGAAGTGTTATAAACTGTTCTTCTGTGTAACGTAATACTTTTTTAGCCATTTTTTAATTTTTTAATTTATTGTTATTTGTACAAATACATTTTTCTATAAATATCAAAAGAGCATAAAAAAACCACCTAACATGGTGGTTTTATCTTAAAAATTATTTTATAATAATTTTACGGCCAATCATTTCACTAATTACCATACCGATTAAATCATTAATTTCATCAAATTCGTGTATAAGTTTACTTGAAACTCTAACTTGTGGTACATAGTCAGCACCACCTTCAGATTTAATTTCCGACCATACTTTGTCATTACCTTCCATTTCAACATTTTCATAGTAGATACCAACGTGATCTAATTTTTCTTTCAATTCTTTACACGCAGGACAATGTGACATTGTATATAAAATAACTTTTTTGTCATTATTTTCTTTTATTTCTTCTAATAATCTATTAATTTGTTGACTCATACTACTTATTCTTTTTGAATGTTTTAAATTTATAATAATAACCTAAACTAAATGATTGGTCAGAATTTACGTTCATAATTAAATTATGTTGATTCTTAAAACTAACACCACCACCAAATCCAATAGCTCTAGGTACCATTGGTACAATATTTGAATTATACATTCCACCTAATAAAAACTGAATATTTCTTTCTATTTTTTGGGGGAAATCTTCTGGTGGTAAACTTTTAATTGTTAGGGAATCCAATTTAAACCATTTTGGTCCAACAACATTTGTTTTCCACAAACCTCTTTTTTCTTCTGTCAATACAATTTGAATTGGTAAGGTATTAAACTCCCAATTACCCTTATAAAAGGCTGTTTTTTTATTAACAAAACCATTCCAAAATATAAAAGGTTTTTCATCACTTACTGGATATTTTAAATTTAAATCAATTAAATTTGTGTCATTGGGATTAAATTTACCAAAACCTTGTACAACAGTATCTTTTAATGAAATAACAACTTTAGTTAAACTTAATATTTTTTCATCTTGTTTTTTTAATGTGTTATATAAATCTCGATTAGATTTTTTAAGTTCTTCTTTTAATTCTTTTTCTGAATTATAATAATCAACTAATTTAGTATACTGACCTTCTTTTATTTTAGTTAGTGAATCGTTTTGTATTATGGTTTTTCTAAGTTCATCAATACCATCAGAATTACCAACTTTTAAATTACCGATACGCCAACTTAAAAATAAAATGACCAATATCATAATAGCCATTAACACCACATAAAATTTATCTTTCTTTTCCATTAAACACCAAAACCACCTGTTGTTTCAGCTGCAGTTTCTCCACCTTCTGGTGCTGCAGAACCTTCCCCTTCTCCACCTTCTTTAGGTGAACCTGTTAGCCTACTTGACCATTCATCCGACCATACTTCATAATAACCACGAAGTTTTTTAAGTAATTCAATAACTTCAGTTGTTAGTTGTAGCATATCCAAACTTTCCGTACTTATATAACAACCGTTATTTTCGTCTAGAGAAAATGTCCATCTAATTTTTTCACGAACTAAAAAACCACCCCAAGTTACATTTTGTCTATAAACTTGAATTTCATCAAACTTGACCAATTTAGACACAACATCTTTAAATTTATTTTCTTCTTCTCTTTGTTCATCAGATGTAACGTTTTGTACTTCTTCCTCTTTTAATAAAATTAATTTATTTACAGGTGATTTAGACTCATCTAATCTTTTTCTAATATCATCAGAATTTAAAGTTGTGATTTGGTGATTTTCATTTTGTAATTTTCTAATCTTACCTAAAAGGTCTCTGATATCGTCTTTTTTCTTCATTTTACAAGTTTTTTAATAATTCCATATCAAAAGCAGGACTAACGTCTGTTGATTCCTGACTATAGTTACTTCTAAATGTTATTCCTTTATAAAGATCCACATTTTCATCATAAACATTGTGGCCAATAAAATTTTTTGGTATATTATATTCTTCACACAATTTATTTATGATAATTTTTAATGCCGATAATTGTTCTTGACTGTATTTGTCCCAATAATTATGATTTCGCCAACGTTTACTTAAAATTTCATCTTCTTCTTTTCTATGTGTATTACCTAACCAATCTACATAACGATTAATTATACCATCTTTTTTTAACCAACCCAAATTTTCTAATACTATAGATATGGAGGCTTTGTCTTGGTTATTATTTGTAAAGTCTGAGTAATATTTAGGATCATAATGTTGGAATATTTTACCTTCTTTGGTTATGGTAAATGTTGCTGTTTTTTTATTTTTACCATTTAATCTATATACCCAACTACCATAATGTTTCATATTATTTCTATACGTATGGCCAATTATTATTTGTGTCTTATCGAAGATATCTTTATAATAATTTTCTTCTGGTAATTGATATGTTGTTTTATTTATCATTTTCAACTAATTTTACCCCACCAATTTCTTTTTTTGGGTCTGTCTATTATAGCATTAGTTGTAATTGTTGTTGGTGATTCTGGTGTAGAAATTTCTTCTACTATTTCTTGTATTACGGTTTCAGGTTCTTTCACCTCTTCAACTACTTGGTCTGTAGCTTGGTCGGTAGCTTGGTTGATTCGTTCAATCTTAGTGTCATCTTCACCACCGTATCTAATGAAGAAGTGCAATGAAGTTAATGATATGATAGGTAGTAAACCACCCTCTAATAAAGCTAACCATCTTTTTTGTGCAACAATATCCTTAATATCAGAACCAATAGACTCAAATATCGGTCCTGTCAATTCCACCCAACTTTTAAACTCTTTAGAGTTAACATCGATATCATTAAAACAAAAAAATATGTTACCCATGAACTGTATCAATGTCACCAATATGAATACCAACCAAACACCACCTTTAATTCTTACAGATGCTGCAGCAATGGAACTCATAGCAGCTATTTCTATAGCTACCGATAGATATATAGCCCATTTAAAAGGGTTTGCTAAATCATACCAACTAACTACGTGTGATATGGATATAAACATCACTAGTATTATCGGTACTAGGAATGCTCCTCTAATTAAACTTTTCTTGTTATTTTTAAACCAATTAATCATTATTTGTTTTTTTTAAATCCACCACTTGTATATGATTTGGTGGTATGTTATCGGTTGTATAAACACCACCTTTAAATTGTGAATCTTCCCTAAGATGTATAAATAAATTTTGTAAATCTATTTTCAATACTATCAAACCATAATCAGACTCTAAATTCTGTAAACTAAATATTGTTTTTATGTTTAAAGCATCGTTGATTGTCTTTGTTAAATATATTCTTTCTGGGTGATATAATGCTTTAGATTTAGTTTTAGGTGTTAACCCTATCCTCATTATTTTTTCGATATGTTTACCATCTGTTATGTGGTACATATATCTATCTTGCGGTATATATTCTGTATCAAATTTAGGTTCAAACCTTACGCTATATAAATCATCACCTAACTCCTGATACGTTTTAGTAAACATATTTGTTTTACTAAAAAATCCAGCCGGATAGTATCCCATATTATTCATAAAAGATAATAATTCGTCTATTTTTGTTTTTTTAAAATCTTCTTTAAAGTAAACTAAAATAATACCAGAAGTGTCACTATCTTCCTCTTTGTGTAATTTTACATCTAATGTTTTATTAACGAATCTATTTAAAATATCAACAACCTGTTTTGGGTTATGGGTTTTTATCAAACCCTCACCTATGAGTTTTTTCCACTCAAACTCTGTTATAGATTCTTTAATTATACGTCTAAAACCCATTATTTGTTCAATGTTTCAATCTCCTTATCAATCTCAGATTGTCTATTAACATCTAAAATTTTTCTATCTGTTGATTGTATCATTCTCTTTTCAGATTTTAAACCTTCAATCTTAATCATCTTCTCTATTTCAGGTTTTGAAGCTGATTGTTTAACAACATTGTTAATACTATCAACTTTAAAGGTTAATTCTTCTCTAGTTTTTTCTACCTTGTTGTTTGTGTTACATGTTTTAAAAAAAACAATAATAACCAATGGAAACATCACCCTGATGGCCCATTTATCAATAAATTCGGTAATTGTTTTCATGTTATTTTAATTTTTAATATAAATATCTTATTATTTATTATATTAATAATAACACATATCGGTATAAATTAAATAAAAAAACCACGGAATTCCGTGGTTTCAATTTTATTTGTGTACAAAGTCAAATAAATTTTGACTTTTATCTCTTAATTTACGTAAAGCCTTTGCTTTAATCTGTCTTATACGTTCTTTTGTAAGATTATAATCCTCACCTATTTCTTCTAAAGTTAGAGGTGTACCATTTAAACCAAAGTAAAGTTCAATAATAACTCTTTCTCTAGGTGATAACACCGATAAAGTTTTATCTAGTTCAACTTTTAACATATCGGATGGTTTCTGAAAAGATTCGTCAGGTGATTCAAAAGTGTTATCAGCAATAACATCCAACATTTCATCACCATCTTCATTAATAGTTTCATTAAGTGACGTACAAGATGGTAAGTTTAACAAACTTAAATCCATATCAGCGTCAGTAGCCTTTCTACCGTGTTCTTGTTCAAAAGCTGCCATATCTTTTTTAAGTTTAGATACGTTATTTGTTACATTAACGGGTATGCGTACAGTTCTAGCGTTATCATTTAAAGATTGTATGATAGATTGTTTAACCCACCAAACCGCATAAGATATAAATCTAAATCCACGACTAGGGTCAAATTTTTGTGCCGCCTTAATTAAACCAAAGTTACCTTCAGATATCAAATCCACCAAAGGTAAACCTTGCCCTTGATATTCTTTAGCCACACTAATGACAAATCTAAGATTTGCCGTAATTAACTTTTCCATCGCAATTTGATTACCATTTTGTACCTCTAAAGCTAATTTGTTTTCTTCCTCAGGAGTTAATACATCAACCTTTCTTACGTCTTTTAAGTATCTAGAGATGCTTTCTTCTGACGTGTCAATAAATCTTTTAATGTTTGTCGTGTTATTCATATATGTAACTTTATTTTTTATTTCCGAATATTAAACTACTATTTTTGGTGGGTTTTTTACTATTTGTTGTTTCTTCTTTTTTACTTTCTTTAATTGGTTTTTGTTTTAAATTTTCTTCTATTTTATTCTTTTTAATTAGAAAAAAATCATTGTTTAATTTATATGGTAAATTTTTAAGATTATCCCAAAGTGTACAAATATACTGTTTTTTATTGTCTTTATCAACAGCTATAGATTCAAATTTATTAATTGTTTCAATAATATTTTGTGCAACCGCTTGAACTGTTGGGGTTAACAAATCTTTAGGTACTGAAATTCCGTGCCATTCGACACGTTTACCTTTTGTTAAAATCTTCTCGTATTCTTCAAATAACATTGTAATCAACAATAAATAGACCGTTTTATTAATTAATTACAAATATACTAACTTTTTTTATATAATTCGGATTTTTTCTTAAAGTTTTCTTCTTTAAGTTTCATTTCACTTTCTGTATACCTAGCTTCTTCAGGTGCTAAATAATTCCATTGTTCCAAAGCTTTCATGGTTTTTAGTTTTTCGACTAACTCTTTAGAAAAAGGTTTAATAATTCCATTAACACCCCAAACTTTACCAGTTTTTAGATTTCTGACCCTAGGTACTGCCGTGTTCCATTTACCATTATTGTCCCAAAACTCAACTATTTTACCATACCAAAATGGATGTGGTTCATTGGATCTACAAATAACCTTATCACCGATTTTATAAGTGTGTCCTTGATATTCGTATCTTTCGATTTTAGGTGTTTTTTTATCTTCTTTCTTTAGAAGATTGATTAAAGATTTAACATCTTTATCTTCAGTATTTTTTACTGTTTTTTTCTTTTTTAACCATGAAGGTAGGTAATTTAATATTTTAAACATTTTTTACAAAAATAAAATAAAACTATTATTGGCCACAATGAAATAAAAATCATTACAGCTAATACATTATCGAAATCAAAACTTTTTTTAGAAACAAAATAGTATAAGAAGCAAAC